TGTTATTTTTATTATATATAAAATAAAATTTATAATAATTAGAGAATGTAAGAGTGTGATAAATTCAAAAGTGAATAAAATCGTAAAAAATAGGGTACTTATCTATAAAAATAAGTACCCTAAAATTTTAACTACAAATTAATAGTTAAATGATTGTTTAAAACAATGTAGCATAAGAATAAGATTATATAATTAATCATACTCTTTCGAGATTTTTAGCCGCAACCGCTGCTGTAATCGTATTTCCCTTACCAATTACAATTCTGTCGTCTTCTACCTGAATAACATCATATTCGTCATAGTATGTAGCGAATGTACCGCCTGAATACTGTTCATTCTTTAACACTTTTACCTTATCACCCTTGCTGATTGATTTATCGGCTGATTCTGTGCTTGAAGTATCTGTTGAAACAATACAGTCATCATCAACCCAGCCTGTACCGTCGTTGATCAGATACGGATGCGGCTTGTCTGCAAGTACTCTTGTTATTGTTCCGCTCTTAATCGACGGTGTAAGCGGCTCATCTGATGTTGAAGCTGTATAAATTGTATGATATGATACTACATCGCCGACGCTGTACTTTGTGCCACTTTCGTCCGCTTCGGGTGTGCTCGGATGTTCAGGCTGTATATCAGGTAATTCACCATAGTAATAATTCATATCAACCCTGCCATTTATACCGTCTACGCTTCCGTCTGATGTGTATTGCCAAAATAGACAAGCCATTGACGGTTCATCAATTCCCCAGTGTGCTAACCATAACGGATATTTTATATCGTCTGTGATGATTACGTTGTCAAAATAATTCTTGTTAGCGTAAACACCTGTCTTGTAGCCTGCTTCTGTAATCTTATCACAGAAAGTTTCGCACATTTCAGTAATAAGCTCTCTTTCATTGTATACATTCAGACCCTTCTTAGCTTTATATCCATCAGCGTCTTCCATATCAAACCATATTCCCATCTGAGGATTAAAATTTTTAACAACCCTAAGAGCGTGTTCTGCTTCACTGACTGCATTTTCAATCTTAAGTGCATAAGAATATAAATATACGCCATAAGGAATGCCAAGACGCTCACACTCCTGCATATTGCGTACAGCCTGTGCATCGTCCTGACTCTCAATGTCAGAACCATAACCTGCTCTTATGAGTGCAAATTCGATACCTGTTGCCTTTACCTTTTCCCAATCAATAATTCCCTGACTGTAACTTACATCAATTCCTTTAAACATATTGTTTTCCTCCTTTAATTAATTTTTATAAAATAAAAAACAACCCTTTTAGAGTTGCCTTAATAACACGATATTTATTTTTTCCATCTACCTATAGCTTGTACAAAAAATCCATAAGTTCCATTTGTATAACTTTTTGGCGCACAAATAATCGTATTCCCAATGTGAGTAGTAGAACTATCAGTTAGAAGTTCATAAAAACCACTCCTACCAACTGAATGAGTGATTTGTATGTTAGGAATCTCAATAAAAGAATACGGAAAGTCACCTAAACTCACAGTTTTACCTTCATACATAGAACCCCATTCAATGTTTACATCATAATTTTCTATAAGAACACTTTTTGTACAAATAAGCGTACCATCCAAGAACTTATAATATTGTCCGTTTTCATTGCTGCCATATGTAATGTAATTCCCCCATTTAGCAGTGCCATTAGAAAACCATTCCAAGATTTGCCCAGTTGTTCCACCAGAAGGAATGTGTTTATTACCACTTGTTGTTGGATGTGTATATTTTGTATCTGTGGCCGAAATTGTTATTTTATCATTCGTCCCATCAGTTGTAATAGTGACGTTAGAACCTGCAACTAAACTCAAACTGTCAGTTTTAGAATCTGCTGAAATAGTAGTAGAGCCAACAACAATGTTTGAAAATGCATTTTGATTTGGTTCAGCATTACTTGGTGCATGAGTAGAAGAGGCGTGTGTGCTTGCATTATCCCATTTATTTCTTTCATCAACAGTAATATGTTTTACATTATCTTTAATATGAGATATTAAATCTGTAATAGCCTTGGCAATTTTTCCAAAAGCAACAGATATTTTCTCACTGCTTACTAAATCAGATAGAGTAGTAGATTTACTATAAGTGATAATTTGGTCATTTGTGGCAACATTAGGTACATTACCTAGTCCTACATCCTTTGCAGTTGTACCATGAGGATTAGTACCTGATGGGTGATTGTATACAACTGTTTCAGTACCGTTTATTTTAATATTTCCGTTTACAACTGATTTCTCTACCTTAGTAGCATCTGTGCGAGCATGTGTAGATAAAGAGTGTTCATATGCAATCTTACCTCTATCTCCACGATAAGCAGTAGACATTGTTTCTCCTAAAGCTAAATCACTGCCTATACGTGAAAATATAGTTCCACTCCATCTATAAGTAATATTTGTATTTATATCAATATAAATTTTTCCACTTTCAGGAACAACAATCTCAAAATTATTATCAGTAAAAGTTTGTCCATCTTTACTCATAATGCCTTCGATTACATCATCTAAATAAGAAGGAAGTTGATTTGAAGGTATTTTTCCATTGTCGTCTAATGTAGCAATTCCATTAGGTTGCCCTTTTTCAGACCGAAGTACTATAGAATTATTAGATATAATATCTTCACATTTTTTAGCTGCTGTATTAGCACGTTCAGCAGATTTATCAGCATTAATACTAGAATTATTAGCATTACTTATAACTTTATTTGCAGAAGCAATCATTTCATTTGAAGAATTTTGAATATCCGAAAAATCTATTTTTCTATTATTTTCAGCATCTATACGATTGCTTTCATTTGTTTTTCGTTTGTTCTCGTTTTCTATTCTAATATTTTCTTCAGTCTTACGATGAGATTCAGCATCTATACGAGCAGTTTCATTTAAAATACGTTCTTCTTCAGACTTTTTTCTATCAGATTCCTTAGTAATTCTTAAATTTTCATTATCAGTTCTCAATCTTTCATTTTCGATACGACTGTTTTCATTTAAAATTCGCTCATTCTCTTTAGCAATTCTGTTTTCTTCAGCAAGAATTCTATTATTCTCTTTTAGAACTCTTTGGGATTCGTTATTTAAACGTTCTTCTTCTTTTAATTGACGTTGCTCTTCAGCATTATCTCTTTGTGCTTCTTTTTCTATACGTTTATTCTCATTTTTTATGCGCTCATTTTCATTTATCTCAACTTTTGTGTTAAGTTCAGTTAAATGATCTTTAATATCTTCTATCTCTAATAGTATTGAAAGTAGAGCATCAAATTCATAAGAACTTGTGACCGTATCATTATCAAAGACACCTTTTTCAATAATTAATTTTAAGGGCATAGTATTAGCAATGGTTTTTTCATTTGTATCCAAAAGCATGAATTGAAATGGAGCAGTACCAGCCACAGCACATATCTGTTCTGTTAACTTAAAAATTACTGTACCATCTTCATTAATAGTACAGTAATTTACTACAGGATTTGCATCTGGTTTCATGAGTTTTAGTACAACTTTTTCTTGAGAAGATATTAAACGCTTTTTCCCATTATCAAAAAAGTGAACAATATATTCTCTTGAATCTTTATCGTACTGAGAACAACGTATAGATTTTATTTCTTTTTCGACAAAATCTACATTAATATGTTTTTCATCTAATAAATTCAAAAACATCACCTCCAATTAATTCTCATTTTTTTGTGAATTAATATAATTTTGATATTCAGTTTTGTCATTAATAACCTGTTGATTATATAAATTACATACTTCTGAATATAAATCTTTTAATATATATCTAATGACAAATAAAGGTAGATTTGAATTATTTAGGATATTAGTTAAATTATCCTTAATTTCTTCTATTTGTATTGTAATAGGTTTATCCATCTTTTTACTCCTTAATTTCACTTGTATCTTCCAATAGCTTTTAAATGTAGTACACCTTTAACGTTAGATTCAGTTGGCCGGCACAAACAAGTTTTCCCAAAATAAGTTTCAGTAGGTTTTAAAATTCCCTCTGTAAAACAAGCTCCTTCATCAACATCAACAGATATACTTACTGTTGGTTTATTAATAAAAGGATGTGCATAATTTCCTAAATTGATTTCAGATGTTTCGTATAATGTACCCCATTGAATATTTGCAGAAGTATCATATGGAATAAGTTTTGTACATATTAAACTTCCATCTGAAAATTTATAATAAGAACCATTTTCGTTATTACCATAGCCAGTAATATTATCTAAATCACCACCATTTTCTGTTTTAACAGTCTTACATATTAAATCCTTCCGAAATCTCGCATCTAAATTAACATCAAAAATATCATATTCTGCTGTTTTACCAAAGGATATACCTTTTCCATTTTTCTTTAATTCTATGAGAGAGAACACAGAATTTAATATTGTCTCAAATGGAATTGAAGAAAAATAATCATTGCATACTAATTTTATATTATATGTTGATTCTGGGTCTAAATTTAAAATTATATTATCTTCAAAACTATAGGAATCTGAATATTCATAATATTTTGTCCAAACTGTATCAGTGATTTTTTTACAATATAATACAAATTGCTTTTCGTTTGTATTTTCTATAGAGGAGATATATGCTTTTATATTTATTTTTGCATATTCTCCCTTATCATCATCGATTCCTTCACTGGTACAACGATTTGCACTTAAAACATTTTTGTATGGGTTTGTGTAAGGAATTACAGTTATTGTTTTTTCTTGAGTAGAACTTTTACCTCTACTGTCGGTAACTGTAACTTTTATAGTATTAACTCCTGCATTAATAATTTCAGAAGTAGTAGCATTGTTGTAATTATATATTCCACCATTGGCTTCAATTTTATAACTTACAATAGAACTTGAATAAGCAGAAGAAGCATTTACAGATATTAATATTTTTGATTTATTTTGAATAAAATAACCATTTTGATATTGTAATGTATCTTTACAAGATATCGTATCAATAATTGGAACTATATTATCAGGAACTCCAACAGATATTGATACTGTATTACTACCAATGTTAATACCTCCACTAAATGTGTGTACTAAAAATGTTATATATCCGTAATTACTACCAGGTATTTCATTCATCAAACTTTTAGGAATATTCCAATCATAAGAATCAGAAAAACCACCTATCCACTTCCAATCACCACCATTCATACAATAATAAAGATGATGTGTAAAGTTATTAGAAGTTCTATTAGAATATATAGTTATATTTTCACCAAAACACACTTCGTCTTTCGATAAGGTTGGTACAGAAACTTTTGCTATACTGTTCAAATTCCATGTGTCTGAATAATCATTTGGAGTATCTGTATAAACCGACGTACTTAAACATACTTCAATTGATTTAGAACCAGAATCGTCATGGTGTATGGTTAAAGAACCACTTACACTTCCAGTTGAAGCAGGAAATACCTTGTCGCTCCAAGAGGTATGACCTTTTGAATAAACTGTATTTCCATCTATAGTAACTGTTGTTGGTGCAATACTGTAATAAGAACTACTCCCACCTACAGATGATAAAGTCCAATCAATTATTGAACTATAACTGTCTATATCTATACGCTGTGAACATTCAAGTATAAGATATCTTCCTTGATAAGAACTTGATTTTAAAGAAAAATCCGCCAATAATAGTCACCTCGATTCTATTTATGAATAAAAAATTTCATTAATTTTAATAACTAATAAGATTGAATAATGTTATTTAATATTGAAAGATATATTTCCATTTTTCTTTTTTGTTATCACAAGATTTGCAATAGATAAACTGTCTACAAATTCTCCATCAAGAACATAAAACTTTTTATCACTAAAATAAGCAATTTCTTTATCATCTTGTGAAAAATATACCCTGTTATTTTTCATAGTTAGGCTAATTTGATTGTTACTTTCTCCTAAAAGAATTTTGCCATCTTCAAATCTAATATATCTATAAAACTCAGTGGTAAAATCATTAAAATGAGTAGTTGTAATCTGTATTGCACCATTTGTACTAGAAAAATTAGTTTGAGTTTGTTTTTTGAAGTTAGACAAATCATTTGTTAAACCATCTAAAGATTGATTTGTAGAATTGATTTTATCCGAAAAATTTTTATTACTTTCGGCCTGCTCACCTTTGAAATTATTTAATTTATTATCTACATTAGAAATATTACTATTTAATTCAGACTCTAAATCCTTCATGCCAATGACATCCGATGTCGATGGGGGACTTGATAAAGTCCAATCAATATCAATATTTTTTAATTTCAATCGACGTTCTTTTCTGTCGTAAGAAAAATCGCCACCAGCAAGAGTAAAATTGCCATTTTGCAAATCAATGTGAGTACCATCTATTACATTGCCATTTTTGTCAGTCTTATAATTAGCAGAAAATATTTGACCAGCTATAACAGTACCACCTATAACAGTATTTGCATTAACACCGTAAACTTCATATGTTTCACCATTAAGAGTATATTTTTGTTTACCAATTGCCAATGTTGTAGAAAGCCATGCGTCGTTTGTCATGATTAAATTACTACCATTAATTCTTATTTGTTCATCAGAATAAACATCATAAACATCATCATAATTTCTTCCAAGAATACCATAATTATCAACAACGATTTTTGCATTTTGACTAAATACATTGTATTGCGCAGAGTCTAAACCTTCTTTTTGCAATTTTTCTAATGTATAATTTGCTTTTTCGCCTTGTTGAGCTTGTTTAATAGTAGAAGAGTATGAGTTAACAATAGAATTAGTTTTACCTATTAATTCACTCATTTTATTGACTATATTTCCACCTTTAACGACATCACAAAAGGTGATTGATAATTCAGACAAATTATCATAATCAATTGTAATATCAATAATACGCATTTTATAGATAACACCATCAATTTTACAATTAATATAATTGCCAAGTTCAAAATCATCTAAGATAGGTTTAAATACCTGTTCACCATTTTCATCTAAAATAAGCAATAAATTATGTAAAGTAGCTGTTATTGTATATTGTTTTTGACTAGATTTTATTAGTTCATTCGTTGCTACAGTGATTAATTCATTAGCTTTTTTTACGAGTTCAGAATTACTCAAACCATCCGAAATGTAATTTTCATTATGATACTTGTCCTCACGTTTGTAGCACAAGAAAACTTTCCATAATTCAAAGCCAATATACTTTTCAAGATTTAATGCCTCTTGAGTATCCTTCATAATTTCAAGCAATTCTTTTTGTAACGTTGTAACAATACCAATATCCGTATCTCTTATAGATAATTCATTTTCTATTGCCAATGATTTTTCGTAATAAGGTAAATAAAAGGTTTGATAAAATTCACTTTCTTCATTTGAAAAACCTTCTTCTTGTAAGATACTAAGAATAGATTCGTAGACATTTTGAAAAGACTTTAATCTTGATAAACAATATTTTTTAAGCTCAAATTTAAATTCTTCTAAATCTTCGATTTTGTAAATATCTTTTATTTGTGAATCGTCAATTTTAGCAGCAGTTTTTTCAATTTTTTGTTTAACATATGATAAATAATCATCATTTATAGTAACAGTAATAGAAGATGTAGTAGCAACATCATCTTCATCGGAAACATTTGTTAATGAAATTTGACCTGTCCAAAATTGAGAAGTAATAGAAGAATTTTGTATTTTAATTTTATAAATTTTTGTATTAACTATAGCTCTAGCCATAAGAAGAACAGCATTATCAGCAGTGGATTTAGAAATATTTGAACTATCTTTAACAGAAACAACTTTTAACTCTTTATATATTTTTTCAACCTCTGTTTTAGCAGTTATATCAGATTGTTTAAAAGTAGGCATCATTGAGCTTTCGAGATAAAGTTTTAAGTCAATTGAATCATAATACTTTTCAATAATGCTATTATATCCAATATAAGAAAGCTCAATAGGGTTGTAGCTATCAGGATATATATTATTAATCTTTTTTATTACATCATTATATGCCTTTACAATATTTTCAGATAATTTATATTCATGGGTAGTTTTATAATTTTCCTGTAAACGATTATAATTATCTAATTTTTCAACTAAAGTATTCGGCATATCACTTCTTGTATCCTCATCAAATATATAAATATATTGTGAACCGTTTGGATTGATAGAAGCGATAGCAGCATTAATAATTTCATCTCCACCGCTTACTTGGAAACAGTTTTTAACTTCACTAGAATTACTTGATAATTGTATTCCTTTTCCTAAATTATTCTTATCAATAAGGATAGTGGTATCTTTTCCATATGCAGAATGTAAAATTTTATTACCACATTTTGGACATATTTTAAAAGATTGTTCATCCCTATAACCACATTCTAAACAAGTTGTTTGCATGTCATATACATATATACCACGTTCGTTTGAATCAAATAAAAAAAGACATCCTATTTCTTCAGAAATGGTGCCTGTTAAAAAGTCATATAATTTATTGCCTTCGCTTATACTAAAGGTCTTTTTTATAGAATGAAGAGTGGTGTCTACATGTTTAATTGTATAATTTTGTGCTTTATTTAATAGTCTGTGAAGTGTAGAAGCCTTTTTATTATTAGGATTATAAAAAACTGAAACTTCATAATCATCACGAGAAATATCTTCCTCTGTATTGATTTCTATAACTGGTGTATCAACTTGACTTAATTCTGCTTGACATAGATTTATACCTTTTACATTTTTTTTTGTTACTTTTTCAGAATCATCAATATCAACATAGATTTCAAACCATTCATCATATTCTTTAACCCATAATAATCTTCTGTTAATAATCTCATCCCATAGCCTACATTCTTCGCCATTTACCGTTTTATAAATACTAAAATTTATTTCAGAAGTTTGAAGTTGTGGGTGATAATTAACATTAAAAATATTGTTGATTTCACCAAATTTATTCTGCTGTCTATTTCCCAAAATAAAATGGAGGGGTATGACCTCATTGTTTTTACTTAATCTAAACAATTTTTTTATATCAATTTTTCTCATCAAATACCAACCTTTCTAACAGGAGAATATTTAATTTCCATATCTATGTTTAAAGTAGAATTGAATTTATTTTCTCTTTCTGTATAGGTATTGCATAATTTAATATAATTATAATTAAAACAATCATATACTTTATGCGATAAATCACTACTTTGTATAATCATATTTTTACTATCAATAATAATATTTTCACCATTTTTACATTCTGTAAGTTTAAATATTTCATTATCCATACTATTTCTTATTATTAAATCACCCTCTTCTTTACAAGTAATTTTTATTGTAGGCAATAAAATGCCTATTTCATCGCTGTAATTGTAAACTGAAAAATCTTTACCTGTAAATGTTTCTGTAATTTCGTCAGAAAATCCGTACGGAAAATCCGATACAAATGTTAGTTCTAAACCATAAATAATATCCTTAATTTTTATTGCCTTAATATTAAATCTTCCAACGAAATAAATATCTTCATAATTATCTTTATCTATTTTAAACCTATGAGATTCTTTTCTGTTTAACCATCTATTTATATTACTAAACTCATATGAAGTTATCTCATCTGCTGTATAATCATTAGTAATTTTGCACACTTGAAAAGGAAATGGAGAAGGAGTAGAGTAATCATTATTAATGTTTATAAACTCGTCTGTACCAACAATTTTAATTTGATTATTTTCAAATTGTGACCCCATATCTACTGTGGTTGCACCTGATGATTTTTCAAAAGAACATATCATTAATTGATAGTCACTTGCATATTGATTATCATACATAAAATCCTTCATTTTTATCACACTCCATTTCTAAAATTTTTTCTAAATAAAAAAGGCATTGCATATCTGCAACACCGTAATAATCATAATCAGTATTCAATTTATAATAATAAAGGGCAGAAGTATTATTTTCTCTGCCCTTTATTATATACCTATATATAACAACCAAATTAATAAAATACCGCGGTGTTTATACCAGCGAATTTGCATAATCCATCAATATCATTGTTCTCTTTTCTAAGAAATCTTCATATGATAAATCCATTGCATTGTGAGGACAAAGTGCTGAATCCATTATTTCTATTAGATTACCTACAATTTCTTTCTTATACTCTGAAGGAGCATGGTCTTTGATTTTCTGATTATCCGCGTTATTTAAAAAACAAAAATTAGCCAAACAATATATATCTTTTTTCACATAATTATTCCTTTGCAAATATTTATCTGGAAATATATGATGAAACTCCCTTGATGTTGCCGCCTTTAAAGTTTTACTCAAATCCACTTTTGCTCCTGATATAAAAGACCGCGGTGTTTTACTTGCTAATAAGAGAATAAATGTTTTAGTATTTGCAGCACCAATATTAAATTGATTATCCACAAAAAATGAGCGCGATATTGAACATTTGAAATTGGTAATAGAATAATCACTATTATTACTTAATTCTTTCATTGCTTTTATATCAGTTTCTTGTGCATCGTTTACACCACTGGAGTATCTTCTTGAAAAACAGCATTTCCAAAACCATTTTATTAATTCTGCGCGCTGTTTATCATCAAATGTTTTTCCATTTTTCTTATTTGTAGCAAAAAATGAAGTTAACGCGATTAACATAGATGGATATGGTAAATTTTTTAAGTTGTGTATATTTAATTCCTTTTGTAAAAAATCTATAGATGACTTTATACCATTTTTTATCTTTTCATAATTAGCTCTAATTAAATTTCCATCTAAATCTAGGACTGATTTAGGTGCAGTACTTTCTAAAATAACACCTGTAAAACATTTTAATAATAACTCTTGTTGATTTATAAGTTCATTAAATCCATGCCATGAAAGTTCTTCTGCTAAAACATTTAATTCATCTTGTAAATCAAAGGATTCACTCCAACTCCACGCATTAAATAATTGAAATGTATTTAATGGTACACCTGCGCGATTTATCCTTTCAAAAACAATAGCTACATGCTCTTTATCATCAGTTTCTAATAATTGATATTGAATTTTTGCTTCTTTAAATTTTTCTTGTAATTTATCTATCTTAATTTTAGTACTATCATCATACATTTCTGTTGCTTTACGATATAATACAGAATCAAACAGCGCGCTAATTGGAAAATGTTTTTTTATATCTACATCTTCCTTCGCCAAGGGGATAAACCTACTTTTTTGAATTGTGTCTATCTCATCAATAATAAAATATATGTCCATTTCGTTTTTAATTTCCGGTTTCAATTCTGTCTGAAATACACTAAATAACGAAGTGAGTCTTTGTTGTCCATCTAAAACATAATCTATAGGATAATTTTTTTGTGGAGAAGGTAATATATAATTTCCCAATTGTTTTTCAGTATGTAATTGCTCTCTTGTTCTCCAAAACAATATTGAACCTATTGGAAAACCTTTATAAATGCTATCAATCAAAAATGCAACATTATCATATCCCCACACATAATCACGTTGAAATGATGGTATGCGAATCTCTCCGTTTTGTATTCTATTTATTATATTTCTTATTGAACAATCAGGCATATTAACATTATTCTCCAATCATTAGTATTATAATTCTTATTATATACCAATAATCAAAGTTTTTCTACAAGAACATACATTCTAAGCATTTATAATATCATCACACACCCATATTTCAGAGTGTGTGATAGAGTTTATTAATCAAAACTGTTATTCTAATATATTATACAAAACCTTTTTGATAATAGTAGTACAATTATTAAGTGCTAAACCAAGTACAATGGTTTCTCTTATAACATCATTATTCAAATCGACATCTTTCGATTCAAATTCTTTAAGTAACTGTATGTATTGTGTTGTTAAGTCTCCATTTTCTCTTATTGCATCTTCAACAATTTTATCAATAAGTTCTTTTTTACATGTATTAATGACCATTTTATTCACTTACCTTTTCTTATAAATATTTTCTTGCTTCATAAAAATTATGACCAAAACATTGACCCAAAACTTGTTCTTGCAAAATTTTTCTAGTTTTCAAATTGCTGGCAAGTTCTTTGTTTAATTTGGTTGAAAATTCAACAGGGTCATTAGCAACAACCTGTCCTATGTGTATATCAACATCGACTCCATTAGTGTTATTAGCATTTCTATTAACTAATTGAGGTAACTTAGGTAACTTTAAATCTAAAGCAGGTAAGTTCATATTTGATAAAAATGCTTGAGGATTATTAGCAAAGTCATATAGTGTCTTCGTACTTTCATGTTTGAGTACCATGTCACCATTATTTAAAGGAGTTAAAATTGCCCCATCTGACTTCCTTAAAATAAGTTCTTCTCCATTTTCCTGTGTCCAACGCATACCTTTAGTTGCATTATCAGTTCCTTTTGCATAGCCCATTTCCTTCATCTTTTTTATCATCCAAGTATTTTGAGCATATGAACTTGTATAAGAACCAGAACCACCCATTTTAGAATAATATCTTGCTCTCGCTTCAAACGAAGCATCAAAGTTGTTATATTTACATCTGTCAATTATCGAAGTTTCTGGATATAATTTTTGCGGATAATATTTTTTATATATAAAAATATCATCATAATCATTACTTCCATTTGAACTACCTGATGAACTGCTACTTGAACTTGAATAATCAGAATTTGAACTGCCTGATGAACTACTACCAGATGATGAACTACCGCCTGTAACTGTACTTGAATCAAACGAGTTCTTTTCTGTTGCAATGTCAGTGATTTTTTGTATTAAATTGTTTATTGCAGATGTAACACCAGATACTTTATCTGAAACATTACCAAATCCTTGAGATATTATATCTGTAAATGGAGCATTTGAACCAAATATTGAAGTTAAGGTATCACTCATAGTAGTTCCATATTTTGATGTAAAATCATTTAAAGTGTTACCTATTTCTTCCCCTTTTTGATTTACAGAAGTAACAATTTCTTCGAGTAAAGCATCTTCATTGTCAAGTCTTTCATTTATCCATTCCTGATATTCAACAACAAATTCGTCAAACATCATTTGAACATCTGATAGATACTTGTCATATTCTGTTTCTTCTAAATTAGCTTTTGCTTCTTCAAGCTGAACTTTTATCTGTTGTATTTTAGACATGATTTCTTCATCATCGCCAAAATTTTCATAAGCAGTTTTTTGTTTCTCTAAAGCAGCAATGTTTTTAGTTTGCTCACTGACTTTTTTCTGATACTCATATAAATTTTTCTCAGCATTTAAAGCCTCTTGTTTTTTTGATATAAGTTCATTAATGGAATCTAATTGAGCTTGATAGCCCTGTTCAATCAAATCAAGAATTGCATTTTTCTCATCCTGTGCAGCAAGAATAGCGTCTTGGTGAGCGTCAACCATTTCATAATATCTGTCTAAGACATCCTTACCAGCACCATTGACTATCTGATTTTGCAATTCCTGCATTTCTTTATAATAGTCTTCAGACTGTTTCTTATATGTCTCAAACGAAGCTATATGTAAACCGATAGTAGCATCACCATACTTGTTGATATTGCCATTTTCATCAAACAAATCTTCATTTTCAAGAAGTTTGATTAAATAATCTGATTCACTTGCAATACGTGAAACAGACTGTTCTAAGTAATCAAAAATTTCCCAGTCTAAGTCACGAATAGCATTATTAAATTCTTCAATATTATTTGTCATATCTTGAATTTGCGAATCTACATTTAATATAGCATTGAACATATCATTCCACTGCTGACTGTCTTTGTCAATATCAGAAGAATTAAGTATTGACTGCAATTGTTCCCTTTCGCTCAAAAGAGAGTTTAACTGTTTTTGTGAAAGAGAGATCATTCCATTATAATAACTTTCATTTGCAAATTTCCCCTTCATTTCTAAAAGGTCTATCTGTTTCTGAATTATGTCAATCTGAGAGGACATTGTTTGAGTAAGTGAATCATATTCAGACTGCAAGTTATTAAATTTCTGAGAATTTAATTCATTTAAAGAATTAATTAAATCCTCCTGAACTTTTAAACAATCCTGTGCTTTTTCATACCAGTTCTGATATTCATTTATCTTTTCCTTTAATGATTCGTCACTAATAGTACTAATGTCTATGGCTCCATTACGCACAAGACTGGCATAAGTATCTGATAAACCAACAGAATTAGCTTCCTGCATATAGCGGTCATATGCTTGTTTTTGAAGGTCAATAGCTTCTCTTGTCTTATCAATAGCAGAAGCAAGAGCATTATTACGTTTACCCCAAGACGAATATACATCATTTACTTTGTCATTAAGTGAATCAAGCTCATCATTCAAGTTATTTACTTTGTTTTCTATCCAATCAAAATGAGTTGGAGAGGATGAACTTGAGTTTGAGGATGAACTTGAATCAAAATCAGACAAACCAGACCAGTCTAATTTACCAATATCAGGCACTACAATATTCGCAGTCGCTTTGTTAAGGTCTTGAATAAGTTTATTATATTTATCTATGACTTCTTTCTGCTTAACTCTGTCAGCTTCCATTTCAGGTGTAAGCATATCTGAATCATCATAAACATCGTATTCTTTATTCACTGCACCATATAATCCAGTAACAGCATCTCTTTGCATAGAGTAGTAGCCAGTCCATACACCAGCAAGTTCTTTAACTAACTGTGAATCTATATTGGCTTTTGCTTGAGCAAGAGTTTTCCAGTTATCAATATCTAATTTATAATCTTTAGACATTGTTTCAAATAAACTGGCATTAAGTTTTCGTATTTTTTGAAATACTTCAGCATTGTTTTCGGCTTTATTGACTAAAGCTTTAACATAATTATCTCTGTCTTTATTATAGCAATTAGTTAATACATTAAATAATTCAGATGTATTAATTAAACCTAACTGGTATTTATAAAGTGCTTCTGTCATTTCAGGATATTTATTCTCAGGAAAAGCTTCATTCATTTTCGAGAGATTTTCTGCTGAAATGCGCCCTGTTTCTGATATTTCTTTGTTGATTGATGATATAAGTGAAGCGTTGTCAGTTAGAGTCGAGAAGAGGGTGTTGAGGTCTTTGACGGCTGCTGAATAGTCAATTTTATTGTCTAATGTTGAACCTTGAACATATCTTTCTTCTGCATCAGCAGCACTATTAGCAGCCTGTGCAATTTCCAACCATTTATCAATTTCCTCTTGGGTGTTAATAGAGTTTTCTTTGAAGAAAGCAGTAGGGTCGTAGCCATCAAACTTGTCTTTTGCGAAATCAACTGCACGTTGTTGTTGTGCTTCCAACTCATTGATTGCTTCTTCACTATTAGTAATAGTAATAGGTATCTCAATTCCATTTTCTTCACAATATGCCTTGATTATCTCTAAGGCTTTTCTAAACTGTTCTACAAATTCACCGATAGACTGTTCATCTGTAGGAATAGCATATAAATCTGCAAGTGCCTCCTTCGTTGATTCATTTTGTGACAAGGCTTCGACAAAATCATTAATTTGTCTTTTAACAGATTTCATCTTATCTTCATCGTAAGTAAGATTGCCAAACCAGTCACGAGAAGTAATGTCATCAATATTAAATCCTTTCAAGAATTCATTTACAAACTTTTGCTGTTCTGATGAAAGAGAGTCGTAGCCTTCTGCGTATTCTGCAATATATCTTAAATCTGTCTGGATAGATTCGTTAGCCATAGAAATAGAATCTTTCATGTCTAAATATGCTTGAGCACAATCTTTTACAGTGAGTATTCTATTTTCAAATTCGTCTTCATCTAATCCTACATTTTCAAAAGATAAAGCATTAGTAACAGCATCAATGTTGTTAGCTATTTCATCGACATACTCATCGAAAAACCAATTAGGTTGATAATATCCATTTTCATTGAAGAATTTCTCCATTTCTTTATCAATATTATCTATACCCAATGATTTTAATATTTCTCTTGCAAGATCTTCACTACTATATCCATCATTATATCTTTCACTAAAATTAAATGCTTGATATAATGCATTAGAGAAATCAGTTGCTTTTCTTGTACTTGTAGCAGACATATCTCCTGTCGCCCAACCGCCTTCAAAAGCATCTTTGTATTCCGCAATATATCCTGCCATAGAAGTTTTTAAGTTTTGAAGATTAGTTATTTTTCTTAACTCATTTCTATATTCTATTTCTTGTAATTCAATAGCACGTTCTAGTAAACCATTCTTATCGGCAATGTATCCATTTTCTGCGTCATAACCTTCGGCAAGAGATGGTGACATTCCAACAATTTGTTGAATTATTTCTTTATATCTTTCATACTGTTCAGTAGTAAGGGATATATTATCGCCATATTGACTAACACCTTTGGATAGTTCTTTAAATTCACTCTCCAATCCTTTTAATGTGCTTACATTGCTTGCATTTGTGTTTTTAAACTCTTCGTATTTATTTCTTAACTCCTCAGCTTTTTCTATAGCTTCTTCATTTGCATGAATTAACTTATTCACTCCTTGAACAACCAAGTTTATAAGTAGTCCAATACCCATACCAATAGCCGCATTTAATGCTGTTTGAGCAATAGTTAAACCAATAGTAGAAGTCTTCGCTGCATTCTGAGCAGTTGCCATACCTTGTGCAGAAACTTTTCCACCATTATATGATGCAACTAAATTCTGAGCTGCTGGACTAGCATTTAACATTGTTCTATTAAACGCAGTCTGTGAAGTTACACAAGCATCTATTTGTAAATTGTATGCCTTAATTGCTTCTATATCACTTTTTGTTATAGCGTTAGCAGGTGTAAATATACTTCCTAATTTACCACCAATACCATTAGCATTTTGCCAATTTCTTTTATAAGTCTCCCAATCCTTATTAAATAAAGCCAAAGTTTGTCTTGATTCATCAACAGAACTAGTGATTGTTTTAAATATCGTACTATTATTTCTTGTAACATGTGGAGTGTTACGTGAGTGTTGTGGATACACTCAATCGAGTATTTGTGGAGAATACTCATATTCGACAATGTGGAGTTGTCGTTTTTTATGTTCTGTGATAAAATAAAACTTACTTAACAATACTTAAAAGGTGGTAATTATAAAATGAAAAAGAAAAAATACTTATTAGTTTCTTTGATTACTATAGTTTGTATATTAATCTTTGCTGTCGTTATAGCATTAAGTATCAATAAAAACAATGAAGAAACACCGATAAACTGTTTAATTGAATCAATCAATAATAAGAATACGATTGAAATACCAAAGGCTTTTCATGAATACTGTTCTTTATGCATAGAACAAAATATATCAGAAAAAGATTTTAATGAGTATATTGATAATATTATCAAAGATTTTGGAAACGACTATAAAGTAGCCTACAAAATAGTTAATACTGAAAAACTATCTAATAATGAAGTAGTTTCGTATGAAACCAATGCGTTATATACTTATTCAAATTATCCGTATTTCTCTAATGGTGGAGAAGTAAAATTTGAATGTATTGATAAAATTACAGCCAATATTACCATCAGAGGAAATAAACAAGAACAAAATAGTAATGTTGATTTTTTAATAGTAAAAATAGATGGAAAATTCTATTTTTTGCACACACCAAATCAACTAATGAGTATGTTTATAAGATATTAAATTACACCAATTTAATCACTTCCTTTCTATAAAAACAGTTTACGAGTTACAATAGAGTATTAGATACTCTATAAACTTCTCCAAACGAAGAGGTTTATACAATACCTAATTGAACAAATGTTCCGACTATAACTATTCTCATTTTAGGTGTATAATTATTACCATATTATACCAAGAAATGAGTTGATACTAATGAAGGAAACATATACAGTACATTACAACGAAGACCTTGATAGAAAGAAATCTGAACCAAAAGATATTACGGTAGAAGAAGTAGGCGAATGTCCTTGTTGTCATCGTGCTACCAGTCCAAGATATTTAGATGGTTTTATGATTTCAAGTAAAGAAAACAATATTCCAATTACTGCATTTTTAACCTTGTATTGTCCTAAGTGTCATAGTATCTATATCGCAAAATACATAGGTACTATGGGCATAGGCAGTTTAAAATTAGATTTTGTATTTCCACAACAAGTAAATCATAAAGATTTCTCAAATAATATTGTTGAGTTATCACCTAACTTTGTTTCAATATATAACCAAGCACTTGAATCGGAAGCAAATGTTTCAACGCAAGGACTTTCAGGATTAGGGTACAGAAAATCTCTTGAATTTTTAATAAAAGATTATTTAATTACAGTAAAGAAACAGAACAGTGATGTTATTAAAGACCTTGACCTTGCGAAATGCATCGACAAATTAGATGATGAATTAAAAGAAATAGCAAAGGCATCCGCATGGATTGGGAATGATGAAACACATTATTTCCGCAAAAATCCTCAATATGACATATCTGATTTAAAATCTTTTATTAATTGCTTGGTTTTAGATATAGATAGTAAGTATTGTAAATGGAAAGCTAAACAACTTGTAAAATCAAAATAATACATATATGAACACATTATAATAAATAAGCCAACATCTTCTCAGCATTGAGGAGGTGATTAAATGAGAAACTACATCGACAAGATGGTTCATGTTCGTTCATACAAGCGTATTCGATTCGGCAGAGTTGAATTTGTATGCGAACACTATCGCTCTTACCCATGCAGGTAGGGGAGAGTATGATAGCCTTTGCTGAGTCTGCTTAGATGTTGGTTTATTTATTATAATGTGTTTTTCACTACAATAAGCCACTGTACATTCAGTATAGTGGCTTTAATCAATCTATGTAAAGTGTTTATGTTTGCTTATTTTAATACTTCTATATCTGAGTCTACATTCGCCAAAATGCATATTAACCCAGAACCTTCTAATTCTTTCTTTCTTGAATTATATCTGTCGGATTCGTTAATACCATAATTCTGCTCAAATTCAATAGTAGAAGAGAAGTCGCCCAACTTAATTCCAATCAATTTGACATATTTCATTTTAGGCTACCTCCAACTCTTGAATCTTTTTGAGTAGAGCAGTAGTATTAAACTCATCTAACACATCTTTTTTCTTCATAAGTTTGTATATGTAATTTAATCCTTTAGGACTTACCATAGTCACACTTGAAATATGACCGTTTTCGGAACGAGAAGTAACTACTTTGAACATGCCGTTCTTCGCAAATCTACCATAAGGGACATTATAATTGCTCTGTTTTGTAAGAACCTTACATCTTCTCAAAAACTGAAAGAGAGTATTACGTCCGATTTCCACTAAAGCAGCAACATCAATAAACTGTAAATAACCTTGTGCAGTCATCAAGTCTGAATATGCTTGTGCTTGTGGCTCTAATTCTGCAATCTGTCTTTTATATTCTTCATTCTGTTTGCGTAAATCCTGAACCATTGATAACTTGGTTTCCTCTGTGAAAGAAGGAAAGTATTTATCTACAAATTCTGCTTCACGGTCAGTTTGAATATATCCTCCTGTTTCTTCAATTTGTGGTAATACCTCTGATTTTAGCCAATGCTTAAACTCCTTACACTTTGCAGTATGAGCTTCCATCATAAACTCATATAACATATCCTTTGTAAGATAGCGTTGTCCATCGTGGACAACTGTTGAAATCTCAGCATTTTTCAATAATTGTTCGATTCTTTCTTCTCTTGGATATAATCTTCCTTTCGCTGTTTTAGTATAACCAAGAGCCATACCTGTTGAGATTAATTCAAAATGTGCAATTCCATCAATCATAATGATTTCCACATCTGAATCTTCAAATCTCATGAATTTCTTTAAATCCATAAAACATTCCTCCATATCTTGATTTTTGTTCTGATATGAAGTAGAATGAAATATGTCTGGAAACAGACTATGTATGAGAATCGCTTCAATCTTGGTAGGAGAGGGCGGTTCTCATTCTTTATTCTCTTTCTAATATTTTATCTGTCACGAGTTTTAATCCATCACGGACTAATTCAGCCTTAGACTTTTCTGTTATCTCGCAACATTTTTCCAAGTCCTCATTTTCTTCATCAGTAAGCCTAATGAATAATTTGTGGTTTCTTGGATTATCAGAAAGAGGTCGTCCCATCTTCTTAGACATATAACACCTACTTTCTGCCTATCAATAAGTACAAGATAATCATACTTTATGATAGGCAAAAAGTCAAGCATATTTTTAAATTTTTATAAGAGGGTAGAAGTATACCCTCTTTTGAAGAAGTCTTTCGACCAATACCAATTAGGTTTGATAAACACACGTTCCCATAGAAAACTGTTAAATAATGGTATATAATGTAACTATCTCGATTGGAAGGAGGGGTTACATACTATGCCAAGAACAGGAGAAAAGCCAGGCAAGGGCGAATACACTTGTGATGATTGTGGACAGGTAGTAGTATTAGATGATGATTCTGATACAATGCCACCATGCCCTAAATGTGGAGGCAGTGACTTCCACTAATCAGCCAATGTATAACGTTTAATGTTAAATGGCTTACCAAACCACTGAGTCCAGATTGCAAGTTCTTTTGAGCCATTCTGGACTCTGTATTTTGAATGGTAGGTGAGTGGTAATAACTGTTTTACTAAGTAAATAATTTTGTTTTTCATAATGAAAATCCTCCTTATTATTTATAGTTATATAAATTCATTAAGTAATTGGTACAGCATACAAACTATACCACCGTAAATGGTCTATACTGACAGGTATATTTACAAATAAGACTGATAGAGTATGCGTTAATTGTAAGTATAAGTGGTAAATACTTAAATTGTCACATTACCTAACACTTTTTCTTTAAATAGCTTAATGATGCGATAACATTCACTGTTATTAATATCATTACTATATAATGTGTTAACAAGCATATCTGCAATATAGTTTTCTTTATATTGTTGATCCATTGACTTACCAACAGTATCACTTTCATTTATTTGAAACATATTTTAACACCTACTTTCTAAGGAGATTTTATATGAATACAAAAGAACGTGTAATTCAATTTTTATTATCAATAGAGCGACAGTATAGAGGAAATGGTTTGCAAATTGATGTAAGTAGAAATAAATTTAATTGTTCTGCCATAAGTGATATTGGAGAGGAAGAATTTATTAAAATTCTATCAATACTTGAAGTAGAAAGATTAATTGAGGTAAATTTTCCTACTGGACGCAAAAATTTACAATATTCAATAACTGTCAAATTATTTGAGCCAATTATAAATTATTTCAGCAATAAAAAAATCCACGCTAAAAAATCAAGAAGAGAACTCTTCAATGAGATTAGAGCATGGATTACATTGCTGATTTCTATTTGTGCATTTGCACTTTCAATTTATTCACTTTATTTACAATACGCTCAACCAAAGTAGGCTGAGTGTATTTGTATACAAACTGTTTATCTGGTATTTTATCCAACTGAAATTTAATCCACTCTTCAAAAGTTTTAGGTGGATTGTATGAATGTTGAAAATGATACCACGAATCCATTAATTCAACATAATTACTGGTCATTTTTTCTGTTTTACTAATCAAGTTTTTTATAATAGGATATCTTTCTTGCCAACACATATCGTCCCATCCTGTCGGTGGTTCACCAAGAAAATCATCCCATTCCCAACTGTTTAAATGCGATCTGATTCTGGCAATATTTTCAAATATATCTTCATATCTATAATTTGACATAAAACGTCCTCCTTAATCTTCTATACATAGTTTGTGGTTATACGTGGTAAGTTAAATCATAATGAATCATATTATTTCTAAAAATAATTTTATGTATTATAAACAGAACTGGTGTTCCAAGTATAATTAAATTATATTATGATTTACTTCCAATGCAATCATACGAAGATGCTAGTAAAAATTTTAAATATTTATCTTTGATGCTTTGGAGATTTTCATAATAATTATAATTTAGTTCAATATTATCATTTTTTATCTTATTACTTAGTGGAACGTTTTCAGCTAAAATAACTTCTGCGTCTGTACAAGATTCAATAAGACTACATTTTTTTGTATTTATTTTACCCTTTTTATACATAGACAATTACCTCAATTCAATTTAAAAGAGCCTTGTAAAAATACAAGGCTCTTTAATATATTTTATGTAAAATTATTAATCTTATTTTAATATTTCTCAGTTTACCAAAATATTCCTCTTAGTGTTCGCCAAAACACATATGTATCCTTGTGCTTCCAAATCAGACTTGTCCTTCTTGGCAATCTCAATATCCTTTAAGGCATAATTATCCTCAAAGAAGATAGAAGAGCAAAAGTCATCAATTTTCAAGGCTATAAGTTTTATGTATTCCATATTACGCTATCAAAAGTATGCTTACATTCTTTGTAGTTATTACAGTCATTGGCATGATTGTTATGTTTTTTGGTGGAATGTCTATAATGGATGCTTTAAGTTAATAAAAGAAATAGAAGAGTAGAAACACATAATAAAAGGCTAGTCAAACTGACTAGCCTAGTTTTATACACTAAAAAACACCTGCCGAAACAGGTGCTTCTTAGGATTGATACGCAGTATCAATCTGCTAATGTGATTTAAAACTAGCCTACATGCAATGTAGACCTGCTAACGTAGTAAATACGCCTTTATTGATTATTATATTACCACTATTAATAAAATGTGTCAATATCTATCTTAAATTTTTTGAAATAGCGGTTTTAATATCTTTAAAACAGTCTTTTGTTATTGTTGCAGTTTTTCTGCTACAAATTCTCTTTCTATCTATTTCTCTGATGTGAGCTATATTAACAAACCCATAAATTTTACCACCAGATTTATCTTCAATTACAATAGGAACTTCGTAATAATCTAAATATTTTCTATATGGATTTCCATTCATATCAACCATGTCGATATAGTATTTCTTTTTGTCGTCATCATACTGCACTGAATTTTCATGCGATGTAATTGGGGCGACAATGGTTGTATTACCACTTCTGTTACCAAAATCATTTTGCAAAATAACAACTGGTCGATTTTCACCTTGTTCACTTCCAATGTTTATACCAAGGTCACAATAATAAACTTCTCTTTGTGCAACAGTATATTTTCTGCTATTCATTGAAATTTTCAATTTTTTATTTACCCACTGAATATATTGTAGGTTTTGTTCTAGCCTTTTTATATACTTAGCCTTGTCAGAAACATTTTTTAGTAAACGAGATTTTAATAAATTAACTTCGTTGTCAATTTCAGATTGCAAATCCGATATTCTTTTGTCCATATTTATTTTACCTCGTTATATAAAAAATATTTTGGTATAAAATACCAATGATATAATCATACGACAAGATACTTCACATTTCTACAAGAACATCTGTTCAAAAAATCAATAAAATTCATGTTCAAAGCTATTTCAGACTCCACTCTGAAATAGAAGTTCTTATCTTTTCCACGATATGAAAGTGAGAGATAAGAGTCTCACTGAATAATATACTGTCATATCTCAGCATAGCACCGAATGTATATTCTTACGGCAGCGTTTCATCTAACCGTCTGTAGTCATTTCATTACTGTGAGGGTTCATCACTTATACAAATGAGTATAAGGAGAGGCTTCCCTGCTGACCTCATTTAGTACCATATGAAATATGGTAGACACAAGATTCCCAGAGTTTGTATTATTCCCAAACTGCGTATTCACGCCATATCGACCTACATACAAATGAGTATGTATTTTATTTACTATCATGTATCTCATGATAGGTATAGAACCGTCCTTACCTTTGTCATAAGGAGTAAAACTATACTGTCGAGCACATCAAAACAATTTTGATTGACGGAAGCTAATATAATTGTACCGTACCGACGTTTTTAAATCCAGCAAAAGCACCTATACTTGCTGCGAGAGTACCTAATGGAGTTAAAAGGCTTACTGTTCCATCGAGAAACTTAATAAGACCAGTTCCACAATCAATAAAGAAATTAACCAATCCAGAATCAACAGCAGTTCTTGCCAAATCTTGAATTGATTTATTGAACAATTCTGTATGAGCAGTAACAGATTTTTGATAGTCTTCAAATTTCTGAATCGCTTCACCAGAAGAATTTAAGGATTTTTCAGTGTATTCAGTAGCCTTACCATACCCTTCCATGAGTACCATAAATTGCTCCATGTGGTGTGTGCCAGCAAAAGCACTAGCAATAGCTCTTTGGCTTACTTCACTAAAACTTGTCCATCTTCCTGCAACTTCATCTAATACTTCTCCAAAATTTCTGAATTCATTTGCACTATCACGTAAAAGAATTTCTTCTCCACGAAGAACAGTTTCCACATTTGACAAATCTTCGCCATTATTCTGATAATCTTTAAGTCTTGCCAACTTGATATTGCCCATACGAGAGAAGATAGCATTTAAACCAGTACCAACAGATGACATTCCTTCACCAGTTGTTTCTCCAATTACAGCAATATAACCAAGTAACTTATCCATAGAAACGCCAGCAAGATTTGCGTTGTTTGCAACTTGTGACATAGCTTCAGCAAGTCCACCAACATTAGTAGCAGAAGCCATATCTACGGCAGAAAGTTTATCTACAATGTCCATTGTATCTTCAACTGCAACTTTGTAACCTTTCATTGTAGAGGTTAGATATTCTGTTGCTTGTGCGTTTTCTAACTTACCAACCTTGTCAAGAACCATTGCACTTGTGATTAATGTCTCTGTATCTGCAATAGATTGACCTTGTTTAATCCATTCTGTACCAGAAGCAATCATTTCACTTGTGGTTGCATTTAATTTTTCACCTAAGTTGGAGTATTTGTCTACTACGGATTCCATTTGAGAAGCAGTGAGGTCTGTTGACATTACTAAGTCAGTCATAACGTCATTTATTTTTAATGATTCATTATAAATTCTTTTGAACCCTTGAATAACCTCCATTACAGAAAAAGATGAAACTGTCCACTGCGCAAATGATTTTGCACCTTCAATTAAAGTTTGTTTTAATGATTTGCCTAATCTACCAGCTTCTCGCATTTCAATATTAATTTCTTTTAAGCGAGTATCAAACTTATTCCAATCGCCTAAATTAACATTTCCATTTTGAAGCAATCTGACAAAACCCTCAAGTTCTTCTTTCGCCTCTTTAGTAATAGATTTGTTTTTAGAAAGAAAATCATTAATTCTTATAATTAAAGAGGATGCTTTTTCAGAAGAAACGGGTTGTAAAAACTTATCATATGACAATTTGGCACTATCAACTGATACTTTTACAGCTTCAAATTCTGACTCGAATTTATTTGCTTGTGCAAGTAATTCGTCATCAGGAAGAAAGTCACCATCAACTTTAAACCCGTTTAAAACATCTCTAAGATTTTGAGTTTTTTCTTCAGCTTCTTTAACAGACAGACCGTATTTTTCAAAATCATTAATGAGTGATTGAATACGGTTTCTATATTTACTATCGCCGTGACCATTATCATATGAAAGTTGAATTTTATTGACTTTTTCTGTTAGAGAATCTGATTTTGTAGCAACTTCCGAAATAGCAATACCGGCAGACTGTGCAGCTTTGGTAAATGCTTTCCATTTTTCATTAACTACGCTAAAATCACTCTGAGTAGAAACCTTGGACAAATCTTCGCCTAAACTTTTAACAGTAACTTTTGCACCATTAATATCTGCTTCAAACTTATCAATTTCAGGACTGATTCTCTGCAAATCAGAAATACTTGATTCTAATCCAGATACTTTAATACCAACTTTTTGAGATTGATTAAATGCGTCAGCAGATGCTTTTGCACGTTTGTAACCAGCCTCTAGTTTATCAAGACCATTTAAAAATTGGGTCAATCCAGTTGAATCTGTTGCATTACCTAATACATTTCTAAGATTATCTGCGCCCTTTTGAAAGCCGTTAGAGTAAACACCAGATGATTGCATTTTCTCTACTAATACATCTAATTTACTAGAATACTGACTCTTAACAGTTGCAATATCTTTAGAACGTAAAGAAGTGGCAGTTGTTTCCGCATTACGATACTGTCTTTCTAAATTTTCTAAAGTGGCAATTGCTTTTTCTACCTCAATTCTAGTATCTGTAAAAGTATCTTTTGTAGATGTATTCAATCTTTGGATTGCTGAATTAACTTCATTGTACTGAGTCTCTAAAGCATCAATATGTATTTGGTCTTTAATTGGTTTACCTACACCTTGGTCAGCAACTCTTGATTGAATTTTCTGTAAGTCAATTTCAAAATCTGAAACAGCTTTTTTACGTTTATCAATAAAATTATCTGTTTTTACAGTTGCTTCTTCTAAAGACTTATTATATGTAGTAAGTCCTTGAACCCAACCCATCAAAGGAACATCATTTCCTTTGTCATCAACAGTCATACCAATCTGCGCCCATTTCATTGTCTTTGTAATGGCTTCACCAGTCTCTGTATTATATCTAAATACAGCACCAGTTAATTTTTCGACATGTTCATAGTCTACATTTCCAAAGATATCTGTTACTTCTTGACGTTCAGTGTTAGTCGTATATCTAACCGAGTTTAATTTATTATTTGCTTGCTGTAGTTTTCTTATTTCTTCATCAACAGCATTATTAAATTCATCAGAAGCAGTTTTTTCTACTGTAAACCCAATGCCAATTTCTTTAGAAGTAACCTTACCTAAGGCATTATTAACTTCATCAGAAACAATGTTTCCTATCTGTTGCCCTGCTTGCCTTGCTTGATTAGTAGTCTGTCCACCAATGTTTATACTAGATATTTGCATCTCATGTTGCAAAACGCTATTAATCTGAGAAACAAGTCCATTTAATGCACTCTGAGAAACAGTTACATTATTAAGTTGTAACTGTAAATTTTGTAATTGAATTTGAATACTGCCCAATACTTTAGGGTCAAGCTTCGCTGTAATTTCAACATTGTTTAATTGCTTTTTTAACGCTTCAATATCGTTATTGAGTTGATGTTTGCTTTTTGTTCCGTCAAGTTTTCCAATCAACCCCAAATTAAAATCATTTATTGCCATTTAATTGCTCCTTTCTTACAAAATAAAAAAGCTCTCTATAAGAAAGAGAGCAGTAGTTTTCTACATTATAGGTAAGCCAACTCGCTTACAATTTTTCTTAAATCGCTCTATGATGCCAACTTCATTACCTAACTCATCAAGAGCTTCTGTCCAATAATTATGTTCACCACTAACAGTATAACCGTGAGTGCCACTATTAAATGCTTGTAGTACTTGTAAACCAGTTATACCATTATATTTACTTTTACCAAATCCCTTTGGATAGCGAAATGTTAAGTATTCCTCGTCCCATCCAACACGAAATTCAAATCCGTTACCATTCTTAGTAACGTGAGTAGCAGTAAGTGATTCCATAAGATTCCCTGTTCTTTGATAGTAGTCAGGAACATCGGTAGGGTCATGTTGGAATACGGGTTCACTATAATAATCAGAAACTTTCCTAGAGACTACTTCGAATATTTCGTCTCTAGTAAGTTCCAATGCTTTTATCAAATAAGGTTGAATAACCTTTTCTAAATCCTTAATATTGTTTATCGTAGGCATTTATATCACCTCAAATTTTACATAATAAAACACTCTCAAATCATAAGATAGGAGAGTGTTAATAGTTTCTATATTGCATTTAAGATTACTGGCGTAGCTACTACATTAGAACCATAACCAGTAATTACATTTGGAAATGCTTTTCTCATAATCTGTAAACTACCATTTACATCGGCATTAATTAATATTCCTTCTGTGGCAGCATAGGTAGATAAGGAATTTCTGTTTTGAGTACTGTCTGCGATATAGTCTCTGTGTGTGTAATGGTTATTACATTGTTATATACGATATACAGAGACAGTAAACATAATAAATAGTATTTATAATACTTAGCACCACAGATGTAAGTATCCATTTGCTCTTATTAATTAGATAAGACGGTAGAAGACTAGTCACCTTCTGCTACACAAAACTATAACCACAATCCTATGTTGTATAAGTCTTTGAGGTATAATTTGACAAATGGAGAAAACATTCTGCTTGACAATAAAAAATCGAATGTTATAATAATAATCAAGCAGACAATAGACCATTACAGACAAACAATCCTTGTCTTAGAAATGCAATCTGACTAATTGCAAAAGCCTAATGAATTTACAATAGGAGAGTAGTCATCATGGCAGAGAGTAGCATCGTAGAAATACGGTGTTATTTCTCTTTTACAACACCATTAGCAACTTTAGTTTTATTTACTAATTCCATATATTCATTTACTAACTTCTGCAATTCAGTAGCATCATCAGATTTAGCCATTGTAAGTAGTAGTTTCTGAAAACCTGCAATATAATCAGTCTTGTTAACAACAAAATTTGTCAACTGATTAACAGCAATCATTTTTAAAATTTTAATTTTCTTTCTGTATTCAATGTAGTTAATAATTTTCTTAATCATAATTTAATTTTCCTTTCTTATTCATATTTACCTAATATCCACTTAAATGTGAATTTATTATTAGGTGTTATAATTGTCATCATTCCTGTGTCAAAATCATATATTGTATCAATGATTTTATAGCTACGATTTAATATATTTATGATTCCATCTTGCGCTTTAATTTTATAATTGTTGTCAACGAGGTATTGACATATCTGCTCATCTGTCATAATATTTACCTATTTGATTGGAGAAAAATTATCACATTTATTATCGTGTATATTTGCTTGAATTTTTCCTTCGATTGCCTTTTTTAGTAAACTACAATTTCGTTTGTACCTTTTACATCCGATGCAGTTAGATTCAAATTCTTCTAACTGAGATGCATTATTAAAAACACCTATGTATTCCACTTCATGAATTGTGATTTCAATACGTGGATTTTCAGAATCATAGTAAATTCCTTGCACTCGCTCACATAATTGAGTGTCGTCTATCCAAACAGCTTCACTATCAGTAATAGCATCTGCAAGACATTTAAAGCTATTATTTGCATCTTTGTCTACTCTATCAAAGTAAAAAATACAATCCATATAATAATGTTGAAACTTATTATTTGATTTTACCCATCCTTGTTTTTTCGCTTCTTTTTTTACATAATTAGCAAAATCTTTTTGATATTTTATAGCTTCTGGTTTTTTATAACTCATTGTCATTGGTTTTCCATTTTTTAAAATCGCCCTCCATCCGAGATAATGATTTACAGAAGGACTAATTGGTGATATTAGTTTTAATTCTTGTATATTTTTCACATCCTTTATGTTATAATAAATAAGTTCTCCCACCTACCAATCATTATGAAAGGTAAGGTGATGTGCTATGTATATGTGTGTTTACCCATATCTTGTACACGTCAATGCTTACAACAGAAAAAGATTTGGAAGAATCGAGTATGTTAGTGAGCATTGGAGACGCTATCCTAGATAGAAACCTATTCACTGTTTAATCATTACGCCATAATGTGAGTTGTTATTTACTCGACAGTGAGTGGTGGGAGAGCAGATTTAAATGAAATAAAAAGAGAGATTCCAAAATCTCTTTGAAATCCCTCTTTTATTTTTAAATTTCTCCATTCTGCATTTTGGTTTGGTATGCATTTCTGATAATATCCATAGAAATTTCAACCTCACCATTTTTCATCTTTCTTTCTTTTAAAATATCTTCATAATCCTCATATGTTCTAAAACAATGTTGGAAACAGTCTTTATTACAAGGTTTATTCTCAGATATTTTTGTTGCAAAATTATTTATTTCCCATCGCATATCTGAAATTTGTTTTTTAACAAATAAATCTGTAAGGTTTTCAAGTTCCCTACGAATAATTTCATCGTGACGAATAGACTGCCTTGTGTCTTCTTCATGTCGTTCTGATAATTCTTTAATTGCTTTTGCATTTGCAAGAACTAATTCATGGTCTTCGTTTTTCTTTTTTATCCACCATACAGGTTTTTTAATAATTTCAGAAAATTTTCCAATAATGGTAACGATAGATATAATGGCAGACATTATAATAAAGATACTAAATATTATAACAGTCCAGTCTAAATTAAATAGTTTTTGAATATCATTCATTTCATATTTTACCATTACTTTCTTTATTTATTAGTTACATTCTTTTCGATATAAGATTTAAATAACTGATGTAAACCTGTAGAGGCAAGACCAGAAACCATACCTCCAAGGATAACTTCTGGTGTAAATACCCAATTATTAATCCATACAGATAAAATAATACCTAAGATGGTTACTATAGTTGGTATATATTTGTTATCAACGTCTTTTACCCATTTTTTGATTACATATCCAGTACAAAGACATAGACCTATTACAACAGGTATCATAAATTCATTTAAAAATTCCATAATTATTTCCTCCATTCAGTGAACATTTTTAAAATTGTTCTTCTATTGACATTTTACAGTTCACGCTTACACCAACGGTCATACAAATCACGAGTTGACTTTCTGTTGTAGACGTAAACTATTTTGTTATCTTCACCAGCTAAAATGTCCAATGGGACTGCATCATTAATTAAGTATTTATAAACTTGTAAAGGATTTACAATAAATACGCACTCATCAGTCTCATAACACTTGCCAGTTACAGTACTTTGTACTTTCAAAATTTCACTCCTTTAACAGTAAAAAAATAGGGTATGCCAATCGCTAAAATATAGTGAAAGACATACCCTATAAATAAAGTACAAAATAAAATCCATTCACTATATATTGATTACTCATTCACAGAAACTTTCTTCTTAGAACGAGCAGTTGTTTTCTTGTCTAATTCTCTGTTGATTTCATCAACTGCCTTTGCAAAATCAACATCACCATTAATATCTGCAAAGTCTTTTAAATCTTCTTTGGTCTTTTCGATTACTTCCTCGATAGGCGTTTCCATGAGAGCATCAACTTCCTGTTCTGTCATATCAGTTCTTTCAGGCTTAACCTCTACATCTTTGCCTTTACTTCTTTCTGCAATTACCAAGTCCATATACTTCTGATAGCAAGCGAAGGAACATGCTACTGAACGCCAGTTAAGTGTCCTACCGCAAAAGTCACACGCATAGTATTTTTTTCTACATTCAGGATTCTTGCAGATATGATTTGCTTTAATTTCAGCCATAATTCACCTCGTTTAATAAGACAGTGTGGGATATTCCACCCACACCATCCATTCTTAATAATTAGTCGTTCTTGATTTCAGTCATATCATATTTGTAGAGCTTCCACAAATTTTTCTCTCCACAAGCCCGAAGGGCTTCGATAGATACGTTCTGAACAGCAGCATCACTACCCATAGAGTAGTTGATTTCACCAGAAACCTTACCAGACTCCATAACTAACTGAGCAGGAATATCCTTCTTAGTACAAATATCTGTTAACCAGATGTCTGCAAATACAGATACAGTCTCAGAAAACTTGTCAGAGTCGTTGTCAAGTTCTTCATAAGAATTGAAAGTAGGGAAGTACTCAACGTAAACCTTCACACCGTCTTCAAACTTATCAGTAGGAAGAGTGATTTCCTTAGTAGCAGGGTTATAAGCAAACTCAGTTGCAGAAGCAGAAGCACCCTGAACATAAGCGTTCATTCTGTCTGGATCAGAAGTCTCATCAAGAGGATATACATATCCAATTTCGTTACCTGCAACACCACTTGCCTTATGAGAAGTAGTAACCTTACCGCCAGCTACAGTAAGTGTTTCAGTGAACAGTACGCCAGTACCATTCTCAACCTTTGTTAAAGTACCACCAGTCTGGGTCTCCAAATATCCAATGTCAATACTTCCATTCTCTGCCTCGATAGTAGAAACCTTGTTTGTATCGAAACCAACTAAGTGAGCACCATCAGCACCGTCTGCCCATACTACGTCTGCATTACCAGAGATTGTAAGTGATTTCAAATCAGAGAGAACAAACTTATTCTTGCCAGTAGCAATGTCTCTACCAGTAATCTTTCTTACTTTCTTTAATGCGTATCTCATTAAAATTTCCTCCTTGTTTATAATAATTTTTGATATAATAAAAGCACCGCTCTAAGTAGACCAGTGCAATTCATTAAAGTTAATGCTTTTCTTTTCAATACAACCTGAGTAATAGCCAGTCATTGTATTTCTATAATGCAACAGTTTATCAGTTCTGTTTATTCCATCAATAAGGTCATACATATGTAACTGATTTCTGTTGAAAGGTGTAATTCCACCATTACAAGACCAAGTGAGAGAGGAGATAAGGTTTCCTAATCTATCCTTATTTGTTTCTTCTTCGCCTTTTTCTCGTTTCTTGGCTTGCTTTTTAATCTTTTCACGTTCATCCTCAATTAGAATTTGCTTTGCCCATTCATCTTCGGGATAAATCTTTTCGCTATCAGGAATGCCATTTATCTTTCTTACAAACTCTGTAATATAATCAAAAATCTCTGAATTCATAAGAAACTGACCGTCTCCATATCCAATAACAGTTTCACCATTTGGGTTTTTTACAATAAAAAAGCCATCAATTCCAAAAAAGAATTTGAAGGCACTAAAGTAAATATTATTCTGAAATAGTTGTAATAACTGTTCCTCTGAACATTCAGAAGCCAATCCTTGTATTCGTTCAACACAATCATTGAATAGCAAACAGAATACATCAAATGGTTTTACTGTCTCATAGTCAATACCTTTATCGTCCAAGAATACCATATAGTCATACGGGTCTGTAAGGAATACATTAACCATTGAATAATACATATTTTCGCTATACAACCCCAAATGTTCTTTGTCTATATCTATAACATCTTGCAAGATAGGATGTTTGAAACTAATAGAAGTAGTGATTTGCAAGTCATTACCACTTTGGAGAAAACTCTTAGGAATTAATTCTTTCTTTTTATCATTCGTCTGGGCATGCGTCTGCATTAAAATCCTCCACCATAAATTTTAATATTCTACATCTATGGTTGGTATTTACTTCGTCTTCCATATTGAATTTTAATTCCATTTCACCAAAGCCAAAATCATCTCTGCCATTGAATAATTGCTCAACAACTTCACCCATCAAGTCAATTCTAGTTCCTCCACCTTTTGCTTGCATAACATCTTGATGTGATACTACGCAAATATAGACCTCTGCCTTGTTATAGATTTTATTTTTGACTCCCAATCCATTAACCTTCATAATCACATAAGCTTGAGCTTTTGTTTGTGTATCAGGTATGTAATAGTATGGAAATACTTGCTTGTAAATTAACTCATCAGAGTTTACACATTCTCCATCCTCGTCAATGTAGTCATTATTCACTAAGGCAATTAAGTCAGGAGAATTACAAATAGAAGTGATTAGTTTTCTTTTGTACCTAGTAATAGGCGATGTTCTTGCCATAACTTACCTCCTTAAAACATACTAACTACATCAAAATCAAGATATGTAGAAATTGTGTTATCTGCACTTGAGAACATAATTCTTACCTTACTATCAATAAGGTCTGTATCAAGCACTTTTATTTTTAATGTGTTATCAGTTATTGTGTATTCAAGATAGGGTAGTAGTTCATCAATTGTGATTACTTCCCATATACCAATATCTGTTGTTGCGTTACCGTCTGAATCTACAAAACTACCAGTTAAGGTCTTTGTAGTGCCGCCAATCTTTAATTCTTGCGAGCCTTTGAATGTTATACTAGCCCTTAAATCTGTCATTTCATCGGGATTTTCTGGTGGTTTGGATGGGGTAGTAGGGGATTCTGTATCATCTGAAATTTCAATGTAGTCACAGATACCCAAATCTTGTCTGTCAGTAGTAGTGTTTAATTCTGTCTTGTCGGCAATGAAAGATAAAACTCCACCATGTTCACCAAAGTCATAAAGAACATCATCACTACGGGTAATCTTATATACCTTTTCTGGTGGCACACGTTTATCAATAAATACACGCTTGCCATCAATATTCAAACTTTCCTCGTCATCAGGGAAGAGAAGAGTAAGGTTGTCAGATGTGAGAATGATAGTTGAGTTACCTGTTTCGCCTACGTCATATTTCGATGCCGAGGTCAAATTTATCCAACGCTCAACAATCTCTCCTTTAGCATTTTGCCAACGCAGTTTGTACTGACATAATTGCATTACTGCTTTTTCGTATGACTTATTATTACTTGGATAACCAGTAATAAGCCAATATCTATTTTCAAAGAAAATGTACATACCTGCTTTCACAGTACCAATAGGGAACAATCCAGTTCTTTCCATTGACTTCAACTGTGTATCAGCAGAATTTCCTTGAATAACACACTGAATCTCTTTTGATTCAGTTAATGTGTTATTGTACAATAAGACTGTATCAGAAAATAATGTTTCTAATACGTCCGTAAAATTGCTTTGCGAATACTCTGAGATAGCATCACTTTCATATCCAGAAACAATATTTGGTTTAGGAGTAGTAAGATACCATTCTTTCATCTGATACCTCCTATGCTAAAGCTGTTGGTTTCTGATTCTCAATCATATCCGATGTCTTAGAAGAGTGATATTCAAGTTCATCTTTAGAATATTTCTGTAAACCATTTGTGCCATTAATAGATAAATCTTTGCCTACAATAGAAGCAATCTTGGTTACTCTTGAATATTCACGCTCTTGATATAATTCCCTAATCATCTGACCCAATGTAGAAATTGCATATTGGTCTATCTTCTTATCAAATTCCAACAGTTCTTCATCAAAAACCAAAAGTTCATCTATGGCAATTTCTGCGTTGTATCTACCAACAGACATCTTCAACCACTGTAATTCTAATGATTCTGGGATTTCTTTTTTATCTGAAAATGTTGCCTCGAAAGCATCGTAAATTTCTTGTGCTTGTGTATTTGCCATAGTTCACCTCTTTCTAAATTTTGTTACCTGTGTACTTTTCGCAAAATACAATTCTTTCGTAATCATTAAATTTCTGAGTCTTAATAGTTTCCATAAGAAATACCTTTTCTGCACGAGTTACGACATTCTCTTCAATATTCTTCTGAAAAGCACTCATTGTTTTAAGTTCAAACATATGCTTAATTAAATCAAGACTAAGCACTTTCTGTTTTACCTTGTCAGTTTCAAATTCAAGTTCTTTTCTTGTCCACTCATCATCAATGTAGAGAGTAGCGTGAGAACCCTTTCCGTCAATACCAGTCAGTAGTTTATTACCACTCTGAGCCTGTGCAATTAATTCCTCTCTTGACACAGTAACAGTACCATTTGGTTGAATCTGAATATCACCAACAGATAAAATTCTTCTTGAACCAGTAACCCAAGGTGCAATACTTCTTACAACAACTTTTTCGTCTAACTTAATTTCTTTTTCCTTAACGATTTTTTCTTCCATGTTTATTTTCTCCTATCAACTATTTTTAAGTGTCAATTATATCTGTGCTTAATTGAGTTATATAACTCGATTGCAGAATCTAACTGTTCTGATTTGTTATACACCCAATACTTTTTATTCGTGTTCTTATTTACTCCAACAGACTCATATCTAAACCCCATAGCAGAGAGAAAGTGATAAAGTCTATCTGAGTAACAGTAAAAAATATTATTTTCCATATAACTAATTCCTTCATATAAAAGAGGGCAGTAGTAACTACCACCCTCTTAAAAATGAGCATAAAAATAAGACCTACTCGGTCTTTACCATAAAACTAATTAAGCTCTAGTTGCAAGGTCATCAAGATTTGTATCATGAATCATAGCAACCTTGTATTCCTGACCAGGTACTACAAGTGCACCTACCTCAAGGTCAAATCTAGTCATTTCTGTACCAGTAGTAACATCAAGACCGTGGCAAGATGTTAATCCACCTCTAGTTACAGTGTAGATAGGAGACTGACCACCAGCAGGCATTACGAAACCAAGACCAGCATCAAGCATAGTTGCAAAGTTGTCGCCAGTTGCGTTCATAGTAGACAAATCATAAGGATTTGGAATCTCGCTAAGAACTGCACCGTTGTACATACCGATAAGACCAGTATCATGAATTTCCTTCATAACTGCATCAGAGATACCATTTACGTTAGGAGTTACACCAGAGTAACCTGCAAATCCATTGAACTGAGAAATAAGAGCATAGTCACCAGCTACAGTAGGCTTACCCCATCTTCTTACTTTGCTAATTACATCATCAACACCTGTCTTAGTAAGACCTGCACCCTCGAAGAAGTACTTAACGCCAGTAGCATCCTTGATTGCCTTGTAGATAGTATCAACTACATACTTAGCAGCCTTATTTCTGATTGCTACACGAACCTGTTCCATAATCTCATTTTCCTGAGTCATGTCGCCAAGTGCAGCCTTTCTGTAATCAACAGCATAACCGCCAGAAATAGTAGTAGTTGTGATACCCTTTCTTTCCTTTCTGATTACAGGGAATGTTACATCTTGACCAAGAGCCTGCATATTAGCCTGAACATTAGCGTATACAGGAATCTCGATTTCAGCAGTGTCATTGAAACCTAATGGCTTATAGTTACCGAAGATACCGAGTAACTTAATCTCCTGCATAAGAATAGGCTGAATAGCATAACGTCTGATTTCGTTTAACTCAGACTTTGCATTCTCATCGCCCATAGAAGCCTTCTGGCTAAGTTCAGTGATATACTTAGCAGCTACATCTGCCTTCTTACCGTAAGGAGCTAAATCCTTACCATTAGCCATTGCAGAGAAAATTTCTACAACAGCAGACTTTTCATTAATCTTTCCGCTTACAAAATTAGCGTCTTTTCTTTCATTGTTTAATTCAAATGTATAAGACATATTATTCTAAACCTCCTTTATTACGCTGTTACGATAGTTGCTTCAACACCCTTAGTGTTTGCAATAACCTTAGTTACTTCTAAATATGGAGCAGCACTTGCACCAGTTACTAATGCACCAGTAGCGTCAGATGCCAACTTGTCACCAACAACAACACCATCAGGTAACTCATCACCATATACTTCGATTGTCTTACCGTTGAAAGCTTCTAAATCAAGAACTCTAACCTGAGTACCCTTCTTAATAGGATAAGTACCAAGACCAGCCTCATCGCCAACTTCAAGGTTCATAATAGCCTTGCTTGCGTCAGCACCAACAGCGAACTCGCCATCTGCAACCGTACCGAAAGCACCATTAAATGTATTAGCACTTGCTACTGCATTTTCAAACGCATAATTCTTTTCAATCTGTCCAATTGTGTGAAATTTTAACATTGTTTATTGTCCTCCTTAAAAAATATTAATATCTTCGTCTTCTTCCTCTTCAGCAGAATTTACTTCAGAGAAAATATCAACTTTGTCATCTTCCTTTGCGGAATTCTGTTCTGCAACCTTTGCATCCTCCATCTGCTTTGCAACAATGTTTACACAGATTTTAGAGATGATTGCATCAGCATCTCCGTCCATAGGATTCTCTTTGTAAGAATTGATTTCAGACTCAACACAAGCCTTCTGCTCATCTGTATAAACAGATAACTTCTCATCGAAAGCAGAATTAAGTTCTTTCTTCTTGAAATCTGCAACCTCTTCTTTTAACTTTTCGTTTTCTGCCTGTAATTCAGCAATCTTACCATCCTTCTCAGTTGCAGTTGCTTCAGCTACAGACTTAACCTCGTTAAGCTCTTTGATTTCAGCATCTTTAGCTTCAATCTGAGTATTTAACTCAGCGATTTTTGCCTCAGAATCAGCCTTTACAGAGTTTGTTTCTGTAATTGCTTTCTGGATTACTTCAATAATCTTGTTTTCATCCATTTCGTTTTTTTCCTCCTTATTTTGGTTTTCGTTTAGTTCCAATAATTGACTATTGGTATCTGCTGGATTCATAACCATTGACCAGCCAGAGTGTATAAAGTACTGTGGAATTCGCCCTTTATCTCTATATCCATTTGCATAGACAATAGTTTCATGGTCTTCGTCCCTGTAAATTTCAATGCTTCCCTCGATAGAGTCTCCGTTAGCCAAATCTTCATCTAATTTTTCAATGAAGGCATGGTAGCGCATTTCATCAAGAAAACCATCGCCTAATACGCAACGAACCATTTCGCCATTAATCTCTACATCATCAATATATCCTTTGGTAAAATGTCCAACTGTAGTAGCATTATCAAATGTAGGAAGACCATCTTTGGTATTCATTTCAGTGAATCCGTGGTCTAAAATTTGAGTTCTTTCCTCATCCAAAAATGAAACAGTCACAGACATATCCTTGATACTTTCTAATTGTGCAGACGAATATTCTTCAAGAAAGGTAAGACCATTTTTGTTATACTGTGTTCCAACACCGTCAATTACGCTTTCAGGAGGTTGTAGCTTGTATAGAACAGCAGTAAACTTTCGTCTGCCATTTTTATACTTCTTGCTTGAAAGTTCAAAACATTTATTCATTGCTACCTCCTATAAATTTTGTATATAATTCAAGAGCCATCAAACGATGACTCTTGAATTATTAAAGTATTTAGTTGTCACTTGGACTTGGCATATCATTACCATTATTCTGTTTACTTGTAATAGTAGAAGATGAAGTAGGGTTTTCATTTTCTGGTCTGCCACCCTTATTATCCTGAGTTCCATCACCAGAGATTGTAAAACTTGTAGGATGAGGTTTATATTTCTCATCAAATCCTTCTTCAACTTCCATATCCATTAACTGAATATACGCATCGGCATTAAAGCCAGTACTTGCAATCCAAGCCCTTAATGAACCTTTTCCTTGTAAATATAATTCCTTCATCTGTGTTGTAAAATCACTTCTTGTAATATAACTACAAGGCAGATAATACAATCCAACAGCATTAGACTTGTCCTTAATGACATTCTCGTTGATTATTTTTACGAGTTCCTCGGTAATCGGTTCAATCCACATTAAAATCTCAGACAGTAACAACTGTAAGTTATTCTGTTGAGCTGCGTAATTACCTGAACCACTACCAGATAAAAGATTTGCCATGAATCCTAAATCAATACCAATTTGGTCTTGAATATAAGAACTATTCTTTTCATCTAACAAAGACGTGTCTGCTTTGATTTGGTCAATCTTTGTGCCAGCAGCTACGGAAAAGAACGATGTAGAATTCCTCTGATTCTTTGTGAGAATAGCACTTTTAACTGTATTATGTTGTTCCGTCTGTTGTTTTCCTGTTAAAGCACAAGAACCTTTGTCCTTTCCTTCAGGAAAAGTTTCGTAAATTATACGATTGTTGATTTCGTCCAAAGTACCACGACAAGTATCTTGGAAGTATGCCGAATACAAAATGTTTTTGATGGCAGCCAAACAAAGCGGTCTACCCCAAGCCTCTTCCATACGACTTCTTACTTTAGAAACAATAGTCTTGGTATTATCAAGGACTAACCAATTGTTAGAACCTTTTCCCTTATTGTATTCAGCCCAACCCTTTCTGATTTCTTCGGGATATAATCTCAACTTTCTATTAAGTTCATTCTGTGATAATCCCTCAAAATATCTAAGGTTAAACGCCAATACATATGATGAATTCTTTCTACCTACAATCTTTGTGTAATCAGTAGGCAATGGAACAACAGACATATTTACTCCAACATCATTGATTTCCAAGATTTCTTCTACATCATAATCGGACATAGTTTTCTTGGTATCTGCTTTTGACGAAGCAAAAACACAATAATAAAACGCAACGCCATCAATCATAGATTTGAATAATGCGTCACGCACAACTTCCTTATGGTGAATACTTCTTAAAGAAGAATCCATAAGGTTCTTATTCTTTTCTCGTTTTAATTTGTTTTTACCTCGTGGAATAACACAATAATCAAGAGTTGGAAGAGAAGTGCAGTAGTCAATACACTGCGTTAATAGACCATTAGAAGAATATAGTTTGTTTGAAAGTTTCCTAAGTGCATGATTATGAACCATAGGACTTTCAACCATATCAGATATTTCTTTTGGTGAATATATATTGAAAATATCCAAGCCAAAATAATATTCTGAAATTCCTCTAGCAGAATATGTATTAAATTCGTAAGTAGAGTCAGTAGTAGGAGCAACAGAATTTGTTTCCACTACATTCTCAACTTTATTCTTCGGAGGGCGACCCCTCTTACGCTTAACTTCTTCTGGCATAGTCGCCTCCTTTCATTAATTACATAAGCAAGTATATTCATACTCTGATTGAGCATAAACATCTCTGTAAAACTCATTTATCAACCACAATACATAGATTGTTGCTGATACACGGTCTTTGTCTAGCTTTTTAACAACTTTTTCAATAGAAACACCACCATTAGGCAAGTGTTTCAATTTCAAATTCGCTGTCTCTTCAAAAAACGCATCTGTCTGTAAGAATGGTTCAACGAATTTTTCTTGTTTATCCCAATCCTTTTCAGTAAAATCAGAGTATTGTTTCTTTTCAAGTAGTCGTAATTTTTTACTATCTACCATATCAATAAATGTAGTTACAATTTTGCTTTGTGCAGACTGAGCCTTTAAGTTATATAAAATTCTTTCTGCATCATCTGTCTCAGGAGTATTGTCATCATTGATAGTATCCCAACAGCCAAGAGATTCTTTGGTAATAGGGTCAAAACTTTCTTTTAATAATTCATCAATAAGACCTGCTCCAAGACCGTTTCCATCGACTACAACAGCCTTTGCTTTATATCTTTTTTGTAACTTCTTAATAGCGCATGCTTGTGCTGTAAAGTTCATAATGTTAGGTATGTTAATCATATTTACAATGTCAATAGATACGATTTTACTCTTATCCTTTGTTCTGATTACTTTTGCAATAGTAACAGAAGATTGGTTATTATTAGAGTTCTGACTTCGTGCAACGTCCACTCCAATATAAAATTCTTCATCATCACTTTTACACTCATATTGTGATTCAGTGAGAGAGCGACAATTCATTAGTCTGTTAATATCAACTAATGCACCATCAGAACAACCAACCCATCTTGATTCATAGTTTTGTGCAAAAGCAATAGGTGACATTTCCTTCTTCTTTTTAAGAATTTGACTCTTAGTAGAACCTCTACCATACCAACAAGCTAAAAACCATGAAGAGCCTAATACCATTTCACCTTTAAGATGAATCATATCATTAAGCATTTTTACGCTTCGTTCATACTCGTCACTACCTCTAAACCCAGAAGTAGTAAAGAAATTTATCTGTTGATTTAATTCACAAGGGTCTACAACGCCAAGTTTACCAACAGTATATCGTGGAACTTCCACAATAGGTTTTAATGCATCCTGAAACAATTCGTCATTGAGAAGTGCAGACTCCTCTATATTGATTCTTTTCCTACGCTGACCTTTTGAAGTTTGTGCATTAGCGAGGTTGTCAATTTTTGCTCCTGATTTAAAGTTTATTTCAGCGTCACCCTTAGAAAATTTTTCTCTTCCCTCAATTTCATTTTGAATCATAGGGAAGTGTTTGATAATCTCGGTATGCTTATCCTTTAACAATTCAGCGGCATTCTCTTTCGTCTGAGCTGTCATTGCCAAATCAATATCGGGGAAGAATATAGAAACTAAGTACATTGCAAGTACCTCGTCATACGTCTTTCCCCATCCACGAGGGAATACTCCATACAAACTTACAAATCGCATAATGCAACGAAGATAAGTTCTTTGGTCTGGATGTAAGTTAATACCGCCAGTTTCAGGCTTAATTAAATCTAGGAAAAGGTCGGGATACCAGCGACACCATGAACAAAACTCAACATACTTATACAAATTCTTTCCAAATACAGAATCATCTTGTAATGCTATAATTTGTTCTTTTGTCATTAGTCATCACCATCCTCATAATCTTTAGGAAGAGTGATAAATTTTTCAACATTTGGTCTATTTTTTTCAGTAGGCTCATCATCAAAGATTCCATAAGGGTCGCCATACTGTTCCAAATATTCTTCCTTCTTTTTATCATAGAATTTATAAACATCCTCATATGAACACTGAGGTAGTCCTTGTAAATCTCTTGCATAATTGATATAGCACCAAATATTAAAATCCAATGCATCGTTAGGTCTGAATTTAAAACGTGGGAGAATAGGGATAACATCTACAGCCTGTTCAACAGCCTTAAAAATCTCAGAGAAACTATTAATACCACCTTGTAAGTCGGCTTGCGTCAACTGTTTTGGTGTCAACTTTGCTTTGTCAGCAGCGTCTTGAGCAGCTGAATACCACTTCTGGGCTTCTTGCACATCACCTCTTGCAGTAGCTAATTCTTCCTTTACCTTAAAACGTACATAAGTAACAAGTGCTTCTTGGTGTAAGTTTGTTTGGATAGAGTAATTCTGTTTCATATCCTTGTATTTCTTATACATATTTTTGTATTCAATTCTCGTATACCCCTCACCAAAAAGGTCAATCATTTCTCTTGTTACTTCAAATTCACTGTCATCAGATGTAATGACTTCCTCATTCTTTTTCTTTGCTAAATCCTTTTTATATTCAGCATTTTCTGTTTTCTGAATAACAGTACTGTGCTTTTGGATAAAACCATCTTTTTCAGAGTCTTCATAACTCTTTGAAGAAACCTGACGCAATGTTGCAATGTTCTTCATATACAAACGAATAATCGCATCGCCATGATATTTAACATCGTCTTCCTCAACATGAGAATTTTCTTTCTTAAACTGATTGATAGCACTCTGTAAATTATCCTTGTAAAAAGGTTTGTCAATCTGTCGTAAGATATTTTTAAATTTAACCTCGTCAATCTCATTAGTGTCAGTATCTACACTGGACTTGATAACACAGTCTTTACAAATAGGTGTTTTGCCGTCTAATGCGTGAAGAGGAGATTTGCTCATATAAAAATCAGATAGTGGTTTCTCTGTACCACAACACGAGCAGTGCTTTTTCTTTATTACTTTCTTAGTAGCCATTCGCCACCATCCTTTCATATCAACTATTTTTCTACATATCAAAAAGACAGTTACCAAACGATAACTGTCCTAGAGCCGAATGCAGAAGTCGAATCCGCAACCTACACATTACTAATGTATTGCTCTGCCAATTGAGCTAATTCGGCATATAAATAGGAGAGTAGACCTAAATCCACTCTCCATGTCTCTTTAAAACATCCGTTTTAATATTATTTAATTATTTTCATAATTCTTACCAACAATACTCATATACTCTGTTTCAGTGATAATACCCTTAATAACCATATTTCTTACTCTGATTTCACTCCAAAGACCAGTATCATAATATAGTTTTATTTTATCGTACATTTTACTTTTCATAAATTAAACCTCCTCTAAATCGACACCTGTCATCAGAGCGATATAATCTATATCTGCACGTTGCTGCTGAATATCTATAATTTCTAACTCTTTTAAATACTGTTGATATTCTTCTTTAGTTAATTTAACCTCTTCATATTCGAAAGAAGTAACATTTTTGCCTAATTCTATGTCATGATTAGTTAATTCAATAACATTTTTCCGTAAATACACAAATGTTTTGGAAGAAGTATTATCGACCAAATCTGGATAATTCTTTGATTGTGATTTTATATAATTTAATTTCATTAATTTCTCCTTATCACATTATTGCCAATGGTTTGCAAGAAATAGAAGAACCAATTAACCATAAGCTTCTGCTCAATTCTTCATTTGCATTGGTATAAAAAGCACCTACTAATAATTTATGGTAAGAAGAGCCTCCAACAATTACATATCTTATGTTAGAATTATTAAAATAAAAACCATCACTATAATAAGTTGTAGAGCTTCCGTTTGCTGTTTTTGGTATAATACCATGTTTACTAAATATCATTTCAGAAATATAACCACCAGATGTTCCGAATGGTACAGAATCCGAAATTGTTATATATCCATTACCAGTTGAATTATATCCATCAACAGTTGAAGTATCTGATTGACCATATGTCATTTTGATTTTTTGAATTCCATTATCATTAATCCAACCTGCAATTCGTCTGTACTGATTACCCCAATAATGTTCAATTCCAAATACTTTTACTCCAAAACCTTGTACATTTTTGCCATAAAAAGAACCTTTATTATCCATAGTACCAGATACCATTAAGTCACTTGCATCAGAACCGCCATTATAATGTCCATAACCAAAAACATGTTGTGTATCTGTTGATTTACCAATTAGCAAAAGTAACAAATTTATTAATAATCTGTCTGAATAAACTTCAGTGTACCAAATCACATCACTTGTTTTATTATTTGCGATTGCTAATTCTATTTCTTTAGAGCCAGATGACGTATTAACAGGTGTTTTACCACTTAAACTTCTTAATTTTGTTCCGTCATTATAACCATTGTAAATTGGCATATAACAATAATCTATTTCGTTTCCGTTGTTGTCAATATGACTCCAACAATTAAAATCTTCATCTATTTTATTGTTTGAAATATAAACATTTGCTGTTTTATCTCCGTTATCAACAATTTTCCAATATACTTTAGGAATCTGAACCATAGCGTTTCCTTCATACTTGTCATTTGATATATCAGAAGGAGTACCATCTAATTTCTTAGAGTAATCATTTGGGTTTAAATAATAATCAACAGTTCCATCGTATTTTAACATACATGGTTTTATATCCATGAAGAAAGCACTTGCCCAATCGCCGCAATCAAACGAATCTCCTTCATAATCCATATAAGCAGACCTAAAATTCTTATTATCTTCAATATAAGTAATCATACTTGCTGGATCTGATTCATTTTGGTCTATTGTAAATCCATAAAGTTGATAATTTTTACATAATATAGATATTTCATTAACTTCTGAGACATTGTAAAAACCAGTTGTACTTATAGGGAAAACTTTATAACACCATTTTTCGTCAATATTAGGATTGAATGTTTCATCAACGTAGTATTCATTTCTATATTTTCCGAAATTTTTTCTGTTAATTTCGCATACTAATATCCCATCATTTACATCAATTGGAGCAGAATTTAATTTTCTTCTTATAACAACTTTCTCAACAAAACATAATACTTGATTTTCAACGATAGTATCTTTTGGTTCTAACCATTTAAGTTTATATCGTTTTAAATCTGTATCATATGCACCAGATAAAAATTGCATATTTTGTGGTGTCATATTCATAATATAAACATTATCTGGCGTAACAGAAGTGTCAATCCAAGTAGAAGACGAATTATCATAATATTGGAAATGTCCATTATAATATCGAAGATTACCAAATCCGTTTGATGTAAGGAAATCCCCTTGTAAATCAATATTTAGTTGACCAATATTTTGAGTTGTTCCATCAGAAAAAGTAACAATAATATTGTTATTCTCATCTGATTTTATTGATGTAATAGAACGACCATCTTTACCGTTTTCTCCATCCTTTCCGTTATTTCCATCAACTCCATTTCTACCAACAACAATACCTAAATTAGAAGAAGTATCGTTAGTATAATCAATAACCAATTCTCCATTCTCAGTTATTGTTGCTTGAGAAATACCAACTCCGTCAGCACCATTTTCCCCATTAGCACCGTCCGTGCCATTTTGTCCATCTTTACCATTTGTACCTTTCGCCAATATGCCAGTGTCAGTATCTCCGATAAACCAGTTGTTGTTTGAACCTATGTGTGGAGTGATACCATCATCACCTTTTTCTCCTTTAATAGCACTAATTTCTTTTGCATTACCTATTGGTAAGTATCCATTAGCAACACCATTTTGATCTATGTACGAAGATAATCTTAGATAAAATGTTCCTGTATCTTCAGATATTACAACAACAACCTCTGAATCGTTTACAGGGTTAGTGTCTGACACCATATCTGATATACTCTGATATTGTTTTGTTACTTTAAAACCACTACCTGTTTCACCTTTTTCTCCTTTGGCATTTACATTAGTATCAATGCCATTTATGAACCAATTTCCATTTGCATTAATTCTAATATCAGGTGTCTTTCCATTAGAACCTTTCAATGATTCTATCCATTCTTTTTCAGTACCATTGAATCCGTGTCCTATTGCAATTTCATATGCAGATTTGCCATCTTTTCCGTCTGTTCCTGGCTTACCTTGTATAGCACCTGCGCCTTTAAGGGTAGAATCAACATATGATTTGCTTAAAATATATGCTTTCAATCCATCCATCACTTATTACCTCCTTACATCTTTACCCATTCGTTATCTGGTGTAAGAATATAAACTTCCGTAGAAACGCTATTCACGACCATAGCAGTTGAGCCAATGGCGCATGGCTTATTTATAACTGTTTCATCAGTTATAAGAGTTCCCTCAATTCCATTTTTAGGCAGAAGTTTTATCTCGTCAGTAGTTGTAAGCAAGAATTCTTTTGTATCAGATGAATTCGCTTGACCATTAATTGCTGTAATTTTTACAGACATATTTATTTCCTCACTTTCTTAATTTTTATTAGGGTTGATTTTTCACAATCAAAAAACCAACCCATAAAGTTCTCGAAGTGAGAATGTTAGGTTGGTTAAGCTACCATTGTTTCCTTACTCTTGAAAGTTGCAGAGTGCATTTTGGTAAGCATAGTCTTTCTCTCTGTAAATCCCATATCCATAAGTAACAATACTTAATTCTGTTTTTCTAAGAACAATAATTCTTCATTATGTTCCTTCTTAAATTAAAATTACCCTTTATGGACAACAAGCGGATGGTTTAAACCAACCACAAAATCTCTTTGAAAAGCGATTTAAACGCTGAATTTTCTCTTTGAAACAAGAGATTTAACGCAAACTAGAGTAATCGAAACTCATTCCTTTCAGAACACACTACTTAGCAGGTAGGTTCTACACCTTGTAGATTTAGTTTGCACAATAGGAGAGTAGTAATTACTCCCTATATAAATTACAGAACAACCTCTGTTTCTCCTTCAAACTTAGTATTCAAACTCCTAAGTTCAGCAAGCTTCTTCCCGATTTCTTCCTGAATCTTAACTGCAAACAATTCAGCTTTAGCCTTGCCCAACTTTTCAACAGTGTCCATCACTTTGTTTAATTCGCTTTCTGGAATCTTTGTAATATCAATCGAAAAGATAATTGAAAGTTCTTCATTTATAGGGTATTCTTTATTGATAATATCCTTTAGCGATACTTCAACGATATTGGTATCATCAACTTCTTCCTCTGTTACAACAGGATCACCAGATACACCATCAATTTTCATATTGGCAGTAAAATCTATGCTGCTATATTTAACACTTCTAGGAAAGTCATACAAAAGGTTCTTTTCTTCCGTTTCAACACTTGATACAGTGCCAAGTTCAGCAACACTAATATCAACAGTAATGATATTGTTCTCAATAGATTTCTTAACTTTTAATTTCATTATTTCACATCCTCGCTTTCTAATTGTCCGTAGATAGCTTTTAATCCTACTATCAAATCCTTTAAAGATGCTTTTGTCATAGAGCACTCAAGTTGTGGTAAAGACAAATCAGTGTCTTTAATACACAGCTCTACCATTTTCTTATCTTTTGATGGGGCAAATTGTCCTTTTGTAGATGTAGACAATAACAACTCTACGAAATCTACAATGCGTCCACCATCACGACTTATGATTTTTGTCTGACCTAATTCTAACTGGTCATCTAAAATATCAAGATTTCTTGCCATTTATATTTTACCTCCTTCTTTATTTGTCGATTTACACCGACATATAAAAGTCGGCTTTAGCAAAGCGAGAGCAGAGTGATGAACTCCACACATCTAAGTACAGTATGCATCCGTAAATAAACTTAAACCATCAGGGTTTCTCACATATGTAATAAAAACAGTATCAATCAGTTTTAATTGTAAATAATATAAAACCGACTGTGACGGTTATTCCTCCGCAAAGGATATAGTTTGATTTTCACTCCTGAAATTATGCTATCTCAATATCAGAATTATCATAGATGGGATTATGCCATCTCATATAATTTACTTTTTGTTTCGTTGGAATAAATTGACAATACTGGTAGAATTTTATAGAATAGAAGTTGCAAGTAATTGTCCAACATCTTGTTTAGGCTAGACAGATGGTAAAAGGCGGTTTTAAGTCACGTCAGGTGTAGTGATACCCTGTTTATCTTATAGATACCCTTGCTAAGAAAGGAGGGTGATATACGAAGTGACGTTTTGTGAATTACTAATCTTTACATTAGTTACTGGCGTGATTAGTGGCGTAATTGCTACATATCTTGTCAGATTCCTTGATAGAAGGCACAAAAATAACCGCCAAGAGAAATAAGCGGTCGTTTTTGTGTTAATTGTTTTTAATTGAAATATATTAGCCATAACCTACCAAATTATGACTCGAAACCGTCTAACGGATAGTTGCTTGCTTTTTATATGTATTATTCTACGTTATTATTTCTGTATTGTCAATTGATTTTTCCTCAAAAGTAAGAAGAGTGGTTGTTACAAAATTTGTATAATAATCATGACAAATTCAACTTTAGAATTGGAGATTTATTGAGGTTCTTCTGTTTTAGTATCTTCTGCTAAAGCATTTCTCAATTTATCAAGGCTCTTCCACTTCTTATCCTTTGCAGTGTTATCATTGTAAACATCTACAAGTTCTGAACTAGACCACTTTTGCAACTCTTGAATAAGTTCTTTTTCAACTCCGATAGAGGATAAATATGAAGTCCAAAAGTGACGACCGCTATGTGGATACCAGTGTTTATCCAAATACTTATCCCATTTATCCATCCAAGCACGAATAGTATCAGCAGTAGCAGGGTCGCCATCACGCTTTACAAAAATGAAATTATGGTCTTTACCATTCTTCTCCATAATCTCTTTTCTGATTGGTAAATATTTTTCATAGTAAGGCACAAACATATCTTTGATAATGTATCTTTCTATATATTTACCATCAACACCACGACCTTTTACTTTTAATTTAGAAGTGGTTTCTAAGAATAGTCCATCAAAAGCAGTGTTCTCATAATCAATCATATCAGTAGTAAATCTAACCAATTCACTACATCTTGCACCTGATGCCATGATTAATGCCAATAAACACTGTTCATTTACTCTGTCGATTTTACCAAGTTCATCCATAAGATGGTCTAATTCTTCCTTCTTGAATACGGACTTTTCTCTTGTGTTTTCCTTTGGTAATTTGTCTACAAACTTGAGTAGGTTTCTAAAATTAGGAAATTCATCATCATAGAATTTCTCTATAAACTTGGACAATTCAGATAATGCACTATGACATCTTGCATATCTGTTAGCTTTCCAACCAAGTTCAGTAATTCCATAATCAAAAAAATCTTGCATATCTAACTTCTTCATTTCTGTGAATAGGGCATTGTCATTATAAAGATAATTCCAAGTAAAGAAGATGTTGAAATCAGACGTATATCCAACAACGGTTTGTGGACTTCTCTTAGTTGCCAAGTTCTTTAAGTATTTGTCAACCAATCTTTGATTCTTTGGATTGAATTTTGCAATAATTTCATCTGTTGTTATTTTATTCCTAAACGTTTCTCTTGGTTTTGGCACGTTTATTCCTCCTTCCGTTCACTTAGTAACCAGCCTCATCACTGGTAGGCATGCTAACTTTCACCGCATACATATCTCTATAAAATATAGAAAATGGCTATTACGCCACTTTTCCAAATTCTTTTCTTAATTTTTCAGTAATCCAAATCTGTCCCTTACCCGTAATAAAAGTTTTTACGTAAGCCTTAGTTCCGTAAGGTGTTTCATATGTACCTTCTTTTATCTTGAAGTATCCACTTTCAATGTATCTCTGATAAGGTTCATTATTGTTTCTAAGGATTTCTTTCTGTCTGAGAATTTCAAACAGTCTGTTCCTTCCAATAGGAATATTTTCATCTTTGAGTAATTTTGCCATTTGGTTCATGTCAATAAGGCTAGTAGTATCAGATACTTGGTTGGCAAAATCTACTAATGGTTTCTCTTCTTCAATCTGTTGAATCAGTGGAGTAGTAGCTTCCTTAACTTCTAACTCTGTAAGTTGCTTACTTGCTAATACAGCATTTTGTCCGCCATCATAGATTGATAGTAATAACTGTGCTTTCAATTGTTCACTTGACTTAATAACTTCACGCATTTTGAAATACTCATCAACAAAACTATCCATAATATCCCAAGATTCATCGTCGTCCATTGCCTTAATTAACTTAGAATATCCTCGTTCAGACAATATAAATGCATCTTTAGTCCTATTGCTAGAAAACATCCCTAATTCTCTAGCAAAATCTCTAAGTGAAACTGTTTCACTTAGAAGATTGATATAGTCAATGCCTTCCTTAATACGTTTCTTTTCAATTAATCTGTTAATAGAAGCGTTGATATCCGATAGCCTTGTGTTATGTATCTCTGATACTGCTTTAGCTGTTACAACTCTACAGTTTTTGCCAAAACCACCTTCAACAATAGGAATATTAATTCCCATAAAGTTTTGTGTTCCATTAACTTTTAATTCATTTTTATTCATTTATACCTTCTTTCTCCACATTAAAGCAGTGGGTCGCTAAATATTTATAGTTATTTGCCGATAACTGTGAATTGTTATCTGAGATGGAATGGTTACGGCAATAACCACTCCTAAAAGAAGGTCAAATGAAAAACAAAAAGTGAAATTTCATTTGAGGATGTAATCATCCCATCTCAAACAACAATGTTCTAAATATTTATTCTCTTTATTGAAGGTAGAGATAGTCATTTGACTGTAATTCTCTTTACTTACTTAACTAGCAAACCAATTATTGTTACAATAATTACTTCTCCAAAACAAAAGAGAACTTGTGCAATTAAACACAAGTCCTCTCTGTCAATATCTATCTAGTTTTTATCTAAATAATCTAACCATATACTTAACCAAATCCATATCAGTAGAGTAGAAACTGTATGAGCTATAACCATTATCATCAGAACGATTTACACTGAAACTGTGCATATCACCATCTGATTCAATACTTAGTTCAGCATCTTTTTCAGTATCCTCACTCTTACAACCTTCGCAGTCATCATCCTCAAATCCAAATACTAAGATAGACTCTGCATTTTCTTCAAGAGCATCTAAATCTTTCTGACCTAATCTATCATAGAAATAAGTCAAGCAAGAATCCTCATTACTCTTGATAATACAATTATCAGGGTCTTTAGCTTCTTCAACAAATACCATGCCATCATAAGCAATAGTGATAACTACATCATTATTATTGTCATATAACAGTTCGTTTTCAGAATCTGCATCTACCCATAAATCCTCAATTTTATCGAGTAATCTACCAAGAATTTCTCTTGCAATATAAGATGGTGCGTAGATACTCAAATTTTCATATCTGCGAAGAGTAGAGTATTCGTCAATGATATCATCCACAATTGGACAAATACATTCGATGTATACTTCCTGAGTAAGTTCATCTGATTTATAATCGTAAATCATTTATAAAGTCACCACCTTACAGTAAGCAATTCTTAAACGCCTTTGCTAACTTCATCTTAGGCTCACGATGCGCTGGAACTACATATTCCTCGCCAGCCTTTTCGCCCATCATAATCTTACCTCTACGTTCAGGAACATCCTTTACTGATAGCTTTCCAATACCAGGGATAGTTAAATCTTCACCATTCTTCATTGCATTTTCTGCAACAACTCCCTGTGCCTTTAAAATTGCATCAATATCCTTCATAGGGATTTCGATTTCTACTACTTCCTGAATTGCCTTTAAATATTCGTTCTTTGTCATTTTTTTCGTTTCCTTTCATTCATAAAATATTTCAACTAAAATAGGAGAGTAGCAATCGCCATTCAGCAAGCCACTCTCCACAAACCGAAGTTATTTCCGTTTATTAAATGCCAGTCGGATTCTGGTCTATTTTATGTCATTAGTAACATGATTTTTGAATAATAACATTCAATATGTTACAAGTAACAATTTATGTTACAACGGTCACAGTTGTTGATATCTGCTCCAACAATCACTCCAAACTAAGCCGAATAGTAGACTGTAACCTTTGTTGTTATTATTTATCAAATTTCACGTCATAAATACAATCTAAGCCATTATCTGTAATTACACATAATAACTGCTCAGGCTTATTCCTCAATCGCTTGTCCATACAATATGAATCTGAACCTGACAGACAGCCAGCCTGTAAAACCTTAGAATCATATACGGTAGTCATAGCATTTGTGTGTCTATGTCCACAAAGATATATATCTGGTTTGATAGAAGTAAAGAGTGTCAACTTCTGGATTGCATTCTGTGGTGTTTCTCTATCTCCATGGCTTGCAAATACATTTGTGCTACGAATTGCAAACATAGCAATAGTATCTTCAATAGTATTCTTGTAGCAAATTACATTATTAAAGTTCTGTAATTTGGCTTCTAAAAATGGCAATACGAGATTATCCATATTCTCGTTGGTCAAATTGTCGTCTTTTTTAGGAGATAATCTACCATGATTTCCAATAGCCATATACACATTTACTTTATTGAAATGGTAGCTTAATTCTCTGATAAACTGTGCTAAATAATCAGTTACCATTAAAAACTGCTCAATCATATTTTGATTATTCTCAATTCTTAAAGTAGGATGAATAAATCCAGACACAGTTTCAGAAAGTACCAAATAAGCATTTTCAGAACCATGCCTAATCTGTACTTCAAAAATCTTGTCAAGATATTCGTTCAATCTATCTTTTAATACATCTTGGTTATATGTATTGAAGAAATTATTAGACTTCATGCCTGCATGAATGTCATAGAGAGAAATAAGTAAATCATTATCAGTCTTTAAAATACCTTTAAATCGGGCATTTTCCTCGTATTCTAAGGGTTTAGTTATATATTCTTGCATTGTGCGAATAAACTGTTCTCTATATGACTCCTTATCAGACTCTTCACGAATAACACGTCTTAATTCATTTCTTTCCCTACGTGCCTTAACACGTTGCTTTTCAAGTTCTGCTAACTGATTACTATTCTGAGATTGAATAGTACCAGACTCCATTTTTACAAAGCAATTATCATAAAACTTCTTAGCTGCTTGATAGCGTTTACGCCAAGCCGATTCCGTTCTGTATGTAGTTTCATCTTCGCCGAGTAACTCTCTGTTTATAATATCATTGACAGATTCCCAATTTTTAACTTTACCAGAATCTATAAGATTCCCAACCTTCCATAAAAACTGTTCTTCTGTCTCAGTAGGTAGCTTTTTAATCTCTACTATCTTGTTCACCTACTCTCTATTCATTTGCAGTAGGCTCATCCAATTCTTCTTCATTCTTGGTAGCCACCTTAATTTCTACGCCAGTACCATTAAATACAGATAGAAGAGTAGCAAGACTCTTTTCTTCGCCATCTACATCAACTGTCATTCTATCAGTATCAATAATACCTGCAATCTTCATATTTGTAGTTTCGGTTTTCTTAAATACAAAATTTGCCATAAAATCTTCCTTTTAAAGTCCTTTCATTCATAAATTTGCATAAAAATAATCCTCAAAACTTCTTCTTATGAGGATTGTAATAGTCTTGTTTCTTACCTTTATTTAATTTTACATCGTAATAATTTTGCAATTTCTGTTTATATTCCTCGTTATCTGCTAATCGAATATGTGACTGCAAATAATATAACCCACAACGAGTAGGAATTTTATGGTTCACTACATTATCAATTAACTTATAACTAGGCGCAAGATTTCTAAGATGTGTATGAATATCTGTATTATTTTCTTTACAGATGCGCCAACCGTGTTCTATTTTATCTATGAAATAACCTTTATATTTGATTCTTTCCATAGGCAGAACCTACTTAGTAGCTTTTTCTAAAGCAATCATATTTTTCTGACGCTCACAAAGGTAATACTTCTTATGCTTAGTTTTAGAAGTTGAAATTCCACCTTCGCCAAACTTTACACCATATTCCTTATTCAATTTGTGAGCCAACTTTTTACTGATTAGTAAAATAATATTAACCTTCTTTCATTATAAATTTGTCCTAAGACAGATGAGAGAGTGTAGAATTTGAATCCACGACCTTCACTTTAGAATGTGACGCTCTACCGTACTGAGCTAACCCTCCATATAAGAGAAAAGAGTGATAACACTTACAGGACGTAAGTGCTACCACCCTAGAGAAAGGAGAGATTATGAAAAAGAAAAGTTTACAAAACTTTCGATACAAACTAAATTGAAGATCAACTCTATTCCTTTAATTTCTTACTAGGTTTAAAACTAATACATTTTACATTTGGAATAGTAGTAGAAAAACCTGTATCCAAAGTTTTGTTAACATATACATTTTTAAAATATGTAGAAAATGTACCAAGGCCATCAATTTTAACCTTTAAACCATTTTTAATTTCTGTTATAATTATTCTCACGAAAGAATTAATAATATATTCAATATCTTTCTTATTGTATGTATCCATATTTTCATTCCAAATTTGATTAATAATTTCAGATTTTGTTATGTTTTATCATCTCCAATCGGTGTGTTTTCTTATTCCTACCAATAGCTTACTTATCATGAAACCAAATTATATGGGACGAACCCATATAATTAGATTCCAAAAATCTCTTTGGGGGATTTTTTCTTGGTAAATTTGCGATTATATATGATAATTTCGCCGTTTTTGTCCTCAATTAAGTAGGTATTTATACGGTTATACTGTTCTAAAAGTCCAGTTAATATTTCATTCTTGTAATTAAACAAGATGTAAAAAAGCAAATTCTTAATTGGTGAGTTTTTCTGTAAATCTAAATTCCACAAAAGTCGATACATCGTGTGTTTGCTAATTTTCATTTTATTGATTTCATATAATAAATCTTCTTTAGCTTTTACAATATGAATATGTTTCTCCTCGCTTGTAAGACAAGAATTTTGTGCAATCATCTGGTTATAAGCAAACGTATTTTCAGCCATTTCAATTATCTTAGTGATTTGTGGTTTTACAACTTTATTTTTATCATAATCTAATGGTCTAAAAATTTCTGCAAGTGGAAGAAAATCACTTCCTTTTGATTTAGAGGCACGTTTTGTTCCAATACATGTATGTAACAAATCCATACTGGTATCATATTTTTGATAATCTTTTCTATTTACATTCTTATAGTTCTTTGTATCTGCAATAAATCCTAAAAAGAATGGCATTTTCTTTCTACCATCGGTCATGGTTAAAATGTTTTCATATTTTTTTCGCATTCTTTTCAATTCAGCAGTATTATCTACAGGATATTCTTTCTTAGCTTTGTCGATTTCAATATTAGACATAACATCTAACTGACACACATCATAATAAATCTCTTTAATATACTCATATTGATTTTCTACATCTTCACCAGATTTTGCAACCATATCCCATAAAAGTGAATTTAATTCCTGAGACAGATTTACAATCTCACCAATCTTGTTATTACTGGTTTTATCATCTAAATCAGCTAAATCTTCAGTGGTATAATGTCTTTTAGATTTTGGTGGATTAATATTACGTGTTGGCACTTTGAAAAATTTATAATTTTTTTGTGCTGCATCAATAAGAATTTTATTATTTGTGATTAGCAAACTATCACTATCGTAATCTGCGCCTGAAAGTCTTTCTAAAATATTTTCATTAATTGCGTTGATACAAATAATATTTGACGTAAGATTAAAATACTTGTCAATAGTTTCGCAAGCTACATTTTTTGTTAATAAAATATTACCAATGGTTACGTGAGGAGAACGACTACCTAAGATAGTTGTCTCATAGTCATATCTTGTATTGTGTACTGTTCCAACTTCCAGTATAGATTTTCCATCAAATTTTCCAATAGACTGTAATAACATCTCATAAGGATTTCCAAATAGAGTAGCATAAGTACCATCCACAAGAATATGTCCTTTTTTCATATTCTTAAGATATGAACTACACAAATTCTTCTTAAAATCATAATAAATACGGGTCTTGTCAAAATCACATTCATAATTTAATAACTTATAAATAATTTCATTCTTATCTGCCACAATATTATCAGTTTCTAATTCAAAATCAGAGCCTTCTTTGAATTTTAAATGATAACGCATAACATCGACATCTGTATTAAGTAAATTGATATAATCAAGACCATCTTGAACAACTTCTTGCAATTCTTCTTTTGACAACTGTAAGGTATTGAGTAATTGATAATGGGCTTGTACCATACGACCATTAAAATAATGGGTATCCTTGTCATACTTCACAACTCCAAAATAAGGATAGATATTTTTAAACCAATTCTCCAATTTGCCAAATTTAAAATATTTGATACTTGACGGAGTAGTAATAATTTTAATATCCTTAATATCAGTAGCGATTGTTTGTCCATTAAGTTGTGAAATTTCAGTAATACCATTATCAACAAAAAATTTCTGAATATTAGTATTAAAACAACAAGATTTAAAAAACTTATTTCTCAGCAACAACATCCCTTTAGATGAATATTCTCCCATGAGTGATATATCAATTAAAGATTGTCCATCCCAAATCGAATTAGAAATCTTCATATTTTTTTCTTCTGTTTTTAGCCAACCATCGTCACCCAAGTCTGTACAAACAGCATCTTCATAAAATACACTTTCCCAATCATCTACAACTAAAAAGTTTTCTGGTTTAATATTAATAGTGTCAATAATGCTACTAGTAGGTAAGGAGATATAGGCTTCAAATGCAGCAATATCTAATTCATCACCATCTTTAACATCTAAGCCACATTGTTCTGATTTGTGCATATCAGGGTATAAACGTCTATCAATAAAGAGACATTTTCCAACTCTGGCAGAACCACTTGAACGTTTAAATCTACAATAACTAAGTCCATTGCAAATAAAACCATTTGTGTAACACCATTCTCTTAATTCTTTGGCAGATTTAACAGTTTTAATTGAGCCAGTTAATTTATATGTATATGTCATATTATCTTCATCATAATTACATGAGAAGAAAGAGGGGAGGAGAGTGGTATTTACTGAATTATAAAATGGTTCATCCACTTTAATAGCAACTAAAATTTCAATTCCATCTTCATCAACGTCTGTTGCATATCCATCTTTTAACTCATAATCTCGTAAATTATATCCGTTTCTAACATAAGTGTTTTTTGCTATTTTATTAAATTCTTTTACAGCATATTTAAAAGTTACATTGATTACCTTGGAAGAATATTCTTTGCCCTTTGAGATAAAGGACAAAGAATCTTTTTTGCCATACACAGATTTTGCAACTTCTCTAAGTTCAATTAAATCCAAACTGTAATCAAAACTATTTATGTATTTTCTGAAATTATCACTACCATCTTTTTTTGTTAGTTTATAACCATATGGCACATTTTTAATATAATTATTTGCTAAATATAAATCTTTAGCATCAATCGAAGGTATAAAAATAGATTTAGTCATTAGCCACCTCCATTACTCTATAACCACATTTTTGTATATTATCAAACACTTTATTCATTCCTTTTTTCAAAGAAAAAACAATGTCATTTTCGGTTAATGAATAAAATTCTTCAAAGCGAACTTTTTCCAATGTTAAGTATTTTTTTGGAACAAAATATTTCTGGTCAATTTCAATTACTGGATAACCATTATAATCAAATAGAAATTGTGCTTTCCAAAAATTATTTTTACAATTATTGATTTTATTAACCAAATCCAAAGCAATAGAATATGACTTCATAAAATCTTGAATTATTGATTCGCATTTATTCTTTTTTTCTATAAAATCAGTAATATCTCTTTTTAACTCTTCGTCATAAACCTGTCTATCGCAAATATACATTTTAAATCGAATACCACACTGAACACGACCAGTATATTTAGATATATTTAAACGAATATTAATATTATTATGATTTTTAATATTTAATAAAAATGAGTTATATTCATTACATTCAAAAAGGTCTTTCAAAAAAGTTTCATTTGCTTTATCAGAAACTGTATTATTTATTTCTCTTGTTAATTCATCAATGTCTTGTATATCAATGTGTCGATTTTCAAACAATATTTCAAATTTATTGTTTGTTTTAATAAGCACTGTATATAAGTCATTTTTCATTTTTATCTTATATTTGTCTCTTTCATAAGATTTTAATATATCCTCATACTTCAAAAGTTTTTCTTTATACTTTGATACATGATCATATACTTTTTTTAAATCACATAAATCATTCTCTGAAATAACTAATTCTTTGATATCAAAAATATTTTTATTAAAAACAACCTTTGGGAAAGTTTTTAATTTGTTAAAATCATACCAATAATTACATGAAGCAAAAAGTTTGGTATATGTTATATGTTCTGTTTTTAGGTTTAATCTAATACCAGCTTCATATGTTCTTCCACGGACACATCGCAAATCAAAGTATATAGTTTCATCTTTTGGTAAATCCAAAGACTCTCTAACGTTAGAAACCACCTTTTGGTTTATTATATTTAAAACATCATCCTTTAAGTATGATACACACTGCTTTCTTTTAATAATTTCATAACAAGATACCATATCTTCATATTCCATTTTTGAAACAATTTCTAAAATAGATTCTCTTGTATTGTTTCTTATCTCTTGCCAAAACCAATCAAGTTGCTCAATTCTCGCTTTATAATTAAGAACTTTCTGTCTAGTTAATTCGTGTTTAATCCTCGCAATAGTATTTGCATACAAATCTCGTTTCACATATGGTTTAGAATAGCAAACGCCATTGTGATAGAGATATGTAAACGATGGGATGGTAGTTGTATCTGTTTTAAACATATATTCTTTAATATTAACTTCTACGACATCATTACCAAGTGCATCCCATTTACAAAAATAATCATCGCCAGTTTTTCTATTCGTGAAAAACATTTCGAAATAAATAATTTTACCTGATGTGGTGTAAACAGTAATATCTGGTCTATACTCCCCAAATGGAGTACAATGTGATTCTTCAATTTCAATAGAAGACACTTCAAATAATTCATCTTCTATATAAAATTTACTTCCAGTTTCAAATAACCAGTTTTTACAGAAAAAGTGTAATTGACTTTCTTTTGTACATTTCCCAGTTTTGTGATAATAGTGAGATTGTTCTTTATTACTATCCAATGCTCTTGGTTTGACAATCCCCCCACAACAAGGACAGTAATAATCATTATCACCATCAGCTTTTTTAACGTGAATAAGATTCGCAAATTCATCATTACCATCATAGGCAACAATCAGTTGTGGCAAATATTCAAAAATATCCATCAAAATCCTCCTTAGTATTCGATTTTTAATAATGTGGAATTTAAAATTTGTTTTATATGTTTTTGGTCTTACTTAATATTTCTCTAAATCTATTGACCTTTGCGCCAACAAAGTTATTGCCAATAGAATTTCTAATCTATGTCCTTTATCTGTTTGATAATTACAACCAGTAAATAAAACGCAATTATCAACAAAAGGACTATTGATACATTTGTTAACACTTTTTCAAAGACACATACAAGCAAACCTAAAAATATCCAAAATTGTATTTTTCTTATATCCATTTTCTTCTCCCTGTGTTATAATATTTTCAATGCTATGTGGCTATAGCAGAGTACAAACAAACTAAAGAAGGAGGTTAAAAATACTTGACAGATATTATTACAATCCTAGTAGTGGTAGCATTTATCCTATTAGAAATCATCTGTTTGTCTCTTATTCATGTCTATAATGACATAAAGACAGTGTATACTTGCGCCAACAAGAAAACATGGAGACATCTCAAGAAGTCTTTACAGTAGACTTCTCCTAATTTGTTTGTATGTGCGTCTTATTTAATACTTGGTCTGTCATCTGAAATATGGTGACAGACTACTTTCTTATATACCAATCTCTATCCATCCACCTAATATAAATAACTTGTGGTAGATTATGGACGCTTGGTACTAATTTGCTTAACCATGTCTTCAATTCCTTAATAATCATCACCCCTCATCGTCTGTACTTCATAACCTAAAAACTTAACTAACTCCCTTGTAGTAGGACAGTCATAATGAATAAATTCACCATCGTCGTTCTCAATATATTCTTCTCCTTCATAAATACCTTCGCCACAAGAAGAGCAGTAGTGGTTAAATTTAGGTTCAGGTGCTAAAGGACATCGACTTGCGTGAGGAATTTGATGACAATACTCGCATCCATATATACTCATCTCTAAACAACACCTCCTACACTATATTTCTCCAACTTTTCATATAAATATCCATCATTCGTGGTTTGAACTTTCCATAAATTTTTATAGAATTCCTACTTCACAGACTTTGTAACCTCCATCTCCATAGGCGTAAATTCCGATAGTTCCTACCGTATTAACTTAATTAATTTATGCTATTTGTAATATTCTCAAACCTTCATTTAAAATATTGATAGCAGCATTTACATCTCTGTCATGATGTGTATTGCAACATGGACAATCCCACTCTCTAATTTTGAGATTTTTAGTTTCTTTATTTACATATCCACATATGCTACATGTCTGAGAACTTGCGAAAAATCTATCTACTTGCAACCAATTCCGATAATAATTCCTTGATAAATAGCTATGCAACCAATATGAAATTTATAGCAATCAGATATGGCAGCTACTGATTTTGCTTCATTAAAACACTTATAATCAGTCTTACTTAACATAATCGCTCTCTTTCATATAAAGCATTTCCTCTATCAAAACAATCAAGTTCATACTTTGTCCGATTAATATAATAAGAAAAATCCGTATTTTCTATATAGTTTGTAACCTCTACACACAAAGACTTTTTATCAGTTGTTTTAAATTCAACTGAATTAAGTTCATCAATCATGTCAAATCTGTCAATATCATTATCCTTTATAAAAAAAGTAGTAGTATATAACTTTTTTTCCTTGCTCCATCTACTTAATGCTAATATTGAATATCCATTACATAAATCAACCGTAATTCCTGTATCTGCAACTATTTTATATCTCATTAATAAAGTACCTCCTAATTATTGTCTCTAAAATTACATTCTTTCTTTCTATTTGAATCATATTTCAAATCATCAGCTATTTTTGATGATATAGGTAAATTAACTACATCAAAATCTATACTTGATAATTTTGGGTAGCATATTAACTTATTTCTTTTTTTTAATTCCATTGTTCTGTTCATTGCATACTTTTTGTTTGTTTCATTTGTCATTAAATAATTTTCTCCTTTTTTGATTAAAATAAATTTTGATGTCATAATCGTTCCTCCTTATAGGTAGGTGATTTGACTGGTTTGTTGGTTACATATAATACTTCTCTGTTTGATTAGATGAAAGAGAGTTTATTTCAAGTCCTTCTCAGTTGGCTTAATAATATTAATAGTGTCTTTAATATCTTCAATGAATGAACTGATATTTTTAATCTTGTTGTTATACATATCTACATAGGAAAGGTATAATTCTTTTTCTGCCCTTGTAATAGCAACATAGAATAATCGGCGTTCATCATCTACATTCTTATTTTTGTGGTGTGGAAGAAGTTCTTCGTTACATCCAACAATAAATACAACAAGATATTCCATACCTTTTGACTTATGAATAGTAAGTAATTTAACTTTTTCATCTCTCTTAGTTTCTACTTCTCTATTTAGGTCATCTAAATATGTAATAAGTTGTTCAATAGAAGAGTACTTGGAACACATATTTTCAAAACTATCAAGGTTATCAATCTGTTCAACATAACTACCATCATCTGCTTGCTTGCCTTTTGTAACGAACTCGTCAATATTAAGTCGATTTCTAAGATACTTAACTAAATCTGCAACAGAAGAGTATTTTTTATTCTGTATGTAGTTAATAACCTCAAATATTTCATCAATACCATTTTTAAAACGCCAATTTCGTCTATCAATAGTAAACATTGCATTGTAAAAAGATGTATTTCGCTGCACACTGTTATGTTCTACTTCTTCAAAAAACTTTTTATTTAGCCATCTATTAGGTTTATTGTATAAATAAGAAAATGCTTCATTATCATTCTCGTACAATGCTAATCTAAGATATGAGATAATCAGTTTAATTTCTGGTAAATCTGTAAATACTTTTCCATCAACAATATCAAATGCAATGTTAGCACTATGTAGAGTGGCTTCTAATTTTTGCAACTGTGCATTGGTTCTTGCGAGAATAGCAATGTCGTTATATTTATATCCTTCTCTTTTTAATTCTGTGATTCGCTTTGCAATCCATTCACCCTCATCATAGTCGTCTGAAAAATGTCTTAATTCAGGTATTTTGTAACTAGGTTTATCTGCAACGCTCTCTACATAATTCTTGTGTTTTGAATCTGGAATACTAAGTGCTAACTTATTTGCAGTCTTAACAATATCTTCACTACATCTATAATTAGTGTTAAGATTGATAACTTGTACATCACTGTAATCAGTATCAAAATTCAAAATAAATTTACTATCACCACCTCTAAATGAATAAATCGCTTGAAGTGGGTCGCCAACAATCATAGTATTTTTATTATTCAGTTTTCTTAAAAGTAGTGCTTGTGATAGTGAAACATCTTGAAACTCGTCAACCAATACATATTGAAATGTGTTTTGGTATCTGATTAAAACATCTTCGTTTTCATCAAACGCTTCATTTGCCATATTGAGAAAATCATCAAACTCAATGTATGAGTTCCTATCCTTATATTCTTCATACATTTTAAAAATTCTTTTCATATCATCATTCTTGAATGGCATATCAGTTGTATAAATCAAATCATCAGTTGGGTGTCTCATATTTACTTTTTGCAAAGCAATAAATGAAAACACTTCATTGTGAGGAACATCATCAGTTGAACACAACTGTAATGATGTACAAATATCTTGTATTGCTTTTTCTTTTTCCCATTGAGCAGTCCATACTTTATATCTATTTGCTCCATATGTAGATGAAATAATTTTCAATGCAAAAGAGTGAAATGTTTCAATATTGGCATTTGGTATTTGCAATTCCTCTAACTTAGAAACAATATTGTCTTTTGCTTTTCTACTAAATGTAATTGCTAAAATAGAAGAGGGGAGTATTCCATGATTCTCGACCATATTCTTAATTCTATGAGTTAATGTTGATGTCTTGCCACTTCCTGCACTAGCAATAACTGCAATGTTACCATTAATGGTATTAATGACTTTCTCTTGTTGTTTGTTAAAATTCATTCGTTACAAATTCCTCCTTATTTGATAATTTCTAAACTATAATTGTCATCAATTGCGCTTTTTTTAATTCTGTCACCAAGATATTCAGTTTCATTGGCAATAGTCATTTCACACATACCTTCTTGTCTCAGCATATAATCATTTTCTCCATTGCAATATAAATATTTACTGGGAAATTTATTGAAACGTTTACTTGCATTATCAAGAATCATTCCTGTAAACTCGTTATTAAATTCTTTAATAAGTTTCTTCCTATTTGTTTGTTGAAATTGATGAAGTATATATTCACACTTTTCTGGGTCTATATAGTAGGCTTCATATGTTTTGTAAACACATTTAATCTTTCTTTTATATAATTCTCTTTTTAAGACTTCATTAAAGTGTTTGGATTTTTTACTATAATATCTTTCTGTGTAGTTATTAATATTGGCTTCTTTGTCAGCAATGTTGATACAAACTGAGTAATATTCCATTTCCTCTTTGCTTGCTTGATGACTTTCTATATGTAATGGAAGTGATACTTTTCCATTTTCATCTATAACAATATTCTCCATATCAGATACTTCCACATTGATACGATAAACTTCACGCCAAATAATTAAACCTGCTGATTTAAGATAATCTAATGCAGATGTTATATAATGGTCTAACATATCATCTGTTTTTTCTATAAATTCATATATTAATTCAACAGGATATTGTGTTTCTTTAGATGTATCTTCTTTGTTATATTTAATAAGATTATAATTTCTATTAACCATATTAATTTCTCTTGACCACTTGCCAACTGTAATGTCTATCTTTCTATTCTCGTTATACTCATTATCAATAAGATAATTGAGTATCAGTGGACATATATACTTGTAGAGTGACTTTTGCATTTTAGGTAAACTGTTAGGAAGAGGATGCTTATGTACTTTTGTTATTTTATATGTACGGTTTCCTAAATCTTTTATGTTGCAATATTTTTCCATCTTTGTAAGCAATGTTTTTTTATGATTGCTTATAAATCTACCGTTATCTGAATAAGACCTCTTTTGAGTATCACTACCAAATAATTCTACTAATTCTTTTTCTGTAACTTTTCCAATTTTAATTTTTTCAATATCCATTTTTTTAATCTCCTTTTTATAAAATTTTTAAAATGAAAATGGCTCTAAACGTTGATTTTAAGCCATTTTTAGACAAAAACATCCTTTCATTCTTCCCCATATAATATATATATTAGGGGAAACTTTAAAGGATGCGATGTGGCTTAATCCCTTATAAATAGGGCGTTTTAACGATTTTTACTCAAAAATTTTTGCTTTTCATTTAACGCTCCTTTCTTAAATCTGATTATTTTGGTTATTCTTGTTGGCTTGCTTGCAAGACAACAAAGCTGTGAATCTTGTGAGCGAATAGCGAACAAGTTCATAGCTAAACGACGTAGTCTATAGGTAAAAGTGTGAACTATTACATATTTTCTCCATTTACATTAGTGTCAATAATTATTTCTATAATTGCTTTGTGTCAGAACTCCAAAGTTGTCAAAGATAGTAATATGACTCAAATAGAAATATTCCCCTTTTAAGGTTTATGGTGATATAGTTCCTAGAATCAAAATTCAAAACTTTGGTCATACAACAGGAACTATCATTGATGTTGAAATTTTACCTGCTATACCAACTGATGATATAGTTATCAATCCATTTGACTTTTACAAAGGATTATCATTAGCACCTAACCAGTCATTTGTAACTATATTCTCTAAAATATCTTCATCAGATGTTCCCCTTGAAGAGTTTGATGTGAAAATAAAATATAAAACTTTAGGTAAAACGGTAAAATCTACATATCACATCAATTACAAATTTATAGAAGGTGCTTTTGAAACCAAATCATCTACAAAGGATGTAAATAAAGCACTTGACAATATCAATCAAAGTATTCAAGGACTTCAGCAAAGATAGAGGCTAAGTCCTTTTTTATTTGTTTTTTATCTGCTTTAAAAGCATCAATTTCTATTGATACACTCATTCCATATGAAATTGTCTCTCCTTTGCCGTTAGTAATAGTTGGTTTCTCAAATGAGAATTTTTGTGGTACAATTTTTAAAGTTGTCATAGGTTTAATTCCTTTCTTTGATTAAATATTTTTCTGCTATGTTTATTTCTTCTCTATTTTGGTTTGTGAGTGAACCAATATATCCTTATAAATATTTTTCTCCAAATATTTTGGATAGTAGTGACATATGTAAGTACTTAGTTTGCGTAGATGTAAACCATAGCCCATACATTAATTCTCCTTTTAGATTACAAATTGGTGTTATAATTGTTGGAATGTTTCCTGATTTGTATAATGAATACAAAATATATTGATTGTTATGAGTGACATATTTTTTGTTGGTTGATTTTTGCTATAATAAGTAAAATTTTAGAAAAGTGATCTATGTATTAGGGTTAAATTAATGTTGAGAGAAAAATTAAAGTGTTTTGCTTTTAAATGATACTTGTATCATTGAAGTAGTTTTGTGAGCAAATAGAGTTGATTTTCATTAATTTAGTCCTTAGATTACAGGTAAAGAAATTGGTGATGACATGTGATAAGAGATAAACATAAAAATAAGACAGATAATTTCTTACCTGTCTTATAAGTTGATGGCGTATATTCATTTTATTTTTCTAATTTAGAAGCTAATTCATCAAATATGTTTCTTGGTTTACTTTTATCTGACTTATCTATCAAATGTAGTTTTTCCATAACGGAATCGAGTGTTAATGAAAACATATCTCTTACATCTTTGTATCTGTTGATTACATCTAGTACATAAGGATTTGTGTCTAAATCGAATTCAGATTTATATGCATCTACATAATCATTAATTTCTATTGCATATGTATCTTCAGTTTCTTCAATAACAAGATGTATGGTTTCTGAGAGTTTTAGGTTCTCGTCAGAATGTTCATTTACATAGGAGTGAAGAGTATTAAGTTTATTGAATGTATTTGTTTTCCAACGAGAATATTTCTTTTCAGGAAGTTTCTTTTTATTGGATTGTTCTTCTATGTTAGAAAGTTTTTCATAAACTGGTTGTAAAGCTAAAATGATTGCATTGGAAATTGTATTTGATATTTGAGCCATATCAATCTGTTGTTGAACAGGAACTAATTCGTTTGCTCTATATTTTTCTATAATATCCCATACCCAATCCATGAATATATCAGCTTTAGGTTGTCTTGACCAACGACAGATTTCCATGATACCTCTTTGAGTATAAAGTATCGTTTCGTAAGACTTTCCATCAGTACTTACCAGTTTGGTAACTACTGAAAGATTGTCTAATCTATCACTATGCTTCTTATGGATTTTGCTTAAAGCAATATCTGGATTAGAATATTCCAATGCAGAACCGATTTGTTCTCTTGTAAGTAAAATATCATCATTCATATTGCAATAGAAGTTACAAGATAAATCTCCAAAAGTTTCAGTTGTGATTAGTTTTAAATTGTTTCTCATAATTTTAAATCTCCTTTTCATAAATGTGATTAGTTTATTTGTTTCTAATATTTATTTCTCTGTTTGATTTGGAGATTTGTTGCGAATGTTGACGTGATAAAAGTAGGAGAGTAATATTTTGATTTTTGTAATGAATTTTTATATCGTGTTTTTGATTTGATAGATATGAAATATTATTATGGGTAGATTACGAGCGTAAAATTGTGTTTTTGAGAGTAAATTTCAATTTTTATTGATAAGGTGGATAGTTGTTAGGGTATGAGATTTTGAATGATTTTAGGGCGTTTTTTAATACGATTTATATATAAATATTTTTGATGTTTGATTGTTTAAATTGAATAGTAATTTTTGATGACTTCGGTAAGAGAGTGATTTTGTGTGATTGTTTATGGTTTGAAATAGTTGATTTTATAAGGGTTTGAGAAGTTTTTGATGTTGATATTTTAAGGATTTATTGTGGTGAGAGAACAGTTATTTTTACGATTTTAGAGTGAGTTCGATATAATGCTTGATTTATAAGAGTTTGAGGTGGTTTAGAGATGGATTTTGGTTATTTTGAGATATGTTAAAATCGGTAAAAGTCTTATTTTTCAAGGTTCTACCGAAGTGTTTACCGATTGGTTTTGGTCTTCGGAAGTGCTATTTTAGGTCAAAGTATGGATGTGGAACAGATATACCCTTTTTGACAGATAAGAGTTTGTTTTAGAATGTAAACATAGCCCCTATAATACGAACGTATATTCTATAAAATGGTCTAATACTGCACTATTAATCTATTTCATGCGGTTATACTTATAAACTATGTGTAACTGTATTATATGAATAGTACAATAATACAATATTATCCGTCACAAGCCCAGATTTTACGCTGTACACCACACAAAGACATTTTGCATATTTTGTCCGCATGTGACGTACAATAAAATCGTTCGGTTATGTCCGTCTGTCGAATACGTTATAAAAAACAAAAAATGGTACGCAATCCCAAAAATACACCTATTTTACACTATAAAGTGGGGACTAAACCCAAAAATCACATTATTTTATATATCAAAGTGGGGACTAACTACCAAATACCGAAATAATTCACACTGATACACAAACAATTATTTTTCGCTCTCAACTGGCACAAAATCTATATGCAATTTCATATTACTTTATTATATAGTATATTCTTTCTTTGTTGCTCTATCAGTAATAGTTATAATAACGTCACAATGTAACGCTTCTATGATTTCTAATAGTGTACTAACTTTCATATCATCATTATTTAATTGCTTGTTTAATGCCTGTGTTGATTTCTCCATACGTCTAGCAATGGCAGCAACACTTATATCTTGTGTATCTATAATTTGATTTAATGTATCAATTATCTTTTGACTATCCATATTATAACAACTCCTTTTTATTTTATAGTTTTCTATTGTATCACACACTAAAAAATAAGTCAAATTTATTTAAAAAATATCAATAAAAAGGTTGACAAAATAACAATAAAAAGGTATAATAAATGCATAAGATAAAGCAAGGGCAACAAGCCTAGACAACTTAATCCCTTGCTTACATCTTAAATAATTACATAAAGGAGGTAGTAACCATGAAAGGGTACACAACACAATCTGGTTACATGGGTTACGTTCCTAGCTTTGACAAGTATATCTTGTTTGCTAGTGAAGCCGATTATATCGACTACTTGAACGATTAACCAACAAAAGGGCATCCGCTTAGCGGTGTAAGTCCCTTTGTAAATCCTCTAAAAGTGATTATAACATACTTTTAAATCTTTAACAATACAGAATATAAGAGTATAGCACATTGATAATTGAATAGACTTTATACCTTGATTATGCTATAATAAGTATAAATAAGTACAGATTACATAGTTATAAAGGGAGTGTGATAACATGTCACTAACAAATGAAGATTTATTATTAATAAGTCAACTACTTGATAATAAGTTGAAACCATTAAAAGACGATATAAATGATACAAAATTGATACTTGAAAATGATGTATTACCTAGATTACAAAATATTGAATCTTGTTATACATCAACTTACAAACGGTATCAATCGGGTATTAACCAAATCGAATCAATGCAAACTGATATTCAAATCCTTAAAAAAGTAGTATCAGAGCATAGCGAAAAACTTCAAAAATTAGCATAATTATAATCAAGGTGTAAAGTCTATTGAATTATTAAGGCTTTACACCTTTTTAATTTATATAGTTGTATGTTATAATACCAATAAAAATACAAGGTAGGTATAATTATAATGACTAATAAAGATTTAAGCGATTTAGTGAATAAGATTATAAAAGACAATGGAATAAATAAATCTTTTATATCTGAAAAATTGCAAATCAGCAGACAGGCGTTTGACCATATGTTAAAGAAAAAACAATTTTCTATTGATGACGCTAATAGAATTTTAAATATTATCGGTTATGAAATTGATAATATACAACTAAAAAACTTTAAAAAAGTTGACAAAAATAGTTGACAAATCCTGACGGATATGTTAATATATAATCAAGGAAAGGGAATAAATAAAAATCCCAGTCCTGAAAAATCAAAACTGGGATTGAAAAGATTATATAAATATAATCTAACCTAAACAACTAGATTATATAATTCTTTTCATTAACTGTCAAGTCTGGCAGTAAAATTCCCAAAACTAAAAATTAGAATAGAGAATATCTATTCATAACCGATTAGCAATCAACACGCAGCTAACCGCTTCCTATTAAAAACTAATAGTTGTTATATAGCACATTGAAAAGATAACAACGAAAAAGTAAATGCGAGGTCGTGGGCAAGTGGAACTTTTAAAAGCTGTATTTAAAACTTGGCTGTTTTAAATTAACTTTAACAAAGTAAAGCGGAGACAAAGTAGCGGAAGTAACATTGAACAAGTAGAAGTTTGATAATAAAAGTTTAGTCAACTTATAAACTGTGATGCTATTATCAGCAAATAACGGAACAAAGCCCGTTATAAAATAGCACCGCTGGCGCAGTGTACAGCAGAAACTAATATAAGAATGAAATAGTTTTGCATTTTTGGAGAATGAGACATACACGCAACAAAGCGGTTAATAAATACATATTAAAAATAAATAATTGGAATTATAAAGCAAGTTATTTTTATTATAGCTTGTTTTTTATTACTTATATGAAGCACTTAAATTGCATCATGTCAGATATATTGCAAAGGGTTTATAAATCAATCGGGCAAAAGCATAAGACCCGTGGCGGCAAGTAGTAGAAAGATTTATAAAAAGTATGCTTTCCCTGTTCTGAATACCGCTTATTTTTAAGTGCTTACATAAGTAATAAAAGTTACTTAAAACAATTATTTTGAGGAGGTTTTTTATATGAAAATGAAAGTAAATAAAATAAAAAACATTGAGAAAAGTGTGTGTTTTGCAGAACAGAAAATTGCTTATAATTATGCTTTTATGTGGCATACACAACTAAAGAAGATTTTCAATTCTGATAATATCGCAATTGTAAAATCAGAAGCATATAACGATATTATTCAATCAGTTATTAGAGGAATTAAAGAAAAGGAAATTGACAAGAAGTATAACATTGATGCAATTGTTCATTGTTTTAGAAACGGCATTGAAAACTATATGAATTATAATAATTCAGGAATACTTGCAAGTTATGAAGAAATAGGAAAGATTTTTACTTGCCTATATGAAATAGCATAGAAACGGATTGAGGGATATTTCAAAGCGGAATATCCCTTTTTTAGTGGAGAATATAACAATATAAATATATTGAAAGGCGGTTTGAATTATGGGAAATAAAAAATATAACTTTACTGTAGAATGGGAAAGCGGAAGCATTAACGACAATGTTATTAAATGGCTCAAGGCTAATAATATTAATTGGCATTATAACCGATTCTTTACTTTAGTAGCTGATTTATACGGAATTGGACAGTATTTCAAGTTTGACTACGAACGCATTAACGGCAATACATACGGAATTATCGCAACAACAACAGAAAATATCTAATATAGAAAGGTGGTTATTTTATGATGAATATTAGAGAAACAGAAGAACAGAAACAGGAAAGAATTTTCCAACACTACAAAAATAGATTGACAGAAGAAGTAAGGAACGCAAGCGGAAACGAAAATATTAGATTTAATGTTATCGAATATCTTTGCAGTTTTCCAAAAATCAATCCTTTTGTTATGGCTGCAAGTATCACTAATGACGGCATAACGATTTTATATGATGATACATCAATAAGCAGAGAAGAGAACAGAAGAAAAGAAAGACAAGTTAAAAAACTGTTAGCATAGAAAAGGAAGGTTGTTATATATGGCAAAATTTGAATTATTCATGGGATGCTTTGGAAATGGAGTTTGCGTTAGCAATAAGGCAGTAATGGAACACGGAGATTATAAAAAAGTTGCTCATATTTCAGAACATGGAGTTATTAAACTTTATGTTCCAGAGGACTATATACCATCGGAAGAAATGCAGAAAATCAAAAACACGGCAGAAGCAAATAAAGCGGAATTTCTGGAAAAGTGGAACAGGAAAACCGACATACAAAAATATGAATATATGTTAGATATTCCTACTATTGGATGTGGTTTTACTGCTATTAAATTAGCAGAAAGAGAAAATAAACACTTGCCACTTGCGGAACGTGTCGCAATTATGGAGAAAGTTTTCTTTGATACTCATATGTAAAACGACAATAAAATTGTAATTCAAAAGGGTGTAGCAATCGTTGCACCCTTACGGAACGGAGGAAAAACAATGCAGACAGCAAACGCATATAAAAACTATGAGAATATACAGAGAATTGACGCCTTGCACACATACGCAGAGTGGAAACGGATTGAAAACAGAAGAAAAGAACGCAGAAGGGCAAACGCAACCTATTATATAAAGCAGAAGTTAAGCGGATTAATTCTTGCTATAATCGGAATTATTATTCCTTTTATAATGGATGGAGATGCAACCGCAAGTGTTTTATTTTTGCCTTTAGGCTTATATCTGTTATTTACAAAAGAAAAAGCGATGGATTTTTAATTGATTAATGATATAATAGAAGTGGAGGCGGTACAATATGAAATTAATTGAAGGAAAGAAGTACACAATCAAATTCAAATGGGGGAACTGTAAATGCCTTTTATGATGGTGTGTGTGATAGTTTTAATGGTCAAGAATGCTCATGTTGTGATAGAGAATGTGAGAGAGGGCATTTGTTCAAAGTACCTTCTACAGACAATACGACTTTTGAAGAGTGTTGCAATGGGGCGTATAGTGAGTATTTGCCGGTTGGAAATACTTGTATTAAAAAATTAGATATTATAGAGGTATAGCCGGAATAATCCGGCTGTATTCTCTTCTTAAATCGTGTATTTTATGGAGGAATAACAATAGAAAATAATAGTTATTTGAATTGTAAAAAGGCAGATACTGCAATTAGCAGAGCAAAAAAGATATTGATTGACAGAGCGAAAACAGATGGTTTGTATGAATGTTTTGGACAGAAGGAAGTTAGAGCAATTAGAGATAAATTTGTTGACTTGTGTGACTATTCAAAGGAAATGAATACAATCAGAAACAAGATTGATAATTTTGATGAATGGTGTATGACTTATACAGGGCAATAAAACTACTGTTTTATTTGGAAAATTTGGAGGTAAAACACTATGAAAGCAACAAATATTAAATGGGATGTGGATTTTGAGGAAGATTTGGAAACATTACCAACAGAAATTATAATACCTGAGGGAATGATAGATAAGGAAGAAATTTCTGATTACTTATCAGATACGACTGGATTTTGTCATATGGGATTTGAGTTAGAGGATTAGATTGGAGGAATTTAATATGTATAAAGTAACATTATCAGCTTGTGGAAACATAGACCATGATGAAAATCCATATGACAATATTGTTGATGGAATAAAAGTTGATGCTCAAATTGCAGAAGCAAGCAGTATTGAAGAGTGTCAGGAAATAGTCCGTAAGTACATCGAAAAGAATTGTTTAGGTGGTGGAAATTGGACTGGCGGTAAAGTATTTAAGGGAAACGAACAAGTAGGATATATTTCATATAATGGAAGATATTGGGAGAAGGGTATTGAATACTACAGATAATTTTATCAATGAATTTCACATTTCAATACCGACTATCAGTATGGAAGATAGTTGCTAACTGCCGAAAGTTATACAGTTGATACATAGTGCGTTGATATGAAACACACTTCCAGAAGTCTATACTTCTTACTGGAAATCTTGAAAAAGAAGTAGTTAAGTCCTTCACAATGGACGCAAACTATGATAAAATTAAATTAAACAAAGGAAAGGAAGTTGATGTAAATGTTTATTATCTTATTTATTATATTTATTGTAATCCCTCTTATCAAGGAGGAAATGGAAAATCAATCATACAGAGAATCTTGCAGACGCAGAGGAGATAAAACCTATTGGTCTACAGACGGATTGAGATACACAAGCAACAATCAGAAAGTTTATAAATAGAAAGGCGGTGGATAAGTAATGGAAGGATTAATTTGAACGATAAGGATTTTCAGAAGAAATTAAGAGATAAATAAAAAGTAAAATGAATATAGAAATAAGTTGAAGCCATCGGATAAATAATCTGGTGGCTTTTGTTATGGAAACTATGATTGTGAGGTGGTATAATAATGTGTAGATGTCGAATGGGGAATCCTAAGAAAATGTCGAGATTTATATGTTGCAACTGCCTAAAAGAAAACTTTGTTGGATTTGGTATTCAAAGAGGTGGTAAGCAACGAGAGAAAGGACATGTAAAGGATTTAATGTGTATCAATAGCGGATGCAACGGAAATATTACAAAGAATATAGAAGTAAGATATTGTGATAGTTTTCAAGAAATGATGGCTAAAGCAGAGAAGTTACATAAAGAAATATATTGTTAGAAGGATTATTTTATTGAAAAAAAGAATGGAGGAAGCTGATATGAAGTATGGAGATATTGTCAGATATGGAAATAGAATTGAAAAGGTTGTAACAGATAGAGAAACAAATACTTTTAGATTTTTACCTTGTGGACATGGAAGTTGTTATTTTTCTGCTTTAGACATTGTTACAGAGAATGATGTTATAGAAACAACACATGAAGAAAAGGTTAAATTAATTACAGAAGAATATACATGGGGCGAAGTTGTAAAGGTTCACTGTATTGGAGAATATCAGATAGTAGAAGCTATTGGAAAGCGAGACGGAGAAGTACAGTGGCATGGATATATTAATTACAGAGATACAAACACTGGTTACAGTTCTTTGGATTCTGCATTAGTTGGATGTATTGGAATTAAATACGAAGGTGGCAACGGGAAAGCTGCAATGTATTTTTGCAGAATGGTAAACATGAAATGATTGTTTTATTGGTAAACGGAAGGAGACAAATATTATGATTATACCTAATTTGATTATTGGAACTGATATGTATGGACGCAAATTACAGTGTGGAGATATTTGTAGTTTTGAAATTAAGCTTGGAAGACCTAATAGAGAAGAAGAGATTGAAGAACTAAAGGGAATGATTGTATATGACCCAGACTCATATGCTTATGCGTTTGAAACACTTGATGATTTTGCTCCGATTTTGTGTATGTATTGCGCAGAATATGAAAGTGTGGAAAAGTTATTTGAAGCAAATGCAGATAATTTCAACAACATTCCTAATGGTGACAAATGGAAAGAGATTTACAATAGCAACTTGATGGAAATAAAGTAATAGTTTTATTGGCGTTTTAGATGGCAGAAAGTGAGGAAAATATGAAGAAAATTACAGCTTTAAATATGAATTGGAACGAATACAATGATGTAGTAGAGAAGGCAACGGAAGGCAAAGTAAATTTATTGGTGACAGATGGTGAATGGGATTATGTTTGTGAAATTGGATATGAGTTTGAAGTTGAAGAAATCAATAAAATGGTTGGAAAACATCTTGAAGAAAATGTTGTTGATGTAATCATTGATATTTCAAATGACAATGATTGTGTAGCTATTGTGATTGAATAGGAGGTATCTACATGAAGATAACAGCAGAAATGGTAATGGAATTAAATAATGAATTAGTAAATAAGGGATGCCCTTTCAGATATGAATTCAATGACAAAGCACATCATTCAGATAATCCTGCAATGGAGATTACACTTCCAAGTATGAGTTGTGTTAATAGCTTTATTGTAAATCCTACGAGGGAATTTTTCGATTGGTTGGAATTATGGTTTAAGGTTAAGGGAATTGAACTTAGTTGCAACAACGATGGGAGTGTTCTTTGGAGTAAAAACGGATGGAACAAGGAATAAAATGTCAATAGATTCTAAGTTTTTTCGGAACGGAAGGAGAATATAAGATTATGGAGAAAAATAAAATTGAGATAATGAAAACTGATTTAGAAAATGCAAGGAAAGAGTTATCCGGTTATAAGGATAGAATCAGATTTTCAGTAGAAAAAGAAATAGATACACAGACGTTTGAAAGAAATTGCATGAATGACTTAGCAATCATGACGCAACTCAAACAGAAAATTGCAACTTTGGAATTTTATTTGTCATTAAAGTAGATAGGAGAATGTAAATGGAAAGAGATTTACAATATGTTTGTTCTGATTGTGGAACAAAATTTAATAGTCCAGAAATTTTACCAGAACCAAAGGAAACAAGAAAAGGTTATGAAGCAGAAGAATGTTGTCCGAAATGTGGCAGTGTCAATATTGAATGTGAATTGGAATAAAATTTAACTTTTTTGTGAGTAGAGATTGGAGTGAATATTATGAAGAATATGTTTGAAATTATGAAAGATACATTACAAGACGGAATGAAAATCGTAAACGATAGAGAATTATCTAATAAATTCAAGTTTTGCATAACTTACAAAGGGGTGTAAGCACCAACAGAATTACCAAAGGCTACAGCACCAGGCTGTGAAGTGGAAGTATATAGAAAAGCGATTGATAATGCAATGTCTACTATGTATATCAATGCTGGAAACATTGAAGAGGCAAAGAAGTGGTTAGATGGCGAGATGTGGAAAACTTGTTGTAAATATAATGATTCTATCATGGCTGCAATTCGTCAGAGAATGGGTTTAGATGAGAATGACGAATCGAGAGATGAAGAAATTATGGAAATGGACAAAGAAACGTCATTCAGAGAATATTGTTTATGGAATGGATTATTAGGAAACTGGTACTATGATTTATTATGTACTGTGGAGAATATTTATGGGGTTGAACTAACAACCGATTGAATTAGATTTTTATTGACGGAATGGAAGTAGATTAATAATTTACTTCCATTTATTTTTGCAAATCTAGCATATTCTAGTGTATTTTGTTTCGTAAAATATCGTGAGAGAGTTGACAAACTCGCATTAGTATGTAATAATATAGATGGAGGTGATTATATGTTTAAAGTAAATCCATATAGACCAGGTGCAGGTTTAACACCAACATATATTGCAGGTAGAGATGAGGATATAAATAGTATTGAAGAAATGTTTACTGCTTTAACAATGAATATACCAACTCCATCAGTAGTATTTAGTGGTTTACGAGGTGTAGGGAAAACAGTGCTTATTAATAAATTGCAGAGCATCGCAGAAGAAAAAGAAATATTTTGTAGACATATAGAGGTAGAAGAAAGAAACGATTTTATCTCACAGATAGCAACATGTTCACAAGCGTTTTTAAGAAAGGTTAGTATGAAGGAAAAATTCGTACACCTAATACAAAAACCGTTAGATGCAATTAAATCTTTAGTTGTATCATTTGACTCAAATGATAATACCTTTTCTTTATCGTTGCAAGAGAGAGAGTTATATAAGTCGAATAGTTTGACACAAAGTTTAACAGAAGTGTTTGTGACTATTGGAGAAACTGCATATAAGACAGAGACACCAATATGTTTCTTTATTGATGAAATCCAATATATGAAACAGAATGAATTAGGAGCATTGATTGCAGCATTACACAGAGCAAATCAATTGGGTTATCCAATTATGATAATCGGTGCTGGTCTACCGAAAATATATAAGATGTTATCAGAAGAAAAGTCTTATTCGGAACGTCTATTTGTATATAAAGAAATTGGTTCATTAACAAAAGAACAATCATATAAAGCAATTGTAGAGCCAGCAAAGAAATTAGGAACAGAATATACTGAAGATGCCATAATGGAAATTATAAATATAACAAAAGGTTATCCATTCTTCATACAACAAATGTGTCAGATTGTATTTAAAAATACGAATGGTAAGATAATTCAGAAAGAACATATCATAGAAAACTTAGATACATTTTTTGAAATATTGGATGTTGGATTTTTTAGAGTTAGATATGAGAGATGCTCTGATGGAGAAAAGAAATTTATTTTTGCAATGGTTAAATGTGATGAGTTACCATGCACAATTTCAAACATTGGAAAACAGTTAGACAAAAAAGTAAAAACAATTTCGCCAACAAGAGCACAATTAATTAATAAAGGTATTGTTTTTCCTGTGAGACATTCTGAATTAGATTTTACAGTTCCAGAATTCACTGGATATATACAGAGATTAGACGAGTATAAACAGTGGTGTGAAGAAAATTAAATAATAGGAAACACAAAGGTATTTGGAGAATTATAATCCAGATACCTTTTATTTTACGCAAAATTGGAGGATAAGATTATGATAGTAGGAAAATTTACAACAAGCGGAACAGATTATGTAGTAGTTAAAATGGAAAATGCGACTCATGTTATGACGGAAATGGATTGGAAGAAGTGTTATGGTCAGTTGCATCCTGAGAGATGGAATAAATAATATTTAAGAAATATCTATTAAATAGTTGACAAGTATTTATTTGAGTGCTATTATATAGAATGTAAGGAGGTTTAAGCGAATGGCAAGACCGAAAAGATTCACAGAAAAGTTGGTTGTCGGACTGACTCCTGAATTAAAGGAATTTTTGCAAAATGAATCTGAAAAGGAAAATTGTGATATGAATACTATCATAAGAAGAGTTTTGACGGATTACATGAAGCAAAAAGAAAAGAAAGACAACTAAAAAGTGAGCTGCCTAGACTACCAATCAACACAGCTCACTTACATAACCGCCAAACGCTAACGCTTGACTAACTTCTATTATATCCAATTCTTTAGATTTAGTCAACGAAAAATCCCAATTACAAGTTGCACCTTGACAAGTGAATAATGGAAAGTATCGCAGAAATGTTTGGAGAAGTATCTATTGTAACCACTGTCAAAGAATATTTAAAGAAAGGATAGAAGTTTATGAGAATTAAGAAACAAGAGAACGACAACATTATCTCCGATAGAAGTCTGAGAGATAAATGTGTAGGGCATTATGAAGTGTTGGAAAGAGTTAAGGAACTCTTACTTTTACCAGATACAGATTTAATGTCCATTAATCATGTGGCAGAGTATTATGAGGTAACACCAGAATGGATTAAAGAACTCTATGGAAATCATAGGGAAGAGATTGATTCAGATGGTACAGAAATACTTCCTAGAGGATATTATAACGGAAGTAAACTAAAACCTACTTCCATTGAACAGAAACAAACTTCCGTTACATACACCTTTGAGGACGGTCAGATTGTTACAATCAATAACAGAGGGTTAAAGGCATTTAGCAAGAGAGCTGTATTAAGAATTGGAATGTTATTACAACAATCTAATGTGGCAGCAAGAATTAGAACCGCATTGCTTGATATTGAGGAAAAAGTTTCTGATGAAGTAAAGGTTCAGGATATCAAAGAAGAACAGAGACTTATGTTAAATGTCGGAATGGCTTACGCAAGCGGAGATATTAACGCAATGTTAAAGGCTACAACGGAATATAACGCATTCCAGAACAGACATATTGAGAAGTTGAAGAATGATAACAAAGCACTTGCAGATGGCATCTTGGAATGGAAAAACAGAGATAGACTTAACGCAGGTATCAGAAAGCTATCGGCTGTCACTGGTATTCATTTCAGTAAGATGTGGAATGAGTTGTATAAGAATTTGCAGTACAAATATAGCATCTGTTTAAAGCAGAGAGGTAAGACACCTTATGTTCAGTGGATTAAGGAATCTGAATGGGATAAGGTAATCAAGACATTCTGTGCAATGTGTGAAGCATATGAGCAGTCACCAACAGAAATGTTCCAACAGACTACACCAAGAAACACTTTGGCGAGTGTATAACATACAGAACAAATTAAGACTTACATATAAATTTGCGAGCGATAGTTGTCAAAGGCTGTCGCTTGATTTATTCTACGCTGATATGAAGTGATGGAACGTGTTCTATATTTCAACACGAAAAAGAGAAGTAGTTATTATCAAAAGAAAGAGAGGTTGATAATATGTGCTACAAAGCAGACAAGCATAGACATTTGTCATTAACATTATCGGAAAAATTAAAAGATGTACCTGATTTTATATCAGAGTTTTTCGACAGATACAAGTCGGCAGCTACGAAGAACTCCAATTGGGGATATATTCGTGACTTATTACAATGGCTCATAGAGAAGAACTATATTAAGAAGGAAAATATCTCACAGATTACAACGGAAGATATGGATAAAATCACAAGTAATCATGTGATTAAATATCTCAATGAGTTAAAAGACGGTATCACAGGACGGAAAAATTCTTTGGATTCATTATGTACTAAGAAGAATGTATTCAGTGCATTTTGGAGTTACTTGTTTATGAATAAATATGTCACTGACAACATAATTCGTCATATTCCTAGTCACTTGTATAAGTCAGAGGTCACACAGAAGGAAGTTATTGTGCCTACTGATGAACAAGTAGAAGAATTTATCTGTAACCTCAATGATGGAAATGGAAATGAATTTAATATCATTCGTAACATTGCCATTGTAAAGCTGATTATGGGTAGTGGAATCCGTTCTGAAGAGTTAATCAATCTAGACATGAAAGATTTGTACCTTGACGAAGAAAGACCTTATATTATGGTTCTTGGAAAAGGAAAGATAGAACAGTATGACAAAGTATTTATATCTCAAGAAGCAAAACAGTATGTGGAAGATTATCTGATTCAGAGAAATATTTTTGTGAAAGAAAATGATGTGGAAAGTAATGCGTTGTTTTTATCAAATGAGAGAAGAAGAATGAGTAAGACTGCGATTACTAATTTCTTTAGTAGATACTCAACAAGTGTGAATCCACATCAACTTCGTCATTGGGTTGGAACAAAGTTATATGAGAAGACTAAGGATATAGTACTTGTGCAGAAACAGTTGCGTCACTCATCATTAGAGACGGCTGCAAAGTATTATGTTCATATGAGCGAAGATAGTATTGCAGATGCTATGGCAGAATTGTAGTGGATTTGATATAATGGAAAGGGAGTAGTATGATGACAATAACAGAAATATTAAATATAATTCATCAAGAAAGAGTTGAATTGGAAATCTGTCAGGAATTGCAGAAATGGTTATTAGAAGATAGAACAACTTGGATTGACAGAGCTATGGATACAGAAGCTACTGTTAGAGCTATTAATAAGATAGCAACGCAGAATGAAAATCCAAAGAATGCTTTACAAGGGATTATTAATATATGTGAGAGTACGATTGAAGATTGATTTTATTTAAGAGAATTGAGGTGGTATTGTGAAATATTCAGAAGCAATAAACAGATTAAGAGAAACAAAACGTGATGCTCTTGCTAATAGTTGTAATATTGAAATTGGTAGAAGGGAATTAGAAGTTGCTTTGAAAGCACTGGAAATAGTAAATGATGAACTGCCAGATATGAGAGAAAAAAGTTAAAGAATACATATCTGAGTTGGATATAGAAATTGACAGATGTAGACAAGAAGCAGTAAATCATTCTGCTTCTAAGATTGATTATATGAGATATATGGTAAGACTTGAAACATTAGTACAAGTTAAGAATGATTTATAAGGTAGATTGGAGGAGTTGTTTTGAATAAAAACTGTAAATTATGTGATGGAAAATATAACTTTGATAGTATTTTAGTCAGAGAGTGTTTGAATAAACCTACAGTAGCATTTGCAGGCGGTAGTAGTAAAGCAAACGAAAATAATCGTTTTAGATTTTGTCCTATATGTGGAGAAAAACTCACAAAAGAAAATTTTGGTGGCAGGGAAATTTAATGATTAAATCTGTTTTTATTGGCAAATTTGAAAGGAGAAATGAATTATGAATAATGATTATAAAGTAGAAGAAACAAAATTTGGAACAAAAACAAGTCATCCGAGTTATGGAACATTGGCTTTTAGTAGAAGGACAGGTGTAGTAACACCTTTATTTGGAAGTAGTATTGAGCATAGAGATACAATTGCTATGACATTATATCATGCAGATATTACAAGAGGTTTACATCAGGACAGTATATATGGTAGTAGAGCTATTGCACAAGTTGAAATGTCTTATTCTCAGTTTGCAGAAGCAATTACTTCTATGAATATGGGAAGTGGCGTACCTGTAACAATCCGTTGGACAGAGAAAGATGGCAAGATTCCACCTTGCGATTTTGTTAGCAAGAGAGAACAGTTTACGGATGAGTTTAAAGAGAAACGTAAGAAAGCAACAGAAGATGCTCAACAACTTATCAAAGATGTAACGGAATTATTTAGTCAGAAAAAGGCTTTAACAAAGGCAGATAAGGATGCAATTCTTAATAAGTTACATCATCTTAATATGGACATTGGATGTAATATGGACTTTATTGCAGACCAGTTCAATGAGCAGATGGACAAGACAGTAATGGAAGCAAAGGGTGAAATCGAAGCGTTCATGCAGAACAAGGTTAATACTATTGCAAGTGCAGCTTTGGTAGAACACAGAGATGAGTTATTGACATTGGAAAATCCAGTTGATGCTAAATTGGACGAATAAAGCATCAATTGAATGCTGTTTCTATTGAAGGATACATATGGGAGGGATATTATGAATGTAGATCCAGATAAAATAAAAGAATTGGTATTGATTTTTTCAAAGTTAGACGATGATTACCAAATGGAATTGATTAAACAGGCATATGTGTTGTCGCTAAAACAAAGGCAGAAAAATTTAATACAAAAAGAAAATAAAAAGTTTAAAAACAATAATGACTTTGAAAAAGAAATTGAACATAGAAGTAACCAAAGAGCTAAAGAAGCACTGGATATGGTTGAGATATTCAAAAAAGTAGGAGATAAGGAAAAGGCTGAATTAATAGTATTATTGGATAAATTAAGTGGGGGAAGTTTTACGAAGAATACAAGTATTGAAATAAAAATTAATGAACAAAAAGTATCTATGAGAGATTACTTGGAAGAAGTATTACCAGGAGTTGATTTTTATACAGTTAATAAGACTGTGGATGATTATATAAAAGATTATAAAGATAATAAGTGACTTAAAAGGCTGGTTTCATTTGTAATAAGAGGTTGATTATGAAGAAAAAAATATGTAGATGGATTTTTAAAAATGAATTAGATGAAGCATACACTCAATTGAACAATAGTTATAGACGTGAAATGTCCAAAATAGAAGTTGTAATGAAGCAGAATGAAAAAAGATATGGATTAATTAAACGGATTTTTTATTTATTTCCAAACGCAGAGATTATCGGCTTAGATAAAAATAAAAAAGATGAAGAGTTAATAATTGTTTTAAATAATGATACAATATATCTGTTTGGAGAACGATATCAAGGAATTATGGGATTACCAAGAATATATTTTGAAATCTTAACACAAAAAAGAGATATATTCGAAGAAAAATATATACATATAATTGATGTGCTGATGGAAGATAATAATATTGGAAACGGAACAGTAGCAATGAATGCATTAATAAAATATGCTAAACAAATTAAAGCAAAAAGTATAAATGGTGAGCTTTCAAGTGTTGATAATGATCATGCAGATAGAAGAAATCATTATTATGAAAAATTTGGATTTATTATAAATAAATCAAGAATTCTATTAGAATTAACATGATATCCTGATGGAAGCCAGAGAGATGAAATATATTCATTTGCTAAGATTTCAGACCTTAGAGAAAAGATGGAAGAGTTAAAAGAAAAGCATTCTGGTGTAGATTGGTCTAAGTTTGAATATGAAATTTAGCTTTAAAAGTTCAGTTCTAAGTATGAATTTATGGAGGATTTATTATGGCAAAATTAAATGTAGATGCTTTTAGTGATGATTATAAGATGTAGCACCAAAAGAATGTGCTTGCTTCTTGGTTGAATGTTTAAAGAATCTCGTCAGAAATCCCATCAGCTAAAGCTAATGGGTAGTTCACTTGATTGATATTCTGAAAGAAAAAGATGCTACTTTTGATAAAGAATCATTAAAGTTCTTGATAGATGTTATGCAAGATTTTTATAATCAAATGGAATAAATTGTCCGTTTTAAGACAGTATTAAAGGCGATACTATAAGTGGTATCGCCTGTTTTATTATCATATTTTGTATATTGAATATGTGGGTTGATAACATGCACTTATACAAGTAACTATTTCTTGTTAGATAACTCACTCAGTTTGGAGTGATAAGCAAGTAATCGTTGCAACTGTGGGTCATCAAATATAATAATATCATTTGGCGTACAGTTGAGTGCTTTACATATTTTTTCAATTGTACTAAATTCGATACTTGATGTTTCATTCCTACATATTTTACCAAGTGCTTGTTCAGAAATACCAGTCTGTTTTGCAAGTCGATATCTGGAAGAATTTCTCTCTTTTAGAATATCATCAATTTTGAAACGCATTATATGTTACCCTCCTTACATGAGATAAAAAAATTATATCAAAAAATACTGAATTTTTCAATAATGTATCTTGACATACAGTATCTAAAGATATATAATATGAAATATGAGAGATACTTTGTAGGACATACATAGTAGGAGAAAGGAGGAAAGGTATGATGGATATTAAACGTGGTGATATACTTGTGGTTAATTTACCTAAAAATGATTTCAGTGTTCAAAGTGGAATAAGACCTGTGTTGGTAATTCAAAATAACATTGGTAATAAATATAGTCCTACAATAATTGTGGTACCTTTAACTTCTCAAATTAAAAAAGTTAATCAACCTACTCATAAGGTTATATTAAAAGAAGATGCTATTGGGCTAAAAGTTGATTCAATGGTTTTGTGTGAGCAGATAATAACTATTGATAAGAGAAAAATTAAGGAAAAGATTGGACAGATTACAAACGATATAATAATGAAATCTATATCAAAAGCTTGTTCTGTTAGTCTTGATTTAGGAGGTTGACAAAATGAAATCAAATTTTGAAATATTGAGTGTTGACAAAGCAATAAAAAAGTTGGCACGAATAAAAAAAGATAATAAGAAAGTCGCAATTTGTATTATTGATTTCGATAATGATACGACTGAAAAGGTAGTTGCTTCATATTCAGAAAGTTGTAACATAATAAAAAACGGAATGACAATAACTCATAATCAAGACGAATATATATCCCATTTAGAAGTATTCTCGGTTGTTCAAGATATAAACAATATACTGCCAAAAGGAACTATGCACGATATATTAATTGGCAGTGAGTAAAAAATTATTATTGACAAATGCGAACAGTTGTTCTATACTTATCTTTGTCAAAGAAAATAAGAAAAAGTCTATTGTATCATCGGTGTTGGCGCACCTCCACAATAGACTTTTCCAAACATACAAAACAAATCGTGACCAGAAAGGTCGGGATTTGAATACAGCAGAAACGCTGCATTGTTATTATACATATACTTTATTTCAAAATCAAGTAATTCTATTAATTTCAAGGCAATTCTGCTAAATATTTTCCATTTATTTATAATAAAGGCGAGAACACTCGCCACATTAGTGGTGAGATGAATCACCAAACAGAGAATATACATATGAGGTTGATAACTATGGAAGTAATTCATGGACGAGGATATGTACACTCAATTCAATATCATATAGTGAAGAACAAATAAGGAAATATATTAAAAATCAAAAGCGAAAGTGAGGTGAAGTCAGTGGAAAAGGCTTATAAGTATAGAATCTATCCAAACAAAAAGCAGAAAGAAATAATTTCTAAAACATTTGGTTGTTGTAGATTTTTATATAATAAATATCTTGCAAAAAGAATTGAAATGTATGAGAAAAATAAAGAAACATTTTCATATGTTCAGTGTGCTAATGATATGAAACAACTTAAAACTGAATTAGAATGGCTTAAAGAGGTCGATTCCACTGCTCTTCAATCTTCACTTAGAGATTTGGATATGGCTTATCAGAAGTTTTTTAAAGAACATTCTGGTTATCCTAAATTCAAATCTAAGAAAACACATAGATTTTCTTATAAATCAAAGTGTGTAAACGGAAACATTCAGTATTGTGATAAATACATTAAGTTACCTAAACTTGGAATGATAAAAACGAAAAACAAGTTAATACCACAAGGAAGAATACTTAATGCAACAGTATCACAAGAACCAAGTGGAAAATATTATGTATCACTTTGTTGTACTGATATTGATACTCAATCATTAGGAAAAACTGGTAATGCAGTTGGTATTGATTTAGGTATTAAGGAATTTTGTGTTACAAGTGATGATGAATTAGTTCCTAATCCACATTACCTAAAGAAGTCTTTAGATAAACTTGCGAAGTTACAAAGACAACTATCTCGAAAATCAAAAGGTGGTTCAAATCGTAACAAAGCAAGAATTAAAGTTGCTAGACTTCAAGAGCATATTGCGAACCAACGGAAAGATTTCTTACAGAAGTTATCTACTGAGCTGATTAAAAGCAATGATATTATTTGTATCGAAGACTTAACTGTAAAGAATATGGTTAAAAATCACAAACTTGCACAAGCAATATCAGATGTGTCATGGTCAGAATTTGTAAGACAACTTGAATATAAGGCAAATTGGTATGGCAAGCAAGTTGTTAAAGTCGATAGATTCTATGCGAGTTCTCAGACTTGTAATATATGTGGATATGTAAATAAGGAGACTAAGAATCTTTCAGTTAGAGAATGGGATTGCCCTTGTTGTAAAACACATCATGATAGAGATATTAATGCTGCTATCAATATTCTTAATGAAGGATTAAGGCTATTATCAGCCTAAGATAGATAATCTACCGTTGGAACAACGGAAAGTTACGCCTATGGAGATGGAGGTTGCGAAATCTGTAAAGTAGGAATCTCGTGGCTTTAGCCATGAGAGGTTCAAAATCTAATATTACAAATAATCGTAATAATAATAAAAATAAGAAAACTGTTTTGATATATGTTCACTTCATATATCTGTAGTTTTTGTACCTAAAATTCAAGAAAGAGAGGTTTTATATGTTTATTTTAACAGATGGCAAAAATTACGTGATGGAAAATCCTATGCAACAAGGGACATATTTAAGCACAACATCACTTATACAAGCAAAGGAATTTACATACAAACAAGCAAGATCATTACTGAATAATAGAAGTAAAAAAATGTCTTGGATTAAAGGATTTCATATGGTAAATCAGGAGACTGGTCAGATATGTGAATCATCTCTAAATTATAAAGGTAACGGTGGTGCTTATATTGGTGAAAACGATGTGGAATTTGATGACTCTATTATTACTCTAATATATAAGGAAGTAAAATCAATTATCGGATTAGCAGGTTGGAGTATGAATCAGCTAAAAACCTATGAGGAGATGTTGAGTATTGGTCTTTCCAAATATGACAGTGCAGAAGCTGATATAAATCATGCATTGCAAAAGTATAAAGAGGACAATAACGGAAAGAAACCGCAAGCGCATAAAATGGCTAAGATTGCTTATTTACTCGATGATATTAGAGATAAACATAAGAATATCAAACAATGTTTGAGATACATACAAGTTATGGAAAATGCAATTACATATAACTATACAATCGAGAAGATTAAATTAGAACTTACAAAAGCAAGAAATGAAGAATATAAAGGTAGAACAGAATATTATCAGATGGCTTTAGATTTACTGGATTGAGGTGATGGTTATGTGGTCATGAAAACTGGTACAAGTTATCAACAAAAGAAAAATGATAAGAATAAATGTTGGAAAAGATTCAACAAATGCCCTAAATGTCATACAAAGTTTTATACGAAAGCTCCGAATTTTCAAGAAGTTTTGGTAGCGGAAATAAACAAAAGTAGAGGTAACACATATAAGCATAAGTAATATGTAAAAATAATTAAGTTAGGTAGGTTAATCAAATGGGACAATATGTAGATTTTTATTGTAATAACAATAACAAAGAATTAAAGAAAATTGTAACGCCAATTTTATTGTATAAATTTGGTTGGCTTGCTCAAAAAGATTATGATGATTTTTATTCAATAGCAAGCCAAGTGGTATGGGATTGCGAACAGAAGTTTGACGGAAAGAAAGTTAAGACGAAGAAGTTTAAGAGTTTCGTATCTACTTGTATTCACAATAAGATTAAAACACATATTACCTATATAAATAGAGATAAAAGAATGGTAAAGGATGAAGATGGTAATCCGTTGCATAATAGCTCTCTTGATGCACCTATTAATAACGAAGATAATTCTACTATTGGGGATTATATAGACGGAGAATTTTGTGTAGAAGATGAAGTTATAGGTAATAGTAATGAAAAAGTTGAGTGTTGTTTAGAAGCCTTATCAAGTATTCAACGAAAAATTATTGAGTTAAAAATGGAAGGTGTTTCAGTAGAAGAAGTTAAGCAACAACTTAATTTAAGTAATTCAGAATATGAAAGTCATATGAAAGCCATTAAGGAAAATAGAACAGTTATTGATTTTAAGGCAAAGAGAAATAAAAACACAAAGAAAGAAGAGGTTAAGATTATGGACAAAACGGTAAATGAAGAAACGATTCAGGTTATGGACATTGATACTACGGATAGTTATAGAAGAGACAATAATACTCTTGGCTCTTTATTGGATGATATTAGTGATGAACTTTCACCGACTTATATCAATCGTGATTATATTTCTCAAAGACAACCTTTTATGTGGAGCGAGGAACAGATTAATAAGTTCTATGCAAGAATTTTAAATAACCAGCCTATTCCAGAAATTATTGTATGTGAACAGGTTGTTGATGAACAAAAAATTTCTTTTCTTATTGATGGATTGCAGAGATTATCATATGCCGAGTTATTCAAGAACAATATCAGACCCGTTAAGGCAAAGGGAGCAGAATTTACACACATTAAATATAAAAAACGTGTAGTTGATGAAAATGGAAATATTAAGGTTGTTGAGGAATTGTTTGATATTGTTGGCAAGAAGTACGAAGACTTACCGGAGTTCTTACAGAAACGATTTGATAGTTTCAATGTAAGTGTAACGAGATTTTTTAATTGCACTCCCGAGATGATTGATTATCATATTCGTAACTATAATAGTCATACAGCTATGAACAAAGTACAGTATAGTGCAACCAACGCTTCCAATGTGACCATTGGTAACATTAAGAAACTTTCACAGAAACATTCGTTTTTCAAGGATATTGTTAAGATTAATAACAAGAATATAAAGGATGGGTCTTGGGACGAAGTTGTTGGACGAGCTATTATGACTACATATTTTCTTGATGATTGGAAGAGAGAAGTTAAAGATGTATTTATGTTCTTAGATGAAAATTCTAAAACAGAACAATTTGAAACATTGAAGAAGCACTTAGATAGATTGGTGGAAATGATTGGAGATAATTCACTTAAGGAATTGTTTACAACAGGAAATACACATATCTGGTTGGCTGTTTATGATAAGTTTACTAAGTTGGGTGTAGATGATAGCAAGTTTGTTGATTTTATGAGAAGTTTTGTAAAAGAAATACATAAGAAAGATGAAGATGCGACTGATTTTGTGAAGAATACATACAAATCAAGACAGAGTAGAGATAAGTCGGTTATTGTTGGTAAGATTGATGGTTTGTATGAATTGTTGTGTGAATTCTTACATATTAACAAAGAAGATGTAGAAGAAATTAATTATAAGGAATTTGTAAAAGCAAATGTAGAAGATATTATTGATAGCGACATTGAGGAAATTCAGATGGTTGCAAATAATGTATCAGAAGAAGTAGATGAGGACTCTTGGATGATTTCAGAACAGAATTATCCATCATATCTTGCAATTGTTGGTGTTGCATTTAGAAAGGAAGAAGAAGATAAACTGAAGGAATGGCTACCGATTTATGTTAAGGCTAATCAGTTTATTCGCAATCAACAGAAAGCATTTTTACATATGAAAGAGTCATTTGAAATGTACTTAAAGAAAGGGGCAGTTGCTTAAATGATAGTATAACATATAAATATCAATGGAATGAATATGGCTAGTAGTCAAGAGTTCATGAAGATTTGCAGTGAACATCCTGAATGTATCGGTTGTCCATTAAAAGACAAAGTTTATAGTACATGAGGAAGGCTATACATCTGGTACAAGTTTTGTAGATGAAGAAGAACCGATTAAGGAGAACTACAATAAAAGTAGAAGAATCCATAGAGGTTTATTCGTTGGAAATAATGGTATTCAGATTAACGCAGATGTAAATGGAGCATATCAGATAATGAAGAAGGTAATTCCAAATGCTTTTGCAAATGGAATAGAGGGTGCAGGTTTACACCCATTGACTATCAAATTGGTAGCATAAATGACATGAAAATGCCAATAAATTGTTGATTTTATTTGGAGAAAAAATAATGGAAACAAGAGAAATTGAAGTAACTAAAACAGAGAAGATTTATGAATTAACTGAAACAGAATATAAAGAATTAATTAATAATTCACGAAGTTATGGGGCTATTAAAACAAAAGAATATATAATTTTTTGCTATAACAATTATATATTTCCAAAGAAAAATATTAATGGAATTGTGAATTTAGTAAATGATTTAATGGAGTTTGTAATATGTAAAACCGATTATTTTCCAAATATATATAAATTGTCATTTTGGGATTGGTTGGAAAATAACAGATGAAACACGAGATTCATTGATAAAAGGAGGAAAAATAATATGTTAGATGCAATTTTAGGTGGATTAACGATAGTAGAAATATTTATTACGTTGGGATTGGTTTTATATGTTGTTGTTGAAACAGATAATTTAGATAAAGACAGATATAACTTTATACTTACTGCTCTTTGGAATTTTATAAAAGGCTTGTTTGTTAATAAAAATTGGTTTGGAATTATTTTAGGACTGATTATATTTATCTTTGCAATTCCTGCAATTTTAATACTCCTATTCGGAGAATTAGTAATGTGGTTGGTAGTATTAGTTGTAATGATATGGGACTTGGGTAATAAAAAGAGCAATAGAAATTCAATTTTAAGCCCTTTTGAAAGGAGAAGAGATGATATACACATATCAGAAAAAGCTAAATGGTAAGGAAGTAGGTGTTGTTTTTGGAACATTTGCACCACTCCATCAAGGTCATTTAGATTTGATTATGAGAGCAAAGAAAGAATGTGATGGTGGCTGTATCGTCATTGTGGATGGTAGAGATGGCGATAGAGGTGGTAAAGAAATGCCATTGAAACTTCGTTACAGATACGTTAGAGAGTTCTTTGCAGACGATGATTTAGTTGCAGTTTATGCGATTGATGAAACAGAACTTGGAATTGAAGCATATCCTAACGGATGGAACAAATTCATTGATGAGGTAGATAGAATTTTTAACCTTGCTACTGAAGATGGTAGTTCTGTATTTTACGTTAGCGAAGATGAATATTATGAGCATTTGGACAAGCTTGGATATAGTGTCGTGAAGTTAGATAGAGAACTAAATCCTATATCGGCAACAATGATTAGAGAAAATCCTATTAAGTATTGGGATAAGATTACATTTCCATTTAGAAGAGTGTTTAGTAAAAATATTTTGATTTGTGGAACTGCAAGCGAAGGGAAGACAACTCTTACTAAGGATTTGGGTAAGTATTTCAACGCACCATATTCTCACGAATACGCAAGAGATTATATGGAAGAAAGTTACATATCAGAATGGGAACTTGATGGGGCTGATTACATGGCTTTTCTTGATGGTCAGTATCAGATGAACAAGAAACTGATTAACTCTCCAAGCAATCAAGGAATATTCTTTGCAGACTCAGACAGTATGACAACTCGTATGTATGCTGAATATTATTGCAAAGACCCAGAATTAGAACTGACAGAAAGTGAATTTGAAGAAATTGCAGTTGCAGCAGATGCTATTACCAAGAAATGTAGATGGGATAAGATTTATCTTCTTTGTCCTCATGGTGTATTCGTAGATGACCATACAAGATATATGGCATTTAGTGGAGAAGATGAAAGAAGAGAGTTATTTGAAATCTTATGCAACAACATCAAAGTATCTGGTAATTGGGACAAGGTAACTATCCTTGATGGTGGTTACTACAACAACTTTAAGAAAATTGTAGAAGAAGTAAAGGAGATTATGAACAATGGTAAAATGGATTAAGAATGAATTTTGGAATGGATACAACTGGTTTGAAAGAATTTTTATGTTGGTAATGGTGTTATTACAGGTGGTTATGTACTGTTTTGTACCTGATTCGCTTATTGGTATGGTGTGTGGTGTCGCAGGTGTTATCTGTGTTGTTTTAACTGCAAAGGGGAAGATTTCATCTTACTTATTCAATTTTATTCAGATGATTACATACATGATTATCTGTTGGGATGCAAAACTATTTCTTGAATTTGGAGAGCAGATTTTCTACTTTGTGGTATGTATCTTCGGAGTGTTTCTTTGGAAGAAGAATATGAAAAAGAATGATGATGGCACAGAACAAGTTGTTGCTAAGAAGTTCAAGCCTTGGCATTGGGTAGCAACAGTTGTAGTAACAGTAGTAAGTACATTTCTTCTTGGAACATTTGGAGAAGTTATTCTTGGTAGCACACTTCCATACATTGATGCGTTTACAGTAGCATTAGCAGTTATTGCACAGTTGCTTATGGTATGGAGATATAGAGAACAGTGGGCAGTATGGATTGTAATTGACGTTGCAAGTTTAGTGATGTTTGTAATGTTAGGTCAGTGGTCAATGGTAGTAATGTATGTTGCTTGGACAATTAACGCTTTCTATGGTTGGTATAATTGGACAAAATTAAACAAGGTTGAAGTGTAAAACAGTCTTAAAACGAAGGTTTTATCAAGATTTTGAAAGCAAATGAAGTAGAAAAAGAGAATAAATAGATAGCCTGACAAGTTTGGCGACCTACAGGCTATCTACATATATAACAACAGGGAATAATCCAAGTTGCATATTCATATTTTATCATTTTTTTATGCCTTATTCAAGGCGATTATTCCCAAGTTTTATTTTTATAAAAATTGAAGAAAGGGTACGAATGTTCATCGGATGATAAAGCTGCGCAGCGACATTACAATGGTGAACTAAAATTTACAAGTATGAAATAAGAGAAGTCGATAAAGAGACTGCTCATAATATGGTTAAGAAATATCACTATTCAAATATCTTGCCACGACTCAACAAACATTTTGTTGGGTTTTATTTGGACGGTGAATTGGTAGGTGTGGTTACTCTTGGTTGGGGGACTAGACCATTACATACGATTAAAAAGATTTTTCCAAGTCTTGAAACAAAAGATTATTACGAAATTGGCAGAATGTGTATGACAGAAGATATGCCTAGGAACAGTGAATCACAGATGATTTCACAGTTAATTAAATACATAAAGAAAACATATCCAGAAATCAAAGTGCTATTTACATGGGCAGATGGGATGGTAGGCAAGCCAGGATATGTTTATCAAGCATCCAATTTTGATTATCTTGGTTACATTTGGACAGATATGTATTTGAAAGATGGTATTAAAATTCATCCACGTCAAACAAAGCAGTTCTTTTCTAAAGGAGTAGATGATAAGAGATTGTCTGCTAGACCAACATTAGAACAGATGAATGAGTTAGGAATTACTCATTATAAAGGCAAGCAATTCAAATATGTATATTATCTCTGCAATAAAAGTGAGAAGAAATTACTACAGAAAGAATGTTTAGAACCTCTATCTCTGACATATCCAAAACAGAATGATTTGGAATGGAAAATGAAAACACCCGAAGGCAAGTGGATTAAGTGTGATAAACCACCTTATATGACTGATATGGATACTGCCACAAGGGATTTGACACATTTGGAGGTAGTTAAGTGAAATATAAAGTAAATGTAGAAGAATTATTAAGCAGAATTGTGGAAGTCGAAGCTGATAGTGAAAACAAAGCAGAAGAAAAGGTTAGAGAAATGTATATGAATGAAGATATTGTACTTGATTCGAGTGATTTTAAGAGTGTTGAATACTTCGTTCAATAGAAATTTCTACTTAAAATACTGCTTTTATTGCCTTTTGATTAGTGAATAAGAGCAGTTTTAACAACAAAACAGAGAAGAATATAGTGTAGTGGTTGTAAACACTACGAAAAATTACATTTAAGAAAGGAATTAAGCAAGTAAGTCGGCTTGAAAGGAACGTTCCTCTTGTGAAAAACAAGAGATTTTGAATACAACAACAAATAAAAGCAGTAGTTTAGCAGAAGGTTTAACAGTTTTGAGTCTATGTGATGGTATGTCGTGCGGACACATTGCATTAGAAGAAGCTGGATTTAAGGTAAAAACATATTTTGCAGCAGAGATTAAGGACTTTGCAATCAGAGTTACTAAAGAGAATTATCCAGATACTATCCATATTGGAGACGTAAATAAAATTACATATAAAGACGGTGTGTTGTACACGGACGAAGGAAATTTCAAAACAGAAATTGATGTTGTTATGTTTGGTAGTCCTTGTCAATCATTCAGCAGAGCAATGAAAGCAGACATGAGAGTTGGATTAGAAGATATGGAGCGTTCAGGATTGTTTCTTGAATGTAACAGAATCTTAAAAGAAGTCAATCCAAAGTATTTTCTCATGGAGAATGTAGTTATGAAAGCAGAAGATGAAGATGTAATTACTAAGATGATGGGTGTAAAACCTATCAGAATTAACTCTTCTTTAGTAACTGCTCAGATGAGAGACAGATTATATTGGACAAATATCCTTGGTGTTACAGTGCCAACAGATAAGAATATTAAAATGATGGATATTCTGAATGAAGGGTATTATCCATACGATAAGGCTCGTTGTCTATGTAAGAATGATTCACATGGATATTACAACGGATGCTTTTGGACACCTTGTAAGCGTTTTTATCGTTGGTATTATAAAGCATTTGGTTCTATGGTATTCAGTTCAAAGGAGAAGTTTGAAGAGTGCGTAAGAGAATTTGAAAGAGTAGTTGGCGATAATAAGCCATCTGCAAAAATATTTGATGATTATGTAGGTACAGTTTTTGATGATGCAAGATATTTATGGAAGGACGAAAGAGCAAGATTGCAAGGCGTTCCTGAAGACTATTTAAAGAATGTATCAGAAAAAGAAGCTGCCGACCTATTAGGAGATGGTTGGACTATACCTGTTATCGTACATATTCTTAAAAATATGGAGTTTTAATATGGATGATTTTAGAAAGGGCGACATTGTAAAACAGAAAAATACAAGAGTTCTTGACATATATGGAGAAGTAGTAGTTGCAGATTCTTATCAGAGAAATCATATGATTGTGGACTTTGGTAAGAATCGAGGTCAAGAAGAAGTTCCTAAAAGCGGATTTAAGGTTGTATTTAGGAAGAGATAAGGCAATAGAACCCACGTTCCAAGGCGAAAATTGATATTAGAAAAAGTGTTTTAAGGAGATTTTTAACAACAGAATAGAGAAGTAATAAGTGAAAAATAAATCAGAAAGGATAAAAGAATAGGTAGCTACTAAGGACATGTCACTTTCTGGTGAAAAGTTATTAAATACGTTGGTAGTAAAAACAGAATCAGTAAATTTATAGCACCAATTCTTCAGAAAACTATTGATGAGAATGGTGTAACAACATACTATGAACCGTTTGTGGGCGGTGCAAATATGATTGACAAGATACGATGTGAGAAACGTATCGGTAATGATGTACATAATGAACTAATTGCTATGTTCAAAGAGATTCAAAATGGTTGGAAAATCCCAATGCACATCTCTGAAGATGAGTATAGCGCAGTCAGAGATAATAAATCACTTTATCCAAGCCACTATGTAGGTCTTGTAGGATTTAATGCAACATTTGGTTCTAAGTATTTTGGTGGATATGCGAGAGGATTTAAAGCAGACAAAGTTACACCAAGAGATATTCCTAATGAGGCATTAAGAAACCTATCAGAACAGATTCCTAAGATTATGGATGTGGAATTTTTATGTGGCGATTATAGAGATAACGAGTATGCAGATGTAAAAGGTGCAGTGATTTACTGTGACCCACCATATCAAGGAACTACAAAGTATGCTACAGATTCTTTTGATTATGACGCATTTTGGGATTGGTGTAGAAAGATGAGTAAAGATAATTATGTGTTTGTGAGTGAATATAACGCTCCTGATGACTTCGAATGTATTTGGTCTAAGGGTGTTACAACCAGTCTGAAGGTACATGAACACGAAAATAGGACAGAAAAGTTATTTACATACAAGGGATAAAATTTGACTATACAATATGCACAAAAATAGTTAAAAACAAGCCCTAAAAACACTATAAAATTAACTAAATTTGTGCATATTGCACAAATGGATAGCAATAGAATCCGCATTTTAAGGAGAGTGAGAAAATGAGTCAGTATGAAGATTATTATGAACCAAGTGAATTTGATGAGAAGATGGAAGAGTTTAAAAATTATCTCAGAGAATCAGTAAAGAAGGATACATTAGACCAAATTGATAGGTTAACAAAAGAGAATAAGAAATTAAGAGATGAAGTTTCTGTTCTTAAAAATGAAAACAAGGAATTAGAAGATAGAAATAAGGTATCTATCACAAGTGATATTATTACACAACTTATTGTCAATAATATCGGTGTGCACAATGTATATAGGGTTATTGAAACATTGTTCCATAAAACATTTGATGAGAAGTTAACTGGCGATTGTCCGTTATTTTGGCATACATATGTAAATTATTATGAGAACAGAAAAGACATTGTTTCTTTATTAAGATTTGCAGGTGTTGAAATCCCAGACGAACTTGATAATGTTGTACTCCCTCATGAGTGGAACGATGAACTGTTGGACAAGTTTTTTAAGACAATGGATGCTCATTATGTTTGCAATGGTTGTATTTATAGCGAAAACCTACGGTTTTGGACGTGGAGAATGGCTGCACATCCACTTGATGCTAAGTATTTTTCTTGTTATGACGAAATCCCTTGGCAGTTTGTGTTAAGAAATCCTTTATTAAACACAAAAGAATATGCTTTAAAAATAGCAGATGCTATCAATAGAGGCAATTATGGAGAATATTTTTCTAGGATATGTAGATATCAAACGCTTGATGACGATGTATTACAGACTATTGTTGACAATATATCTGTGGAAAATGGTTCAACGAATACTCTGGTATCAGAATTTTTAATTGAAAATATTGACAGAATCACTAATAGGAAAACATTGGATTACTTATATTCAATAGTTCATAAGAAGTATGGTAGCGATAGTGATATTTTACGAATGCCAAAAGAATATCAGATTCAGTATGCAAGACATTTGGTGGATATCAATAAGAGGTTTAGTTTTTTACAGAAAACTAATTTCTCAAAGGAAGAGAAGATAGCGATTATGAATGATTTGTTTGAGTAAATTTAGTCTTAAAATCTGCGTTCAATGGACGTTTTGTGAGGTGAAACATGGTTATAGAAAAGAAATATGACCATTTAGCGGTTTGGTCAAACATTTATTTTGATGATACAGAATGTTTTTGTGGCAGACCATACATTTATTTAACTGCCCATAAGGATAAAACAACTTATGGTTGGGATGCTAATACAATCGGTATAGCAATTCATGATAATGATGATTTTGATGTAGGTTTGATTTACAAAACAGACTCGGAAAACTTTGAAAATGTTTTACATGAGTTAATTAATTGGATGCGTGACCATGAGCAAGGGAGAAGTATTTATATGGATATATGGAATACGTTAGACTTCTTTCCTGATTGTGGTTGTGAGAGAAGTAGATGGTAAGGAGTAACGGATGGATAATTACGAAGAAATTTTAGCAGAATTAAGAGAAGAATATAACAAGTGCAATGAGTTATTTGACATAGCTTATGGACTTAATAGCAATGAAAATACAAGAACTGCATTTACACAGAAGGTTACTACCCATATGCCAGATGTAATGCAGACACTTGGTTTTCTTATTGGTGAGTTTCAAAGAGAAATGGTTCAAGAACAAATATCTGAAGAAGCCTATGAGTTAGATGGGGAATACGATACTGATGTTTCTGATTGTATCGTGAATTGCTCAACCTGTAAAAACAATGTCGAGTTTCCACCTCCTCATACTTGTGATGTTTGTACAAGTCTTGATCAAGAGGAAGAATATGGAATGTGGGAGGCGAAAGAATGAGTAAAGAACTACGAATTATAGTTGCAGGTAGTAGAGAGTTTAATAATTACCAACTGTTATCAGATGCTCTTATGAAGTATTTAGAAGATATTGATTTTACAGATGTTGTAGATAATCCAAATCAAGTGAAATTTATATCTGGAACAGCTAGAGGCGCAGACGTTTTAGGCGAACAATTTGCTTATACGTGGGGTTATGAAGTTAAGAGATTCCCTGCTGATTGGGATGGTCTTGGCAAACGAGCTGGATATGCACGAAATTCAGAAATGGCTAAATATGCGTCTGAAAAGACTGGTGTTTTGTTTGCGTTTTGGGACGGTAAATCAAAGGGAACTAAACATATGATTGATTTAGCAAACAGATATGGTTTAGAAGTTCATGTGGTGAATTATTAGAACTTGCATTTTATTACCAAAATGAGGTGAAATATGAGAGTAAGAATAGTTCAAGACAGTGGTGGGTATTATGTTGGTGAAGTATATGGCGCTTGGTCAAACTGGTTATTAGGAACAAAATGGACAGGTTGGGACAGAGTAACGAGTAAGTGTTGGACGGAATGGGGTGCAAAACTTGAATTAAAAGCATGGAAGAGAAAGAACTATCCTGACGAATTTGAATTATAAGAGAGGAGAATGTGATTGGATAAAGTAAAGCGAATTAAAGAGTTGGTATCTCAGCTCAATACATATAGAAATGCTTATTACAACAATTCAGAATCACAGATTTCAGACTATGAATACGATAATCTGTTTGATGAATTGAAGCAGTTAGAGAATGAAACTGGCGTGATTATGTCAAATTCACCAACACAGACAGTTGGTTATGAAGTTAAGTCTAAACTCGAAAAGGTTAAGCATAGTCATCCTATGTTGTCACTTGATAAGACAAAATCTGTTGAGGATTTAATTGAATTCGCAGGTGATAGAGATTGTTTATTATCTTTGAAGATGGACGGACTAACTGTACTTCTTACATATGATAATGGCGAGTTAGTTCAAGCAGAATCTCGTGGAAATGGTGAGATTGGTGAGTTGATTACACACAATGCAAAAGTATTTACAAACATTCCTCTCAATATTGAGTATAAAGGAAGATTGGAAGTAGAGGGCGAAGCAATTATTACATATCCAGACTTTGAGAAAATTAATTCAAAGTTATCTGAAGAATATAAGTATAAAAATCCTCGTAATCTTGTAAGTGGTTCTGTAAGACAGTTAGATAGTAATATTGCTGCACAGAGATATATCAAATTCATTGCTTGGAAAGTTCCTGAAATAGAAGAGGAAATTAAGTCAGATGATTCATTTTTATTCAGATTGCAGTTTGTAAAGAATCTAGGATTTGATATTGTTCCTCTATTTACGTACACAAACAAGTCTTCTGATAAAGAAAACATTAATAAGATTATCGAAAGTTTGAAAAATAAAGCGTCGGAACAAGGATTTCCGATAGATGGACTCGTCATGGTTTATGACAGTATTTCTTATGGAGTGTCTTTAGGAATGACAGGGCATCACCCACGTCATAGCATAGCCTTCAAGTTCTTCGAGGACGAAATGACTACAATTTTAAGAAATATCGAATGGACGATGGGTAAGACAGGAGTTTTAACACCAACAGCAATTTTCGATTCTGTAGAACTGGAAGGAACAAGCGTGGAACGTGCTTCACTCCATAATATTAGTATCTGTAAAGAATTGCAGTTGGGTATTGGGGATGAGATTACAGTTTATAAAGCCAATGCCATAATCCCTCAAGTGAGAGAAAACTTAACAAAGAGCAATAGTTTTTCTATTCCAGAAAAATGTCCTATATGCGGTGGTAAAACATCAATTATTAAGGAAAAATCGTCTGAAATTTTTGTATGTGATAATTCAGAGTGTAAGGGCAAATTGCTTGGAAAATTGAGTCATTTTGTTAGCAAAAATGCAGTCAATATAGACGGTTTATCTGAACAGACTTTAGAGAAGTTGATTGAGTTGGGATGGTTAAATTCATTTCAAGATATCTACAGATTGTCAGAGCATAAAGATGAGATGAGTAAACTCGATGGTTTTGGTAAGAAGTCTGTTGAGAAATTGCTTGATGCGATTGAGAAAAGTAGAAGTATTACATTAGATAGATTTATCTACGCACTTTGCATTCCGTTGGTTGGACGTTCTGCAAGTAAAACAATTGCTAAATATTTCAATTATGATTTCAAAGAATGGTATCAGATAGGTGTTTCTCAGCCATTCAGATACACATTATTAGATGATTTTGGCGAAACAATGCAAAATGGCATCCACAATTTTGTTGTAAATATGGATATGATTTCTGATTTGGCAGATGAGTTTACCTTTGAAAAAGTAGAAGAAAAAAGTAGTGGTGTTGATTTATCAGGAAAAGTATTCGTAATCACAGGCTCATTAGTACACTACAAGAATCGTGATGAACTCGTTGGAGTTATAGAATCTTTAGGAGCAAAGGTATCGGGTTCTGTAAGTGCTAAGACAAGTTATCTTATCAATAATGATGTTACGAGCACATCTGGTAAAAATTCCAAAGCGAAACAACTTGGTATTCCTATTATTTCAGAGGAAGATTTCTTGAAAATGATTGGCTAGTAGAAATTTCACTCTCTGAAAACCTTGAAAAATAAGGCTTTTGGAGAGTGGTTTTAGCCTTAAAACATCGGTTTCATTGTTGTTTTGTGGAGGGAATATGAGATTAATAATTAAAGGAAGAGCGCAATGTAAAACAGCAGAGTTAATTTACACAAGTGAAGTTACAGGTTATCCAATTATAACGCATTCTGAAAAACAGAGAAATTATATTAATGAGATGGCTAAAAAGATGAATTGCATTATCCCAAATCCATATACAGTTCAAGAATTAAAAAGAATGGGATAAGTATTGGAAGTAGGTGAGAATTTGAAACTTAAAGAAAAACTAAAGAATTGGTTATTTGCAGATGAGATTCAGAGAATAAATTACATAGAAAAAAATATTGGAGAATCAGTACATAGGTTTAGAATGGCTTCTGTTCAATTAGGAGATGCAGAAAATCAATTACATAATGCAGAAAAAGAAGTAGAAGAGTGTAGAAGATTAATTACGCAGCTCGTGGATATTGGTGTTGATGTAGGATTTCATACAGAAGAACATAGTTGGGCAGTAGTTTGTATTGCAGGTAAGCAAGAATATGTAAAATTCTTACCATTAGAAACAAGAGATTCGAGAGATGTACTGAGATTCTTAAAACAGTTTGAATATTCAAGGCAGATAATTGATAGTCCTATTGCGTTTAGAGGAATGTTGAAGAATAAGTTTTTGGAGAGGTGAGACGAATGACAACAGTTGAACAGATTGATTATATGGTTCAGTCTTTGAAATTAGCAAAAGACGAGATTGAATACGCAGAAGAATATGTGAAAACCAAAGGAAAAGAAGGAGAAGATTTTTATAAATGGGGACATATGGGTAATGAAAATAGAGTACCTAATGGAACTATTATCAGAGAATCTTTGAAGATGGTAGGTAGAATGGCTAACATCGCAGCTAATAATGTGTGTTTGAGTCCATACAATAATTGTATCTTTAAGGAGTAGGTTAAATGACAAAACAGTTTTTCAAGAAACTTATAGAAATGATTGACAAAGAGATTAAGGTATTGAACGCAAATTTAGAATTAGCATATGACACAAAAATCAAGTGGTCTGAAAGAGAAAAGTGGGATTTAGAGACTGGCAAGAAATTCAATGACTTAGTTTCTAACTGTCCTATCTCAGAAGATGAACTCTTAAATATGAGCAAGGTCTTATGTGACTTTGTAATGCAGACAAGGGTTATGGATATTGAAGAATATTTCTTTGTGAATAGAAATAGAGACAGAGTGCGACTGCCATTTATGTTAGGTGATGTTTATGACATTGGCGAAATCATTTCTGAATTAAAAGGAGAAATGAATATTGATGAGAAAGGTAACAATGTCTTAAATGGTGGAACAGAAGAATATGAACAGAAGTGGAAATATGAGATTGGTGAGAATTATGGCTTAAACAAGGCTATTAAAATCATCAAGAAGCATTGTTATAAATAGCCATGAAATTTTCATTTTCAAGAGATTTGGGAGGTAAATGTGGAGAAAAAGTATATAGAAGAACTGAAAAATGGTAAGCAAATTCGTATTACATATAATAAAAACAATCATGATTGGTGTGAAGATGATGGTTGGTGGTCTAAAGAGTTATGGTGCTATGATAGCAATTTAGATTTGTTTAAATGTTATTATCCCATTTCTTCTTATGATAAGGACTTTTTACCAATCACACTCAGAGTGAGACAGAGAGTTTCTTGAGAGAATCTATTCGAGATTCTAACCCTGAGTATGGAGAAGTAACTGTTACAGATATTGTTGTGGAAGATTGCAATATACCAGTTAGCTCTTTATCAATCAGAGAATTGGCTTTAGAGAAGATTAAAAACATGAGTGATGAAGAGTTAAAACATAGACTATTTTTATAGCCGTTGAACAACTCTTTTATTGAGAGAATGGAGGTGGAAATGGTAGATATATCTGTAGGCTGCACTAACGAAAATACATATGGATTATCTTGTGTTAAATGTGGAAGATGTGGAAGAAAATTCACAATAAATGGCATTGATGATGGCGAAGTCGTAAGTAAAAAAGTTAAAGAATATTCAGATTTCTTAGAGTCTGATTTATGGAAAGAAATAGAAATAAATATCAAATAGATTTTTGCTTTTAAGGAGAAATAGAAAGTGGGTGAGATATTTATGGCAGCACCAAATCCAGAAGATATAGAAGAACAGATTAGAAAAATAACAAAACAAAAAACTAAACCCTCAAATAACAAAATGATTGAGCCTTTGAAAATAGTTTTTGACGAAAATGGCATGGAAAGTATTTGCACAAATATGAATTTGATGTGGGATAAGATAAACGAAATTGTAAATTATCTCAATCAATAAATCTAACATTTCAAAGCAGGATTGAGGTGAAGTAATATGTTCGTTTTAAGAATTAAGAAAAAAGTATAAGAAAATTAAAGAAGAAAATATTACATTGATACAGCAAATTGAAGATTTAGAAAAGCAATTAAGCATTGAAAAAGGCAAAGTCGCATTTTGGCAGTTCAAAGCAATGGATGGCAATGCAAAAATATCAAATATGAGGCATCTATGTTAACCAATAAATCCAGAGTTGTAAAGCTATTTTGGAGGTGAATTTATGAAGAAACAAGAGAGATATAAACTTTTAAATCATGTAAAGAGAGATTATTCTGAGAGATTCAATCGTAATTATGAGTTTAAAAAGTTGTCAAAACGAGCTTTATATGAACTATTACGACAAAATAAACATTCATCTATGTGTGAGTGGTGGTATTGCTGCTATGGATTATATCAGAATTGTTGGCAAGAAGTTGTAGAAGAAGGTTGCTGGCAAGAAACTCAGAAGGGAGTAGATAACATTATTAAGAATGTTATTGATTCCACCGCAAAGATTTGTAGAAAAGATAGTCGTATTTTGTATTGTGAAGATGAATATGGAGTTCATATGGTTATTGTTGCTAGAGATGTTGATGCTTGTGATTATCTGATTTGTTTTACAAATAGAGAGGATTATTAATAGGTGATTGAATGAAATCAAACGAAGTATCACGTAGACAATTTTCAAATAATGGTCAATCTTGGTTTAGCAGATGTTGTGCTTGTTGGGCTAATAATCATAGAGGTTGGCAGAAAATGAAAAAGAAAAATAAGCGATTATTTAAGAAAAAGTTTCGTAGAGAAACCGAGAAGGAGATTAAGAGAGAACTACAAAATCTCGATTAATTTCTTAGATTTAAGGTGGTGAATTTATGAAAATAAAAATAGGAGATAAGTATAAACTCAATGGTGCTTGTCAGTATGGTTACACGAGGGATGGCATCAAAATTGTAATTGACCCATACGACACTATTACAAAGATTAGAGATAATTTCTGCGACCATTTAAAATTAAGAAGTATGTGGAGGCTCGATGAAACGGATTGGGAAATTGATATAGATGGTTCAATTATCGAAAGATATTTCGTTAAGGAAGAAGGTGAATAATATGTTAAGAAGTGCAGAAAAGAGCAAATGAATCCTACAAGAGATATAAGGAATTTCAGGAAGAAGTGGCAAAATTAATTTTCTTTGCTTCATGCATTGGTAATAGCAGTTGTGATTTTGAGATACCTTATTCAGAAGAATACAGAACATATTTAGATAAGATTACTGGTGAGTTGGTTGAGTTGGGTATGAAGTGAATAATTTTATTTCTAAGGACTCAATTATGATGCACATTGTATGGCAGAAATAGCCATGAAAGAAATGATTTATTAGGAGAATCTAATGAGAAGATTTGATAAAGGCGATGTCGTTATTTGTAAAAGATATAGTATTGAACAAAGAGTAATAATTGATGCAAGTGGTTATAGAATTGAACCATATATTGACGACCATTGGTTTAATCGAAAGGCTTATATATCTGGAACATATAAACAAATGATGGAAGAAAAGTTGGGTGGAACTTTTGAGGATAAAAATGAATATCAGCTAACATTTTTAGATGACAATCATATATTAGCGTGGGTTCATGGAGATGATTTGATATTACTAATGAAAAGTTCTACTTAAAAGGTCAGTTTTAAAGTGGAACGAGGTGAATTAGATGAGTGATGTACATGATTTTACACAAGAAGATATAAATGCTATTGATTCATTTTTGAGTATAGCATTCTATAACGGATATGAAGAAGATGTAAACGACATTGTTGAATGCTTAAAAGAATCTTTGAAAAATGACTTAACTTTTGAGAATAGATATAAGTCAATATCTCGTCCTGATTGGCAATCAAAATATGGAAGAAGTAAAGTAGATGAGTTCGGTGGCATATTCTGGTCTTGGTTGGTTTTATCATATGGAGACTATGGGACTTCTCCTAGATATGGATGGATATATATGTACAATGCAAGAAAAATTTTAGAAATCATTCAAGATTTGCAGAGAGAAGACCAAGAAGACGAATAGCAATTGAACCTGTGTTTTAAGGCAAAAGGAGAAGTAATGGATAAGGAAAGATTAATTAAAAGAATCGAAGAGAACTTTGACGATATGGAAGATGCTCTGATTAAGAATTATCATCTTCATTATGTTCAGTTGTTTCGTGATTATACAGAAGAAATCATAAAGATTATTGAAGAGGAAATGGAGAAGTAAAGTATGAGTGGGCAAGTACAAGATTATATTACTCTAAAGCCGATAGCAGAACGATTCAAGGAAGTTGCAATGAGCATTTCTGATGACGAAATTAAAGCTCTTATCAAGGAAGAACTAAGAGAGCAGATTCGTAGCCAAGTTGATTTTGGTTGTACTATTGGGGAATGGGTAGATGATATGTTGACAGATGATGAATCTTGGGTTGAATTAGTAATTTCTTGTATGAAAGAGAGTATCAAGAATAAATTCAAATAGCCATAAAACGGGGATTTCATTGCCAAAATAAAGAGGATACCCTACTTTTGAGTATCCTCTACATAATCAGAAAGAATTTTGATAATAAGATTATTGAATGAGCGACCATCCTTTTGAGCTAATTCCTCTAGTTTGGCTTTTAACTCTTTAGGGAATGTAATATTGGTACGAGTTTTATCTTCACCTATTGCCATTGAAATCACCTCCATTAAGGTAATTGTATCACTGAATAACGGTGGTGTCAAGAAAATGTATTAGTGATATCACTTTGGTGTTGACAAAGTGGTGCGTCGGTGGTATCATCTATTTAGAAAGCGAGGTGAAAACGAGATGAGAGTAGAGAATATTAAGATAGGCGAAAGATACACTTATAAAGAACTGTGTGATACATTAGGTGTCAAATGTTCAGAAGCTACTAATAAGAAAGTTGAGTTTCTTGAAAAGCTAGAGAGTTATTGTAAATATGAAAGACCTGACAATAGACATTTTGTAGTTACTGAAATTTTTGAAACACCATTACCTACACTTGATGATGGTTATTTTTACAAAACAATGATTATTCCAGTTAAATGTTCTGATGAAGATTACAGCTATTTGATGCAATGCAGTCGTTGGGCTGGTGATTGTTGGAACAAAATTGTAAAAGCAGATAATGACTTCTATAAAGAAAATGGAAGATTAATGAAGAAGAGTGAATTGCAGACTTTTGTAAAAAATATTACACCTCTTCATGCAGTTGGTAATCAACATGTTTACATTAAATATGAAACATCAAGAACAGCAATGTTCAAATCCAGAAAGGCAGGGCATCAGAATAGTCACAGAGTAAACCTTCCTTATAAAAAGAAGAAATATTATGTAGTAGGTTGGAATGTATTTAGTTATGTAATTGACTATAAGAAACATCAAATTCGATTATCAAAGAAATTAGATGAAAATGGTCGTATTCAAAAACCAATATGTTGCACATTTAAAACAATGCCAAAACATGTTGTAGAGGTAGAATTAGTATATAGGAATGGTTTGTGTTTAGCAATCAAGTACAAAGAACCAAAGACTAATACTGACATTCAATCAGGCAATGTATCAGCTATTGATTTAGGCGAAATTCATAGTATAACTTCAATAGATAATAATGGTAATGGTGTAATTATCACTGGTAGAAAATTAAGGAGTATCAAAAGGCTTCAGAACAAGGAGCAAGCAAAACTTCGTAGTAAACGAGACAAACTTACTAAAGGAAGTAGACAGTATAGGAAATACAGTCGTGCCATCTACAAATTGAAAATCAAATCAGATAGGCAGATTTTGGACTGTGTTCACAAAATAAGTAAATTATACTTGGATTACTGTATTCAGAATGGTATATCAAAGGTTTATTATGGAGATTTGGATACTTGTACAAGAAACACAAAAGAAAGAGCCAATAAATTAGTAGGTCAGAAACTTAATGATTGGTGTTATGGATTATTGACATTGCAGTTAGAGAACAAGCTAAGCAGATATAGTATTGAATTTGTCAAAGTTTCAGAAGCTTATAGTTCTCAAACGTGTCCTAAATGTGGTAATAAACATAAACCAACGGGCAGAAATTATGAATGTAAGTGTGGATATAAACAACATAGAGATTTAGTTGGTGCTATGAATATTCTAAATTTTAACGAAAAAGACATTCATGTTGAAAAATACAATAGTTTAAAGTATCTACGGATAGATTAGTAATAATCTGAAGTAGTAGATGGACATGTGGAGTTCCTAAGTAGTCTAGTCGAAATTTGATTAGAAAGGTGTAAATAATTACACTCTCCACAAAACAAACGTTTTATTGAGAAAGGAGAAGTTTATGATAAATGAATTTCGTGGAAAATACTATTTTCTAAGTAACTTCTTTGAAATTCCTATTACTTGGGATGGTATTACATATAGAAATAATGAAGCTGCGTTTCAATCTGCTAAAGTGTTGGACAAGTCCGTGAGAGAAAAATTCTCTACCTTAGACCCTTCATCAGCAAAGAGAAAGGGTAGACACGTTCAACTCAGATATGATTGGGAGAAAGTAAAATATGGCATCATGTATGAAATTTGTCTTGCTAAGTTTTCACAGAATGAAGAATTAAAAGCCAAATTACTTGCAACAGATGATGAGCATTTAGAAGAAGGTAATACTTGGGGTGATAGAATTTGGGGAACTGTGAATGGTAAAGGACAAAATCATCTTGGTAAAATTCTGATGCGAGTTAGAGAAGAATTGAGGTGAGAATGTGGCATACGATGTAGAACCAACTTCTGAAAGATGGAGAGAAATCGCAGAAGAAAAAGATGAAAATAAACAAGGTAGAATGTTGCGTAGGTATGTTTACGAGTTAGAATGTCAGGTTGGTTCAAAACAGTCAGAACTTGAACGACTAAGAAAAGAGAATAAGAAATTAAAGAAAGATATTTTATCTCTAGGTGTTGTCAAGGAAGCAATTAGAGAAGCTAAGAGTGAAGCCTATAGAGATTGTAATACTGATTGGAGTGGGTTACAGGATGGCTTTTAAAAGAGAAGATAGAGGTGAAAAGATGTTAAAAGATTTAGCAAAAGAATTTCATATGACACCAATAGGTGCAAAATCAGCAGCGTTTGATTGTATAAACGAAATATCTGATTTATATGGTTCAGACCCAGTAGTAGCGAATGCCATGATTAAGGGTGTTAGATATTATTTAGGATATTTAGTACAAGCAGGCGCATTTGAAGAAATTGTCAAGTCTGAAAACCCTTGATTTTCCTAGGATTTTAAATTGAAAATATCCTTGAAACTGGGGTTTTATCGAGAAAATTGAAAGGAGATACAAATGTTTAAAAAAATTTTAGAAGCAATTAAAGAAGTAAAGTCTGACATGGGTGTTTACTACCGTGAAATAAGTAAAGGTTTTATTGATGCACGAATAGAGAAGAAAACATTAGATAGTTTAGCAGACTCATTACAGTATTATGCTAATCTTTACAATCAGACAATCTCTGCTAATTATGAAGACAAGGATAATGCGTTTGAAGCAGTTGTGTTTGTTCCATATAGAGGTAAGCCATTAGTATTTAAAGATGGTAAGAAAATTAGTACAGATACAATGAGTGGTTTTGATGTGGATTGGTCATGGGATAGAAAAACAGAAGTAACTATCAGGAATGACTAAAATCCTGTTAAAATTTCGGATTTAAGGACATTTTTGAAAGGAGAAGATATAAATAGAATTAAATAATATTTACAATATGGACTGTTTTGAAGGCATGAAACAAATTGAAAACAAGTCAATCAACTGTATTATCACTTCACCACCATACAATTTGGGTGGAGATTTCCACACATTCATTGATGGTAAACGTATTACATACGGAGATTATGAAGGTTTCAAAGATAAAATTCCAGAAAAACAGTATAAGGAAGAGCAGATTAACTTATTAAATGAGTGTTATCGTATCTTAGCAGATGATGGTTATATGTTTTATAACCACAAAAACAGAATTATAAAGGGGAGTATGTCATCTCCTTTGGAATGGATATTACAGACAAATTGGAATATTGCTCAGATTGTGGTTTTGGATTTTGGTGCAAGTGCTAATGTAGATAAGAGAAGATTCTTTCCAGTACATGAATTGTTATTTGTTCTAAATAAAGACCCAAGTTTAAAATTACATAACGACCAATGTTTGACTGATGTATGGAAGATGAAGAAAGTACCACGAAAAGAAAGTGGGCATCCTGCGACATTTCATATTGATTTGCCTACAAGGTGTATTCTTGCAAGTACAAAGGAGAATGATGTGGTTTTTGACCCGTTTAGCGGTACAGGAACTACTTGTAAAGCTGCAAAAGATAATAACAGAAGATATTTAGGATTTGAGATTAGTAATTTGTATTGTGAGATGTCAAAACGAAGAATCAGTTAAATCATTGATTTTAAGGAGAAAAAGTTGAGTAAAATATAAAATACTCAGCAGGAAGGAGAGTGTATGAGAAGGCCTAAAAAAGAAAAAACAAAAAAGAAAACGCCATCAACCAATCTGAGATTACTTAACGAAGAAGAAGTTAAAGAATTTGAAAAATATACAGAACTTTATGTTTGTATGGGGTGTGGTAAAAAACCACAAATCATAGAGAGAATACATAAAACATATTCACTTTTTGATGAATATGAATTTGTTGATAAAAAGCATAAATGTTATTGTCCTGATTGTCAAAAAGGTACTGGGTTTTCTGAAAGTGATTATCGTGTTATTGAAAATTGGAACAAAATGATGCAACCACCAAAATATGAAAATTGTCATGTTTATAGTTTTCATCCAATAATAGACGAGAGAGATGGCTATTTGTTAGATGAGTTCAATTACAAATTTGATGTTTTTCAGAGCGAAATAATTCAAGGAAAAGGAAGAGAAAGATTTTTATATTATCTATTTGAAAATCAAGAAAGGAAGTTAGACTTAGATAGGTTCGTTGATGGTGTTACTATATATCAAAAATCATCGTTTGGAACTTTCTATGATTTTGAAAGAGAAGATATATGTGTAGTAATAGCTGAAAATGAAAAAATAGCAAAATTAAAATTGAATAAAAAAATAAAAGATGAAATGGAACAAAAACATCAACATTATCTAAAAATGATTGACAACAGAAAAGACGAACTTAAGAAAGCAGAAGAGAATTTGGTAAAATTTGAAAAATATCTAAAAGAAATAAAAATTGTAAAGGAGAAATAATAATTATGAGAAAAAAGAGAATTAAAATTGATTGGATAGTTCATGCAATTCCTGAAGAAAATGGCAAAATATGTTTACATACACATGGATTAAATAAAAGGGGATTAACAGAACTCAGTGTTTTAGATACAGAAGATATTTATACGGTAGAAGAAATGACAGCAATGATAAATAATATAGTGTGTATGATGATAGAAGGAGAAGAGTTTATTGTAGAGCCTAAATTGCTTCATGTAATTGATGATGTTAATGGAAAACCTAAATTCAAATTTAGAATGTCATACGCAGAATGTTATGGTGAAAAAACAACAAGATTATATTTTATTAAATAGATAAATTTCTTATTTCATTGACATTTTAGGAGGTGAGAACATCAGAAAACCAGAAAGAGAAGATAATGTTATAGGTAAAACTTATGACATTGAGTACATAGGGAACAAAATACAATTAGAAACACTAAGTATGTCCCATAGAGATATTAAACAATCATGTGTAAGAAAACACAAGAATGTTACACTGATGAATATTAACGGTTGGGGAGTAGGACAGGCTCATTTCCTAACAGAAGATGATGAGTATTTGTTACTTCCTTGGTGTTACATAATCTCAATGATTCCAAGTAGGAAGGAGAATAATAGTACATAATGAAGTTAATATTCCAAAACAGTCGTGGCGAAGAAAGAGTAATCGCAGAGCCAACGAATAGAGAAGAAATAAGTAAAGAGATTAACAAGTTTCTCGATGACCATAATTTCAAAAGCTATTACACAAGAGTTTGGGAAGAAAATGGTCGATTGAAATTGGATTGTGGCTCATGGAGTGAATTCTTTTTCGTAGAAGGTATGACCTTTGAAGAATGGCCAAAAACCTCTATCTAACAAAAAACAGATTTGGCGGTCTATAGATAGAGAAGTATTTATTAAGAACAAACATACAAAACACAAGATTTAATCTTAAAAATTCCAAGTTTTGAAAAGTAAATACGTTTGTTTGTAGGTGGCAAAACAGTACACCTTGGGTGAGTGCGCTCTAAATTAGCTGTTTGTAGATAGATTTTACATAAATTTATCCTATGCAATCGGTAGAGATACCGTTCACATACGTTACTAAAAAATATTTTAAATAAACAAGGAGGCTATTAAATGGCAAAAAGTACAGAAAGAAAGGCACTAAAGAAGGGCAAGGCAGGTTTTACACTTATTGGTAAGGTAAAGGTTACAGACAAGACATTTAATCTTGACAACACTTACGATTCTGGTTGGACAGATAATCAGATGTATCTTGGCGTAGATTGCGGAAACGGCAATATGGTTTATGGCGAGATGCGTGGTGGTTTCTTCCCTGATGATGACAACTTTTTAACACCATTTTGCAAGGATGAAAAGGATGATGAAGGAAAGAGTAAGAGAGCAAATATTGCATGGGAAGACAGATTAGATGAATCACTCTTTGATGAAATTGCCGATACTGCATTCATTACAGTTGGTGTAGAAAAGGATATTAAGGGTAAGACAGTATATAAAAAATTCCTTAGTGCATATGACGCAGTTGAATATCTGAATGAGCATCTTAAAGATGGCATGATTGTTAATGTTAAGGGAAATATCGGATATAGTGAATATGAAGATAATGTATCTGTTAAGAAGGAAATTACATCTATCGTACTTTCTAAGGTAGAAGATGAAGCAGATTTTAAAGCAACATTTACACAGACTATTCTTCTTGATTCTAACAGTATTGGCAAGACAAATAGTGAAAAGAACACTATCACACTTGATGCTTATGTAATTGATTATGTAGGTAAGCCTAAGATTAATGGCAAGAAGGTAGCAATTAAGAAGAATGTTACATATCCAAAACAGTTTGAAATTGCTATCAATGAGAACCCTGAAATCACTGCAAAGATGTTACAGAGATTCTTCAAGGTAAAGAAGAAGAATACTTTGAATGTTCTTACAGTAGTCGGTGACTTAATTGAGGGTGCTGCTATCGTAAATGTGACAGAAGATGATATTCCAGACGATATCAAGGAACTGATTGAAATGGGATTATATTCTGAGGAAGAAGCAAAGGCTAAGTGTGCAGTCGGTGGTAATAACCGTGAACGTAGAATGGTTATCATTAAGCCTGACATTACTTATGTAGGACAGGATGATGACAGAAAGCCTACTGTTGCTTTTGAAGAAGCTAAGTATGAAGATTCTGACTTATATTTCTATGCACAGGCACTTAATGACGCTGGTGTAGAAACTGATGATGAAGAAGATACAAGTAGTGAAGCAGATTCCGATGACGCATCAGAAGAAGATGATTTACTTGCAATGTTAGACAATATGTAAAAGGTTATGGCAAGAGGTAATGTAAAAAATTTATCTGGACAGACATTCGGTAGATTAAAAGTGATTGAACGAAATGGTTCTGATAAACATGGTAAAGCATTATGGAAATGTATTTGTGAATGTGGTAGTGAAAAGATTGTGATAGCTACCACATCACAATTAACCACTTTACACACTCAGTCATGTGGTTGTTTACAAAAAGAAAGAACATCTTCGTGTAACGCTAAATACAACAAATATATTTTATCAGGAGAATTTGGAATAGGGATTACTAGCAATACAAATGAGGAGTTTTATTTTGACTTAGAGGACTATGATAAGATTAAAGATTATTGTTGGAGTTTTGATGGTCGTTATTTAATCGCTTATGATTCTTCAACAGGGAATAATATATTATTTCATAGATTGATTATGAATTGTTTTGATAAGGATATAGTTATAGACCATATTAAACACAATACATTAGATAATCGGAAATCGAAATTAAGGAAATGTACCAATAGCCAAAATAATATGAATCATATTAAACGTATTGATAATACAAGCGGTGTTACTGGTGTCTGTTTTGATAAAAGAATTAACAAGTGGTATGCACAAATTAAAGTTAAAAATAAGAAGAGAATTACATTGGGATATTTTACAAATTTTGAAGAGGCTGTCGTTGCAAGAAAAGAAGCTGAACAAAAATATTTTGGAAAATATTCATATGATAACAGTTTAATAATAGGAGGACATTAAATGTTTAGAGAAGCTAAAGCTGCAAAAATTGGTGGTAAATTTTTAAGTTATGGAGAATCAGGAAGTGGAAAGTCTACATTTCAATTAACATTCCCAAACGTTGCGTGTATCGACTCGGAGACAGGTGTAGCTCATTATGAGGGCAAAGATATTACTCTTAATAATGGTAAGACTTACAATAATTTATTGTTAGTAGATAACACATCTGATTTAGATGAGTTAGAAGAAGACTTAGACGCTTTCATTGATGGTGAATATGATGGGAAGATTGAAACGCTTTCTATTGACTCCGAAACAAAATTTTATGCAACAATGCAGATTGGTGCAACCGAAGTAGAAGAGAGACGTGCAAGAAAGAAGGGTGGAGATGTTGATGACGCTGGTATAAGTGTTAAGCAGTGGGGGCGTATTAAGATTCTTAATATGAAACTTCAGCAAGCAAAGATTGACCTTTCTTCTAAGGGTACACACGTTGTATCTGTAGCACAGGAAGTAGAGATTAAGGATGATGATGGCAAGAAGGTAATTGGTTACAAGCCTGATATGCATAAGTCAGTTAAGTTTGATTATGATACAATTCTTCGTCACTACACAAAGAAGGACAAGGATGGCAATGTATCTTTCTGGGCAGAAGTTATCAAAGATAGAACTAATGTAACAAAGGTTGGTCAACATATCGAAAATCCTTGCTTTGATATTTGGAAGGGTTACTACGATTCTATGAATGGTCTTGAAGTAAATAAGACTTCTTACAAGAATGATTTAAAGACTTCTACTGAATCTATGGTAGATAAGGCTGATAAGGCTGAGGATCTTGCTAATGAGTGGAAGGAAATGATGAAACAGCTCAAGGAAGATAAAAACATGGACGCTATCAGCAAAATCAATAATCTCATTAAAGAGAAGAAGATTGATGTAAAGAAGATTGAAATGCAGACTGTTGAAGACTTAACTGAATTGGTTGATTTCACAAAATTACAGTTAGCATAAGAGAATGATAAAAAAAATAAGTATTTGCTCTGGTGTAATAAGCCAGAGCAAATAGATTAGAGGTGAGTTTTTGGCTCGTGCAAAGAAAGAACCAAAGAATAAAGAATGGATTGACCTTTGTGAATATGTAAAAAAGGAAATATTACAATATGACGACAATATGAAACTGCCTAAACATCTTATTTTGAAATTACAAGGTTTGAAGAAAGGTTTGCATATTGCAAATAACAATATAGAAAGTGAAGCGTGTTATGACGATTACACAATCTTATGTGCATTTAAGTTATGTAAGAGAAAAATCTTAGATTATCTTGTTAAGAATGAAACCAAAATCAAGGATGAAACGCACAAAATCAATTTGATTGTCAAGATGGTAGAACCAGAAATCAACGATGTGTATATCCGATTACAACAAGCTAAAAAGAAAGAAGAAAAAATACAGAGTGAGTCTTTTGATAACCAGTTTAATGAAGGTGCTGAATATTCAAAGAAGACAAAAGATGTCAATGATAAATTAAAGAAACTATTTTAGGAGGGACAATTGGCTCAGAGTAAGAACGAAAAGAAAACAACTCCTTTTCAGGAAGAACTTATAAAAGCAGCAAAGACAGTAAAAGAATATAAACTCGCTTGTGAAGCCAATATTGTTTCTATCTTTTTTAAGAAACCTGATTTGATGTATGACTACCAATTAAAATTGGAAGACTTTACTGAGAATACTTGGAGAGTTTATTGGCAGATTGCATATGACATAGTTATTAAAGAGAAGAAATCAACACTTGATGAGATTACTGTTGGTTTATATCTCGAAAAACATAGTAAATTAAAACAGAAATATGATGAGTATGGTGGTTTTGATACCATCGAAAAGGCTACTGAGTATGTAAAAGTAGAAAATATTAATGGATACATAGCAGAACTTAATAAGTGGAATACAGTTTTGATGTTGTTGAAAAACAAGTTTCCAGTATATGACAGACTAAGCGAATTTGCAGATATGTCTTTAGATGATATTTATGTTGAATATGAAGCAATTCTGAACCACATTTTTATCAATGCAGATGAAGAAACTAAGTCATATTCCATAGAAGAAGGTATTGACGAACTGATAAATGAATTGAATGAAGGTATCGCTGTTGGTCTTCCATACAATGATATGGCTTTATTAAACAAAGAAACAGGCGGTCAGATGACAGGCAATATTACTTTGATTGGTGGTTTATCAAATATGGGTAAGACAACGTTGGTAAGGTCTATGTGTATTCCTTCAACAATAAAACATGGTGAAAAGTTAGTAATCATGATTAATGAAGAAGGCAAGAAGAAATGGCAGAGAGAAATGTTGGTGTGGGTTGCCAACAACATTTACAAATTCGACTTGCAGAAGTTTGTTGTAAGAGATGGTAAGTATTCAGATGAAGTTATGGAAATGCTTAGAAAATGTGCAGATTGGATTAAGTCAAAAGCAAGTGATAATACAATCACAATCATTCCATTCAATAAGTATCGTACTGAAAAGGCTATTAAAGTCATTAAGAAATATGCGAGTTTGGGTGTTAAGTATTTCATCCTTGATACTTTCAAAGCAGATTCAGGTAGTAGAAATGACAGGATGTGGTTAGAAATGCAACAAGCTATGGTTGATATTTATGATGCAGTTAAATCAGATGGTGGTAAAGATGTACATATTACAATCACATTTCAGTTGGCAAAGTCATCTGCAAGACAGAGATTTTACAGTCAAGATAATATTGGACAAGCGAAGAATATTATTGACGTTGCAAGTACTTGTATTATGATTCGTGATGTTTTTGATGATGAATATACAGGCGAAAAAAATGCTTTAAAGGTTTACAAATTAGAAGGTAAGAATGGTAAATCAAAGATTCCTGTCAATTTAGACCATGATAAGCATTATCAATTACTATTTATTGTTAAGAATAGAGAGGGTGCTGCGAATACAGTTCAAATTGTCGTAGAACATGATATGAGCAGAAACCTATTAAAAGAAGTAGGATTTACTTCTGTACCAGTTGATTTTTAAGGAAAAGGCGGTGAGCGTACATTAATGCAGACGATTTAAAAGAATACATAATTGAAAATGACAGTGTATTCACAATATTGGAATCATTAGGATGTCATGATATCAAAGAATATCAAGGCGAATGGCGAGCTGCCTTACCTGACGGTACAAATAAGACTGCTGTATGTGTAAAGAAAAACAATCTCTCATCTGCTATTAGATGTGGCGATGGCAACAAAATGGGGGACATATTCACTTTGGTAATGGAGATAAAAAACCTTCCATTTGGTAAAGCGAATAAATATCTGCATAAGGTATTAGGTTTGAGTTACACATACAACAGTAAAGAAAAAGAAGAAGAAAAAAATGACCCATTACAAATCTTCAAAAAGGTAAGAAAGAAACGACATACGTTAGATAAAGACGTTCCCATATATGATGATTCGTGTATGAAAGAATATGTGGATTTACCCTATATTGGTTGGATTAGAGAAGGTGTTATGCCGTTTGCTTGTAAGAGATTTAATATTGGGTATTCATATGATAGAAAACGAATTGTTATTCCAGAACGTAAATGGGATGGAGATGACAATGATTATATAGGTGTTAGTGGCAGAACAACAGTAGAAAACTATGAAATATTTGATATTCCTAAATTCTTTAAGTTATCAAATACATATCCAAAAGGTATCAATGTTTACGGGTTGAATGAGAATTATAAAACAATACAAGAGGCTGGATATTGTGTAGCATTAGAAGCTCAAAAGTCAGTATTGAAAAGATACTCACGAAAAGATGGTACGGCTGTTGCAATAGGTAATTGCGAGTTTACAGAAGAACAAGTAAAGATACTAATTAGTCTTAATGTTGAAATTATCATTGCTCTTGATGAAGGAATTGACATCAATTTGGTTAGAAGAGAATGTGAGAAATTTTATCCTATCAGAAAAGTTTCTTATATGTATGACAAATGGGGATTGATTAAAAAGGGTAGTAAAGATAGTCCTGCTGATATGCCTAACAAAATATACGAATTTATGAAGAAACATAGAACAGTTTATGATGAGCAAGAAAGGAGATTATATAAGGATTGGCTAGAAAAACAAGGGAAGAATTAAATGAGATTTGCAGTCAGTTAAAAGTTAAAACTCTTGATAGTTGGAGCAAATATCATTGTTATAAGCAAGACCATTGGGAAGCATTTTTGAAGTATGTATTACATGAAAAAGAAGACAGAACTAATGGTATTTATGCTGTTTCTGGTGGATATTGTCATGACATCATTGAGAAGTTATACAAGGGAGAAGTTAAATATGAGGATATGATTGACTTATATGAAGACTCCTTGCTGACAATGAATATCGCAGAGTTGAAATATGATAGAAACGATGCTGAAAAGAATGAAAAGATTGCTAATAAGTATGAGAATTGTGTTCGCCATTTCTTTAGAAATCACAATGTTATTAAGCAACCACACAGAATTGAGCATTTCATAACAATCAGAATTAGTGATGATATCGTTCTTCAAGGATATATTGACTTCTTATTCACAGAAAAATATGTGGATGAAGATGGTAACGAAAGAACAAGAATTAGAATTGTTGATTGGAAAACAAGTACAAGATACACAGGACAGAAGATTGATGCAGAGTGTGGTCAGTTGGTAATTTACGCTGAAGGTATTAGACAAGCATTAGGTATTCCGTTAGAGGATATTGTTTGCGAATGGAACTTCCTTAAATATGTAACAGTTACATATGAGCAGAAAAACGGTACTTTCAAAGACAGATATGTAGAAAGAAATAGTATAGGCGAGAGTTTAGTTAATACTGCAAAGATGTGGCTAAAACATTTTGGATATGAAGATGATATTGACTCATATGTAGACACGATGATTCTTGAAAATACTATTGATTGTTTACCAGATGAAGTAAGAGAGAAGTTTGTTATTAAGGATTGTTATGTAGAAGTTCCTTTGTCAGAAGAAAAAATTGATGAGTTGAAAGCGGATATTATCGAAACAATTCATGATTTCAGAGAAAAGGAGAGAGAATATAGAGAAACAAAAGATGAGATGTTATTTTGGCAAGACGTAACAGATGCAGATGCTTACAGACTAGCAACCCTATCGGGATACAGTCGCAAATTACACAAGCCTTACGACACTTATCTTAAAGAACAAGAGATGTTTCAGAATAATACGGACGATGAAGATGACGATATTGAGTCTTTAAATGAGGAAGATGATTTACTTTCATTCTTAGACAGTCTTTAAAAAGAGGTGAAGACACATTAATAGATATGAAAATTACCATAAGCATTGCCATGAGAGCAATGTGGCTACATTAGACTGTGTAGTAAAAAATACAGATTACATAGAAAGAAGTTTAGAGTTGGGTTGTAAAAATTTCTTTACAACTCAACACGGATGGTCAGGAAAATTCCTAGAAGCATATGACTTATGCAAAAAGAATAATCTCAAAATGGTTTATGGTGCTGAGTTATATATGGTTAAAGACCGTAAAGAAAAGGATAATTCCAATTACCATATAATAATCATTGCAAAGAATCAAGATGGATTTTATGAACTCAATGAGATTATGTCTGAGAGTAATAGAAGTGGCTTCTATTATAAACCAAGAATTGATATCGAGTTAATTAAGAGATTGAATCCAAATAATTTCTTTATCACATCTGCCTGTGTTGGTGGAATTTTAAGACCAAGTGATGATATGAAAACACTGTTTGAAGCAGTATATGGTCATTTTGGTAAGAATTTTTATTTAGAGGTGCAGAATCATCCGTTTGATATTCAGATAAATCATAACAGAAATATGTTAATGCTGAAACAACACTATAATATGCAGATTATTCATGCAAACGATAGTCACTATATTTATCCAGAACAAGCAAAGGATAGAGTGAAATTCTTAAAAGGTAAGGGCATTAACTATGGCGATGAGGATAGTTTTGTTCTTGATTTCCCTGATTATGATACTGTCGTTGAGAGATATAAAAAACAAGGATTGTTATCTGATTGGCAAATCAAAGAAGCAATGGACAATACTTTAATCTTTGATGAATGTGAAGAATTGCATTTTGATAAAGAGATTAAAATGCCTACAATCTATCCTAATTATACACAAGAGGAAAAGGATAAAGAACTTGCAAAGCACTTATCAGAGAAATGGGATAAGGAGAAAATAAACGTAGATAAGTCACGTTGGCAAGAATATCAGAAGGGTATTGCTTTTGAATATAAGATTGTCAAAGATACTCAGATGGCAGACTACTTCTTATTTAATGAGAAAATGGTTGAGTTAGCAAAAGAAAAATATGGTGGTGTTTTATCAAGAACAGGTAGAGGTTCAGCAGTTTCCTTCTATATTAATAAGTTGCTTGGTTTCACAGAGATTGATAGGTTCACTGCACCCGTACCTTTATACCCAACACGTTTTATGAGTACTGCGAGAATCTTAGAAACGAGGTCATTACCAGATATTGACCAGAACTGGGCTGATGTATCTGCACCTATATTAGCTTCTAAAGAATTGCTTGGTGAAGATGGTATCTATTATATGTATGCTTTAGGAACTATGAAAGAGTCATCTGCTTTTAGAAACTTGTGTAGAGCATATGATATTCCAATGGACGAGTACAACGAAGTTGGTAAGAATTTAGATGCTTTCAGAAATGATAAGAAGTGGAAACCTATTATAGATGAAGCACAGAAATATATAGGTACAATCGAAAGTATTTCACCTAGTCCATGTAGTTTTGTTTTATCTAATAAACCATTGCCAAGAGAATTAGGTTTAATTCGTGTAGGAAATGAATTGTGTGCTTGCATTGATGGTTATACATCTGATGTGTGGAAGTTTTTGAAGAATGACTACTTAACCGTAAAAGTATGGAAGATAATTTCAGATTTTTATAAGATGATTGGTCAACCTATTCCAAATATCCGAGAGTTACTGCAAAAGGTAGATGATAGGACTTGGAAGTTATACGAAGATGGTATGACAGCAACATTAAATCAAGCAGATACAGATATTTCAACATCAATGCTAAAACGTTATAAACCACAGACGGATGCAGAGATGAGTGCATTTGTGGCTGCGATTAGACCAGGATTTGCAAGTTTGGTAAATACATTTCTTGATAGAGAACCTTATAGTACAGGTGTTACAGAAATCGACGAGATTCTACAACCAAGTTATCACTTTATGTTATATCAAGAATCTATTATGGCTTTCTTGGTTTGGTGTGGTATGAAAGAAGACCACACATATGACATCATCAAGAAAATCAGTAAAAAGAAGTTTACACCTGAAGCAAAAGAAGAATTAAGGCAAGAACTATTGGCAGGTTACAAATCAAAACTTGGTACAGAAGAAGGTTTTGATGAAGTATGGCAAGTTGTAGATGACGCTGCACGATACAGTTTCAACGCATCTCATGCCGTTTCAGTAGCTTATGACAGTATCTATGGAGCAGAAGCTAAAGAGCATCATCCATTAGAATACTTCACGACAGTTTTGAATGAATACCAGTCTGATAATGAAAAGACAAGTCGTATCATTGCAGAGTTAGATTATTTTGGCATTCATTTAGAGAATATTAAGTTTGGTAAATCCAAGAGCAAATACACATTTGATAGAAATACCAATACGATTTATAAGTCGATTTCTTCTATTAAATATTGTAATGAAGTTATTGCAAACGAATTGTATGAGTTAGGGAGAAATAATACATATAAGGATTTTGTAGATGTTATCAGAGATATTAAAACAAAAACATCTGTAAACTCAAGACAGTTACAGATACTTACTATATTAAATTTTTTTTCAGATTATGGTTCTAACAAAAAACTACTTCAAATCATTGAAATGTTTGAAAAGTTCCATGATAGAAAGCAAATCAAGAAATCGGATGTAGAAGTATTAGGTATAGATTTGAATGAGTTTGAAGGATGTTATGATAACGAAACACCAAAAATGTACAAAGAGTTACACATGGATAGATATGTTGAAAAGATGTCCAAGAAGATTGAAGACAAACCACTATCTATTAAGGAACAGATAAAGTATGAACAAGAATATCTTGAATACATTATATATTCCAATCCAAAAGTTCCAAAGAATATGTTTTATGTTGTAGAAGCAAAGTTTTACAAGGATAAGACTAAACCATATCTCAATTTATATAATCTGAGAACTGGTGACACTTTAAAAACCAAGATTACATCTGGTAAGAGTTTTGTTGAAAGACCTTTTCAAACAGGAAATGTAATCAATGTCACAGAATTTAGAGAGAAAAACAAGATGAAAATGGTTAATGGCGAATGGGTCAAAACACCTGAAATGGAGAAGATAGTAGTAGGATGGGATGTTTACTAATAAGGAAGGAGTGAGAATACGGATAAGATAGTTGATTTTAAGTGTACACCAGAAAGATTAGTGTTTAACTCTGATGAATATAAAATCTATGGATGCTCGGTGAATTCATTCGAGTATCCACAGATTCAGATTGGCAAGTATGGTACATGCACTGTTAAAGGTAACGTACAAGAGTTAAATCTTGGTGTTGAATACACAGTGAAAGCAAAAGAAATTTCTGATAAATATGGTGTGGGATATGAAATCATCAATATTAAAAGAGAGAAACCAACAACATTAGCTGCGACTCGCAACTTCCTCTATGAAATATTGACTCCTAATCAGACAGATACTTTGTTAGAGGCATATCCTGACATTGTAGACAGAATTATGAACAACAGACTTGATGATGTTGATTTAAATAGGACTAAAGGTATTAAGGATTATACATTCAATGTCATCAAACAGAAAGTAATTGAAAATTTCAAGTTAGCAGATTTGGTAGAGGAATTTAGAGGTTTATTCAGTCTTTCTATCATTAAGAAACTGTATGATAAATACCCATCTGTTGAAAAAATCAAGGAAGTTATTAGAACTGAACCATATGAATGTCTATGTAGATTGAGTGGTATTGGTTTTAAAACAGCAGATGGTATGTTGCTTACATTAGAAAAAGAGTCAAAGCAGTGTAAAGAAAATGGAAAAAATCCAATATTATTCTTTGGATTTGACCTAAAACCTTCTTATCAGAGAGCGAAAGCGTGTGTTGATTACATTCTTAATGAGAATGAAACCAATGGTAATACATATGTAAAGGTAGGAGAACTCAAGAAACAGTTTGAAATCTTAGTACCAGAAGCAATAGCAAACTTACCATTGATACTCAAAGGTGATAATGATGTGATTTTTGATAGAGAATCGTTGAGTGTTTGCAGAAAAGAAACGTATGAAACAGAGAAGTATATAGCAGAGAAGATTAAAGAAGGATTACAAATCAACACAGAATGGGATTGTGATTGTAGTAAATTTAGAAGCTTAGATGGATTTGATTTAACAACAGACCAGTGCAAAACATCTGAATATATGTGTAAACACAATATAGTAATGTTGGTTGGGTATGGTGGCGCTGGCAAATCGTCAAGCACACAAGCCTTCGTAAATCTCTTGAAACATTACTATAAATCATTCTTATTATTAGCACCTACTGGTAGAGCTGCAAAGGTTTTATCTGGATTTACAGGCGAAAATGCTATGACAATTCATAGAGGATTAGGGTATATGCCACCTAATGAATGGTGTTATAACGAAGAAAATCCAATTCCACATGATGTAGTAATCGTTGATGAGTTCTCAATGGTAGACATTTTCTTATTTAGACGTTTGTTGGAGGCTATTGATTTTAACAGAACTAAGTTATTGCTTATCGGTGACGATGCACAGATACCTTCAGTTGGTGCAGGTAATGTGTTATATGACTTACTTTGTTATGGCAAAATACCAACAATCACACTTGATAAGGTGTTCAGATATGGTAAAGGTGGATTATCAACTGTAGCAACAGACGCAAGAACACAGACAGAATTCTTAGATAAGAATAAGAAAGGTATGCAAGTGTTTGGAGAAGACCAATCATATGTGTTTATGCCTTTACAACAAGATGGAATAGTTGATTATACAGTTAAGCTATATAAAACTCTTCTTACAAAAGGATACAAGGTAGAAGACATTGCGGTTTTATCTTGTTATAACGTTGGCGATTATGGTGTTACTGAACTGAATAAGAGATTACAAAATGCTGTTAATCCAAATCCAGATGCAAAAATCGTATTTGGCGATTCTGAATTTAGACACAATGATATTGTAATGAACTATGCAAATGACTACAAAGCTGTTCTATACAATGAAGAATATTTAGATGATAAGAATACAACATTTATTGCCAATGGTGAGTCAGGAATGGTGGATAAGATATTTCATAATTCGATGGTATCAAATTATGATGGAACACTTATTTATTATGACAAAGGTAAATTGAAGAATATCAGGTTAGCATATGCAATAACAACGCATAAATCTCAGGGTGGACAGTTCAAGGTAGTAATTTTGGTTACACCTCGTAGCCACACATTTATGCTTAATTCCAATCTTTTATATGTAGGAATAAGTAGAGCAAAAGAAAAATGTTATCACTTAGGAGAAATAAAAACTATAAACAATGCACTTAAAAAGAAAGAAAACTTCGATAGAAAGACATTGTTAGGTAGTTTTTTACAAGCAAGTTAGGAGGAATATATTGGAGAAGAAAGATAAACAGTTGGTTTTTGAACCGTTATTAAAGGATTTTGAGACGGATATGTTTAAGGCGTATTTCAATGATATGGTTGGCGAGATACCTGATTACATATTTACAATGCCGAGTAGTACAAGTGGTAAATATCATAATGCTACTCAATGTGAAAAATTTGGTCAGATTTATCATGAATATATGTTTGCAAGTATTCTTAATCATCGACTTAGATTGAAAGGGAATAGAGAAAAATATAGTACACCAGAAATTAGAGACTGTATGAGATGTGTGCCTGTATTTCATGATGCTATTAAATGTGGATTGGACGGATCAACATATACAGTACATAACCATCCAATGTTAGCTGCTGAATGGGTAAGAAATACAAAAGTAGAACATGATATTTCAAATGAGTATAAAGAAATGATTGCAGGTATGTGTGAAGCACATAGCGGTGAATGGACTACAAATAAAAGAAGTAGTGTCATCTTGCCTGAACCAAGGAATGATATGGAGTTATTTATTCATGAATGCGACATTCTAAGTTCAAGAGCAGATTTGGATATGATTATTCCACAAGAATTAAAAGATATTCTTTCAGTTAATAGCACAACTGATGTAGAAGTCGAAGATGTAACATTAGAAAACTATCGAATTACATTTGGGAAATATTCTGGTAAGACGTTATTGGAAATTCGTGAAGAAAATCCTGGATATATCAGATGGATGAAAGAAAAGATTGAAGACGAGCCTATTAAGAGCCTATTAATGCAAATGTAATAAAATTAACAACTATATATAGTGGTAAATAAACTGCATAACCACTATATAGACTGATTTTAGTCATGAAATAGGACTTTTATTGTTATTTTGACATTCTAATTGACAAAGATGATATGCAAGAGTTTAAGAATTTTATAAAAGAAATGTAAGCAATAAATTTACGCTTTTAAGGTATGTAAGAAAGGAAACATAAAATGGTTGAAATATTAGCTGTTTATTACACATTTATTTTCATTTATGTTGGAATTCTTTGTCCTTTAGTAGTTTTTTTTAATGGTGACAAAGTATATAAAATGGAGGAAATATTGTCCTCAAAAAAACATTTTATAAGATGTATATTTATGTATCAATTCGCAATATATGATTTTTTCTCTGATTATATCAATAAGGTAGGAATAATCATCTTAGAAATTTTAACAACTGTTAGTGTATGGTTTTTAAACATTATTATATTCACATTACTATGCGTTTCAATGATTCTCAAATGGCTATGCATTGGATTTTATAAAGTTTTTAAAAACAATAAAAAATAGTATATGTAAATATAAATTAAACGTAAGGAGGAAATTTGAAAAAACGAATAATATTTAAGTTATTTATTTTAATAATTATTTTAATATCCATATTTGTTTTTATTATTAAATTAAATCAAGAAAAAAATAAGACTAAAAATGATGTATATCAATCTAATATGTATGAAATTGATAGTCAAAAAAATATCAGAAAGTATTTTAAAAACTTTGCTATTAATGTTAATAAGCATAAAGATTTTAAATCAGAAAATGAAGAAATAGATGATATAGATTCAGAATATGAACAGATAATTTCAGAACAAAAAATTACAGGTCAATGGTTCATAGAATATAAAGAATTTATAAATAAACATCCAAACAAAAAAGCAGAGACTATTTATGAAACATTTTCTCAAACAGAATTAGATTTATTATTTAAAGTAGTACAAGCAGAAGTGGGAAATTATGACTTTTCTTCAAAGGTAAATGTGGCAAATGTAATATTTAATCGAGTCAAAGATGAAAAATTTGAGGACACACTGAACGAAATATTAATAAATAGTCAATTTGCTACAATTAACAATAACGCAATAAATAAAGTGACTGTTGATGAAGAGACTATTCTTGCTTGTGAATATGCTTTCATATTTGAAGATACAACTAATGGTGCATTATTTTTTGATAGTACAGATGGAAATTCTTGGGCTGCGAGAAATAAAAAATGGATTTTCAAAGATGAAGCTGGACATAATTTTTATAAATAATTAAGGAGAGATTATTGGATAAAATACTTAGAGTAGGAGAATTAAAAAATGTGCTAAAAACAGTAAATGATAATGTGTATATTGCTGTTGGCACAAAAGAAAACAATGAATCAAAAGAAATATTAAATGAATCAGGAATTATAGGGGCAATGATAAAGCCTATAGGGTTTTCAGATTCTAATGAAAAATATCTCAAGTTATATATAAAAAAATACGAAGAAACAGGTTGCATGAGATTTGTTAGATAAAGAGGGAATTATGGAAGAAACAAAAATAATGTTAAAACTGGATACTATTAAAAAAGTAAATGATTTTGTTAGTTTAGTGAGTAAATATAATGAAGAAATAACTATTAAAAGTCATAGGTATGAAATTAATGCAAAAAGTATAATGGGAATTTTTTCATTAAATTTATTAGAAGCAGTCAATGTTTGTTTATATACAAATGATAAAAATATTCAAAATCAGTTCATAAAAGAAATGAATATATTTAAGGAGGCATGAATGGGAAAGATAATAATTCTACCAGAAACAACAAAGAATCCAATTACACTTATTGGTAAAAGGGCAGGTGTTTGTTGGGGATCGGATATTTCTGATAATGAGAAAAATTACAAACGTGGAATGGAGTGTATCATGGCACAACATGGCAGAACACTTGAATATGTTAATGTAGAAATGATAATTGATGGATATTCCGCAAGGGTAATTCGTGAATTTTATACTCACATTGGAGGTGCGCCAACAAGATTACAAGCGTCAACCCGTTATATAAACTATAATGATTTTAATTACATAGTACCAAAATCAATAAAGAATAGTAAAGATAATGAAGCTTGGGAATTGTATTCTTCAGCGATAAGAGTTATCAAACAAACATGTGCAAATTTAGAAAATATTGGACTCCCAAGAGAAGATATTGCTATGTTACTACCACTGGGCATGACCACAAAAATTGTAGATAAACGTAATCTTAGAAATCTTATAGATATGTCACATCAGAGAATGTGTACAAGAGCTTATTGGGAATATAGAGAATTATTTAATGATATTTGTGTGTCTTTATCAAAAGTATCTAATGAGTGGAAATGGATTGTAGATAATTTATTTAAGCCTAAATGTGAAGTTTTAGGGTATTGTTTAGAAAAGAAAAGTTGTGGGAGAAAAGAAAATGAGATACGAAACAGTAATTGACCTAGATAATGTAACATTGCAAGATTGTATTGATCTATACGAAAAGAAAAATATTTATACTCAAATAAGTGATGGACATATTATAGATTTTATTAAAGAAAAAATAAATAATAGAAATTAAAAAAAGAAAGGAGTGATAATTATTATTATTGCATTATTAGGAGAATCGGCTTCAGGAAAATCAACAATTGAGAAAGAAATATGCAAAAAATATGGTTATAAAAGAATTGTATCTTATACAACAAGACCCCCTCGAATTGGAGAAAAAAATGGAATTGATTATTATTTCGTTACAAATGAAGATTTTAATGAAATGATAGAGAATGGATATATGGTTGAACATGCTAATTATAATGGATGGCAATATGGAATTACAAAACAAGATTGTCGAGATGATGGAGTGGTTGTTTTAACTCCACATGGGTTAAGAAATTTAAAGAAAATAACTTCAGCAGATGTTTATTCTTTCTATATTAATGTACCGAGACGAGAACGATTAATTCAAGCCCTTAAAAGAGGAGATGATATTGATGAATCAATAAGGCGAAATTTATCTGATGTTGGTATGTTTGATGGAATGGAAGATGAAGTGGACAAAGTAATTTTTAATAATGGTTATAAAAAAACACCAGAGGATATATGTAATGAAATATTTGATGAGATTAGAAGGTGATGTTGTATTGAAAGAATTTGCTATTTATCTTGCAGGTGGAATGGGGAAGTTTGGAAAAGATAATTTTGATAAAGGAAATACTTGGAGAAAATATTGTAAGCATATATTAGAACATTTTGATGGTAGTAAATACAGTATAAATGTAATTAATCCAAATGATTATTTTAATTTCAAAGATGAATCACCTGTATATAAAACGCAAAAAGAAGTGATGGAATTTGATTTGAATAAGGTTAGACATTGTGATTTGCTAATTGTTAATTTCAATGATGTATATTCACTTGGTTCAATGGCAGAATTAGCCATTGCATATGAAAAAAGAATTCCTATTGTTGGTATTAATACTGATAATCAACAACTTCATCCTTGGCAAAATGAAATGTGCAATAGAATTTTCAATAATATTGACGAGACGTTAGATTATGTAAAATATTTTTATCTACGATAAGTAAGGAGTTTATTAATATGGGAAATATTATAAGTTTTGTTTTAGGTGCAGTTGCAGGTTTTATTCTTACAGCATTAATAACGTCTATTGAGAGAGATGATTAAAGATATTATATAACAAGGAGAAAATGAATGGTAAAAGTTATTAGAAGAAACTGTACAGAAGATGAATTTAAGAAAGAAAAGATTTCAAATGCTATTCTCAAAGCAATGACTAATGGTTCTGGCATTGTCAAACCAAAGATTGCTGAAGATATTGCGAATGAAATTTATGAAGAAACTAAAGATAGAGAAGAAATAAGTATCTCTGAAATTGAAACTATGGTCTATGACAAATTAATTACTAAAAAGCAGAGACTTACTGCAAAGGCTTATGAAGGATATAGAAGTATTAGAGAGTTTCAAAGAGATAATGCTAACACTACAGATGATGAAATTGATGAATTACTAAAGGGCGATAGCGAGTATTGGAATACAGAAAACTCTAATAAGAACTCTAAGGTATTAAATACTCAGAGAGATTATATGGCAGGTATTGTAAGCAAGGATATATCCCGAAGATTTTTGTTGCCACCAGAAGTAGTACAAGCTCACGATGAAGGTATTATCCATTTCCATGACATTGATTACTTTGGTATGAATGCAATGTCGAATTGTTGCTTAATTAACCTTGAAGATATGTTACAGAATGGAACGGTAATCAACAAGGTTATGATTGAGAAGCCTCATAGATTTATTACTGCTTGTACAATTGCTACACAGATTATTTTATCTGTCACTTCAATGCAATATGGCGGTGCTACAATCAGTTTAACCCATTTAGCACCTTTTGTTAGAGATAGTTATAACAAATATTATGCGAAATATAAGTCTTGGGGATTTGATGATGATAAAGCAAGAGAATATGCTAAGTTAGATACAAGAAAAGAAGTGTCTGATGGTGTGCAAACATTCAACTATCAGTGCAATTCTATGTCAAATTCTAACGGACAAAGCCCATTTTTGAGTGTATTTATGTATCTTGGTGAGACAGATGAATATAAGGACGAACTTGCAATGATTATTGAAGAGTTCTTAACTCAGAGAATTTTGGGTTTAAAGAATGAAGTTTCTGTTTATGTAACACAAGCATTTCCTAAGTTGTTGTATGTTCTTGAAGAAGACAATATTTGCGAGGATAGTAAGTACTGGTATCTGACTGAGTTAGCTGCAAAGTGTACTGCTAAGAGAATGGTGCCTGATTATATTTCTGAAAAAAAGATGAAAGAGTATAAAGAAGGCAATTGTTTTCCTAACATGGGTTAAGAATAACACCAACGGCTCATGTAAAACTCGGTGAACCTATAAAGATAGGGTGTCGGATTGGCATTTAGTAGTTGTAGGAAATGACAATTAACAATCTGGCTAACAGGGAACGAAAGAATCCTGTGCTAAGTTTCAACGTATTCACTTTTGAGAGAGGGTGGATATATAGATAAAGAAATAATTATAAGCAAAGAAATTGTGGGTTTTGAAAGGTATACAATAAATATTAATGGTGTAATTTATGATACCAAACGAAACAAAGAAGTTTGTCAGTGGATAGATACAGTTGGGTATTACCAATGTAACTTAAGAGATTCAAATGGTAAAAAGTATTATAAACGTGTACATAGGTTGGTCGCCAATACGTTTATTCCTAATCCAGACAATCTACCACAAGTTAATCATAAAGATGGTAACAAGTTAAATAATAATATAAATAACTTGGAGTGGTGCACAAATAGCGATAACACCCAACATGGATATGATAACAAATTATATAAATATAAGTCAAGATGTCATGCTATAAATGTTTACACTAAGAAAGGTGAATATTTAAGAACATATAAATCTATAAGAAGTATGTGTGAGGATTTACATATTAATAGAAAAACAGTAACCATGATATTAAAGGGCGAAAAAACAACTAACAATTATGATTATTTATTTGAATACGTTGAAGAAAGTCAAGAGACTATCGAAAGCATAGCATAAGAGAAAGACTTATGTGAAGAAGTGAGTAGAGTACATATAAGGCGAAAATCCTTGTGTGGAAGTGCCGAGCATTTATTATTTGGTAACAGAGTAATAAATGAAGATATAGTCCAATAGGAGAAATCCTATTGTGTAGAAGTTTTCTATCACCTTGGAAAGATGAAAATGGAAATTATAAATTCTACGGAAGGCTGAACCAAGGGGTCGTTACAATTAATCTTGTTGACGTTGCGTTATCTTCTGAAAGAGATATGGACAAATTTTGGGACTTATTAGAGCAGAGAACGGAACTTTGTCATAAAGCATTGCTTTGCAGACATCATAGATTAGAAGGAACCCTATCTGATGTAGCGCCTATTTTATGGCAACATGGAGCATTTTCGAGATTGGAAAAGGGCGAAACTATTGACAAGTTACTTCATGGTGGATATGCAAGTATTTCTCTTGGGTACGCTGGACTGTATGAGTGTGTTAAGTATATGACTGGTGAATCTCATATTGGTTCAGTGGTGGGACATGATTTTGGTATTGATGTTATGAAATTCTTAAATAAGAAGTGCGAGCAATGGAATGACGAACATTATATTGGCTTTTCTCTCTATGGAAGTCCAATCGAAAATACTACCCACAAATTTGCTAAGAGTTTGCAGAGACGTTTTGGTGTTATTGAAGGCATTACAGACAGAAATTATGTAACAAACTCATATCACACCTTTGTAAAAGAACATATCAATGCTTTTGATAAATTGGCAAAAGAGTCTGAATTCCAGTCATTGTCTCTCGGTGGAGCAATTTCTTATGTAGAAACAAGTGACCTTACTAAGAATACAGACGCAGTATTAGATGTTATGAATTTCATTTATGACCATATCATCTATGCAGAACTCAACACCAAGTCAGATTATTGTCAAGTTTGTGGTTATAATGGTGAAATCAAGATTGTTGACGAAAACAATGAATTGATTTGGGAATGTCCTAACTGTAAAAACAGGGATAAGGACAAAATGAATGTAACTAGACGTACTTGCGGTTATCTTGGAACTAACTTTTGGGGCAAGGGTAGAACACAAGAGATTAATGAAAGATTTGTTCACTTAACAGACCTTCCTTGTAAGGAGTGTGATTAATATACGCTACGCACAAATTAGAGAATGTGACGTAAGCAATGGTGAAGGGGTGGGTGTAGCCTTGTTTGTGCAAGGCTGCAATTTCCACTGTTACAATTGTTTTAACAAAGACACATGGGATTTCAATGGTGGCAAAGAATGGACACCAGAAGTAGAAGAAAAGTTCATAAAGTTGGCAAGTAAACCATACATTAAGCGAATTTCAATACTTGGGGGTGAGCCTCTTGCTGATGAAAATGTTGATGGAGTATTAAATCTAATCAATAAAATCCGTCTTTTAATGCCAAATAAAACTATATGGATTTATTCAGGTTATACATGGAATGAAATATGGGATTATGACACAAATAGCGAAGATATATATGGTAAAACATGGCAAGGATGGACAATAGATACTATTAAACGACAAGAAATATTAAAACAATGTGATGTTTTTATTGATGGTAGATATATTGATAAATTAAGAGATATATCATTACATTGGCGTGGTAGTTCAAATCAAAGGGTGATTGATGTGCAAGAATCCTTAAAACAAAACAAGGTGGTGTTATATTGTGACTAAAGAAGAATTGTGCAAAAAGAATATTGTGTATTTTGCACATATCATTCCACAATTAGGGATATTTGATGTTTGTGAAATAATTATAAGGACTATTGAAAAAGATTATTTTGCTAGAGTAGATAAACATGACAGAAGAGCTTATTTGTTTTCTTATAATAGTATTAATAAAACTATTTTTAAAAATAGAAAAGATGCTCTTGATAAAGTTAAACAAGCAGAAAAATCAAAACCTATTATTAACGAAGAAGTCTATTATGAAGAATATTAAACTATAAGGTGGTGATAATTTACGAGTTATTTGATAGATAAATTCAAAGGTGAATATAGAATTCTTTGTGATTATGATTTAGCTACAAAAGATTTTAACAGAAAGTTAAATGGTAATTATGAAGATATAGATTGTTATATAGATTGTAAAAATGGCAGAATATTTCATTATGGTAATTCAATTTTACAATGTTATATTCCTTCTATACAAACAGGTAGAAGCATTATAAAAACAATATATTTTAAATATATAAATCCCAACAACGCAAAAACTGAAGTGAGTGAATATGATATAGAACGTAATGGAGAATGTATACATATATCAAAAGAAAATATTTTAATATTAGATGTGGAGATATTCAATAATGACTTAAAAAATAAATCTAATATCATATTTGATATAGAAGAAACTGATTCGGAAGTTTTATTTAAATTTAAATATGTTAATTCAAATAAGATTATACCTCTAATGAAGCCAAAGACATCTGGCGCAGGTATTAGTCCTTTTTCAATTAAAAATCTACCAAAATCAGATTTTAAAATACCAGATAGTGATTTAGATATTTATAAACAAATTATATCAAATATACCACGTACAGACTTTTTAAGTATTAAGAATATAACCAATGATTATCTAAAAACTCTTTGCTCAAAAAGAAACGCATTCGACAAGATTAAGGCAGATATGAGATTAAAGGGATTGAAAGCAAAAGAGTATATATATGTTATTGGTAAATGGGAGGAATATATAAAGTATTTGAATAGACACTTAAAAATGTAGACAAATTTGGAGTAAAGTATATGAGTAAATATTTAATAAATAAATTAGTTACACCTAAGATACTAAAAAAATATGGCTTTGTATACAAAAATAATGGAGATTATAGATTATATATTCCATGTTATAAATATAAGAATAAAACAGTTATATATGCTTATTTATATATAAACTTAGATGAAAATGTTTATACATGTGAAGTTAAGTCAAATGGTACTACATATTATCCATTTTATATACAAAGTAATAGTAGGGTTAACACTGTTATTGAAGAAAATTTAAGTGAAGAAATAAAAAAATTAATTAAGAAA